CATAGAAGTTGTAATAGTACCAAACTCTCCGTTTAAAGTAACATCTTCTCCAGCCTTACAATTCCCTACAATTGTTCTGTAACCACTGTCTCTGCTATTTGTAAGAATAAGATGTCCATCCTCACTGGCAGTTAAACTACATGTGGGGAATATAAATCCCTGTTCATCAGAAGGGTCTTGGAATGTTAATATTCCCGTGCCCTCAAAAGTAACTTCATCATAATATCCAAACGGGGCATTAGTGGTCATAGATAATTGAAACCCAATTACCCTCCCTATGTATATAATAGGTTGAACATTGAATGAAGCATAATAATACACGGACGGCAATGAAGTGTCTGAATATACTGGATAAAACTTTTCATACCTTGGTTGATTTAACCACCTAATAATTTCAACAACTTCTTCTCTTGTGTAGTAACTATATTGACTACAAGGATTCTTGAAGAAGGAAAATTGTGTCTCAACATATTCATCATACGTGGCTGTCACACTCTTTCTCTTTTTAAGTGGCTTAATTTCTACTGGATTAAGATTTAATACACTTCCTATTTCTACAGGAGACACCGCGCTACCGCCGTCTATGTCTCCAATGATTCCATTATATTCAGACATTGTGTGTCCGCAATAATAAAAGTCTATAAAATCATTAGCAATAATACTCATGTGTCTCCCTCTCTTTTAATATTCATTTGTTTAAAAAACCTTTGCATGTCTTTTTTATATTCAACGTTGAGTTTTATAAACTTCAAACGTTCATCTTCATATTCTTTTTTCGCCTGTCTAAGTCCCTTTAATTCTTCGGACACTTTACCTATCAATTCGTTTAACTGATATATAAGGGCATCCGTCTTTATTTGCTTTTCCTTTAATTTCTCAGCATCTATATTAAGTTGCTTTAACTCTTTAATCTCTTCTCTGAGGCTTTTAATGAGTGCCTCACGTCTCTTAAGTTTTGCGTTTTCAAACATGACCATTCTCCTTTCAATCACACGTAATAGTGGGACAGGATTTGACCCCTGTCCCACCTCAGTATTAAATAGAGTATTTACTCAATTTGCTTTTACCAAGCGATGTTCCTATTGTTACACTCTGTACTAACTTTTCAAACTTAGGATCTCTCTGTGCTTTATTAACGAAGTCTTCATAACTTGTTACGTTAGGAAGGTCGAATGTAATATTCATTCCGTTAACCGTAGTGTTGCCCATGATTTCACTATTAGGTTTAATGTTAGTAAGAGGTTTCATTAACTTAAATATTTCTTGCATCTGCTTGACTTTCTCTACACTAAGAACTTCTTCTCCAGTACGAGCGAGAATAATTCCGTCCTCTCCAGTCTTCTTGATGGCGTTACCAATAACTCCACCTTTAGCATATGCTCCTTTTTGCAATTCGCTTAATTGTTGTTTATATTTTTCTATTTGTTCTTTATAAACATTAGCCTGTTTTTGATATGCAGCAGCCTTAGTCTCCCACTCAGTTTTATTATGACTTAAAGGACTAAATCTACTAGCGGAAATTGCTGCATCGTCTGCTAATTTTTGATATTTATTATATAAGTCGGTTGTCTTTGCAATTTGTTCTGCTAAACCTTGCTCTTTGGCGGGATCTCTCTTTACTTCTCCCACGGGAGGATTTCCATTAGGAGAACCACCAGTGGACTGAGTTCCACCACTGCTACTTCCACTTCCGCCGCCACCTCCAGTACTAGGATTAGCCTGAGGAATCTGACTAGCCTTTTGTACTGCACTAGTAGCAACAGTTTGCGCAAGCGCCTGAAGTTGAGCAAGTTCGTTTTGAGCATTAATATTTGCCGCATTAATCATATTGTTGATAGCGTTTTCTACCGAATTAACGGCAGTCACAGCATCGCTAATACGTGCGTCAAAGTTTACACCGAAAGAGGTATTATTGAGGTCATATAAAAATTCATCAGCCTCGTCCTGAATGGTCTTAGAGATTTCAGACGAACCCTGTGATGTCTGATCAATGGCACGCATAATAAGTTCATCGACATTATCAAGTTTGTCATTGATAAGTTTTTCAAAGTCACTGTACAGATCATCCATCATCTCTTCCTGATCGGACAACCATCTCTCATATTCGGTCTCTTGAAGATCCTTCTCAGCCTTAGTAAGATCATCCCTTAACTGTTGCATGCGGGCACGATTCTCTTCTGAATCATCTCCTCCTAATGCAACTAATTGTTTCTGGAAGTCTCCTATTGCCTTAGTTTGTTCGGCAATATTACGCTCATAATCATACAGACTCTTTTGAGCCTCTAATATTTGCTTATGCTTATCAATTGATTTCTGTAGATAATCTAAGAATGTCTCATATCCTTCCTGAATAAGGTCTTTAATGGCGTGCTTTTCATCGCTGATTCCCTTTATGATCGACTGTTGCTGATCAATAAGTTCATTGCGACGCTCAAGCATCTTCTTATTATTAGGATCATCGGCAAGTTCTTTATTTATCTCCTTGATTTCATTTGCATATTTCTTATTTTCTTCTTCGAGTATTTTTAAGTTGTTGACATGTAATCCTTGTACCGCCAAAGCAGCATCACTCATGTTACCGTTAGCGTACATCTTCTCTCCTATTAGAGCATTCTTTTCGAACATTAAATTCTCATCTTGTAATACTTCTACAAGGAAATCATTTTCATCCTTCAGACGACTAATAGAGTCTGCGATATAGTCGAACTTATCCCATTCAAGTTGTCTGAGTTGATCGCCAAGATCTGAGATGCTAGCGGTCATTTCTACGATTTCGTCATTAACGTTCTGAAGTGAATCATACATGTTCCACCACTGTTCAGAACCATACTCAATGTCACCATTGGTTACAGCCTCGTCAATAGATGCAGCAAGTTGTTTTGCTTCTTCGTTGAGTTGAACAAGTTTTTCTTTGTCTCCCTCTAACAGTTTTTCTATTAACAGCGTGGATTCAAAATAACCCTCAGATTCTGTTTTGTTCTGTATAGATCCAATACGATTTGCAACATGATCAATAGCAAGTGCCATTTCTTCAAATTGCTTAGTAATATTATCAAATCTAGCCTGTGCCAGATTTGCAATCTCACCTCTTAAATCTTCTACAGCATCGGCAGCGTCTGTTGCCTTATCATAGTATTCCTGATATCTTTGTATCTGATCCTTGAGAACCTCATTAGTAATGGTTTCAATATCAAGCAGACCATCACGCACCTTTGATGCGTATGTCTCACTAAGACCAACCGCATTAGCCTCGGCTAAATACGCCTGTTCAGCAGCCTGTTGAATATTTATTTCTTCTTGTAAGGATTCGTATTTACCAGTCAATCCAACAACTCTGTTTTCCCACTTCTTATAAGCGGCATCCGCCACCTTTCCAAAGTTACTTACAGCACGCTGGATCTTCTTGATCATGCGCTCGATCCAGTCAAAGTCTTGCTCTGAAGACTTACCAGATTCGTCGTCGCCAAACCAAGCATCGTATACAGGATCTTCCCATTTAACCTCCGAGTGTTGCTTAAAATCAGCAATTGTCTGCGCTAAGAGATTATCGTATTCATTTTGACGGGATTTCCTAACCGACTCTGGAAGAGACGAATTGTTTATATCCCTCTCTAATATTCTAAGTTGATTTAATTTATCCATTTTAACAATTGTAATACCCAATTGATCGCATAAATTCATCAACTGTTCAACGTCTTCCGTTGTGTTTATATGTTCCGCATTAGCAATGATTACTTTTTGGTAGTAATCCATTAATGTTTCACTGGCAAGAATCTGCGCTTTTGTTTCCTTGTCGAGACTTGCTATGTCGTCATCTAAATCGTAGCCTATCCTTGCGGCTTCTGCCTTTGCCTCCGCGTATAATTCGGCTGAGTATCCAAGCCTACTATATACAACTGCCTCAGCGTTAACAACGCCCAACTCTTTAAGAGTGTTAATCATAAGGTTGGCGGTTTCACCAGACGCATTTGACATGGCGGGATTTAAACTATCAACCACTATAGTCGCCAAATCATTAAACGCAGCATGTGCCTCGTCCGAAGTTGTCTTACTATTGGAGAGCGTTAAGATAAACGAATTGATGGCATCGTTATCAATGCCATCTAATCCAGATTCTTTAAGTGTTTTACTTAACGATTCTATGTTAGATCTTACTCCCTCAAGTTGTTCAGAAGTTACTTTATCTATTCGGAATCCTCTCGAAGACCATATAGATTTATACGCTTCTGCAAGCGAATCAAATACGGGCTTATATTGTTCTTCCATATTTTTAAGCATGGAAGACGCTCCAAGATTATCGCCAAGGTTATTGGTTTCAAGTTCGTATAATTTAACTGCATCCGTTGCGTTGTCAACAGTGTTAACGATTTCTCTCCAAATATCTAACTCTTCGTTAGTACTAATACCAAGAGAGTTAAATTGCTCTCCAGTCATACCTAAACTAGCAAGAGCGTTCTCACGAGCGGCGGCAATCTCTTTAGCCGTGCTTGCTTCTTCTTCAGAACCATAAACTAATCCATCAGAAACAAACTTATGAACTAATGTTCCATATTCATCAAGTTCGTATCCCGCTTCATCAATGGTTTCTTTAAGAAGTTGCAACCATTCTTTTTGCCTGTCAGATAAACCTTCTATCTCATTACCATTAAGATACGACAATATATCTGCTTCGGTTAACTGTTTATTCTCTCCTTCAACATCAGTTGAAAGTATTCCTAATATATTTTCCATTCTGCTGCCATATGAAACACCATTTGCAGCAGCCTTTTCCCACTTCTCTAATATCTGAGCGTCATTAATTTCATCAAAGAAAGTATTAAACATTGATTCAAGCCAATATTTAACACCCCTGTTATTATCTTCTGACGCGGATTCCCATAATGCCTGAAGATTATTCTTAACAGCAGCCTCAGATTGTTCTGTGCCTTCTTGGATGTTATGATAATAAGCCTTCATCAAGGCTTCGTATTGTTGCGAATATTTTTCAACAGCCTCATTTTCTCCGTACAATAATGCTATATCTTCATATTCGTCTTTTTGTTTTTCGAGACTTTCTACATGACCCGCAGCCCATTTATACGTGCTATCCACCTCAGAATATTCACGCATAATTTGTTTATAGGCATTAATAAGATCGTCGATGTTATCATACGTTTTATCCCATTGTCCATCAACGCTAAGAGCAAAACCCTCTGCATCCTCTCCGCCAAAGAAAGCATTTATTGCGTTGTCATATTCATTATCAAGACTATCCATGGTATACCAATGACTTCCAGTATCCCTAGCCTCTCTTAATGTGTCAGCAATTTGCTCCGCTCTTTGTCTAATTAAGAGTTCGTTTGTTTCGTCTAATGTGGAGTTAACATCCTTAATGATGGCATTGTAGTTATCGTATGACTCATTTAATTCGTTTTGAATATTTATGAGTTCTTGCTTAGCAGATATAATTTCTTCCGTTGAAGACTTTTCGTCATTCAAAGTATTCTTGGCTTCTGCAATTCGTCTAGTATATTCGTCAAGAGATTTATTGCTTTCGCGAGTTTCGTCTGCTAAGTCTCTTACAGCCTGTTTAGCCTCGTTACATTTTTGAATCCATTTTGTTAACAAGGAAATAGCAACGCTAATAGCAAACATAGCGATATTTGCTTTAATTGCATTATAAAACGCTTTCTGAGAAGAAGTAAGACTTCTGGTCGCCTCATTATAAGCGTCTGTTGCATCAGTGGCTTTTACACAAGATTCCTGTAACGCATTATAACTAGTAGTAATTTTCTCCTTAACAGCATCTACATTTGTAGCAGTTGCAGTATTGAGTTCATTTACTGCCGCATTATAATTTTGTAACGCAACGTCCTGTTCGCCAAGAGCCGCATTCATTGCCGCACTAGTTGTGTCAACATTGGCTCTAGCAGTTTTTACATTTGCATATGGATGGAAAAGTTTATGAGTAACTAATGGAGCGGCTATTGCGGTTAAAGTGGTTGAGCCAAAACCACTATCTACTATCTTTGTGACTACATTTAACATCTCCGTGAGGAGTGAAATAGCGCCTTTGATTGCATCAGTATTAAGGAATGTATCCCAGAAGTTTTCAGCAGAAGTTTTCAGGATCGTAATACGTCCTTCTACGGAATCAACGATGTGCTCGTTTTCTCTAAGAGCCGAACCTTCTGATTCATCTATTGACGCAAGTACTTTGTCTATCTGCTTGTAATTCGTAAGCATTGCTGCAAGAGCGTTAGATCTATTCTTACCAGCAAGTTTTTCAAGCATTGCCGTTCTGTCTATATCTGACATTTCATCATAGACTTCACCAATGCCTTTAATTATGTCGGAAAGAGATTTGAATGTATCTTCATCCTCCATAATATCGAAGCCTTCATACTTGCCGCCTATGCTAGTATAGCCCTTAATAAGGTCTCTAAGTTTAGATGTAGACTGGACAACATATTCTGTTTCCTCTCCCATCTCTTCGAGTTCAGACTTAGCACCTCTAATACGAAGTGCAATTGTTCTTAGGGCAGTACCTACCTTCTCGGGGTCTTGTAAGATTTCATCTGCCGCAGTTATAAGCGCAATTGATTCGTTGAACGAAGTGTTGGATGCTGCAAGAACCGAAGCCGACCTTTGCATTGCGTCGCCAATATCGGTAGCGGACAGCGCATAATTGTTGCCTATTTCATTGTAAGCATCAACTATAGACAGGGCATCATTAGCCTCTATCTTGAACGCCTTCATTGCAGTGATCATCATATCTGTAGCGCCCTTGATGTCAACACCATCTCCGACGTTTACAAATATCTGAGCATCCTTAGCAAGTTCAGTTGCTTCTTTAATGGAATATCCAAGTCTAGCCCAATCGGCTGCTGAACTAATAAGGTCTTTATTGGTTGCGGCAATTTCAACAGCAGTAGCACGAACTTCTTTGCGGAAGTCTGCATACTCCTTAGTCGTTCCCTCAGTAACCTTACGAAGTTCAACCATTGCAGTGTCGAGTTGTTTTATTGTCTCAACACCCGTACGAACATATCTTATAATGTCATATAGCGAGAAGTATCTTGCTATCTGAGCAGACATCTGAGCCTTTAAACTCTTACCTATTCTGGTAAACATGGTAGCGCCATATGCGCCTAATTCTTCATACTTACCCTTAATATTATTAAGTTCAATTACGAGATCATCGTAATGAACTCTATTAAGTCCTTTTACTTCGTCAGTAGCCCGAGGCGCAGTCTTTTGTAACTCTTCCAGTTCGTTTACAATTTCTGCAATCCTGTCCTTATCTGTTCTATCTACCAGCCACCCCTGAGTGTTACTCTTAATGGTCTTAGCCTTGTTGATAAGATCAGAAAGTTGAGTGCCTTTAACAGTTACAGACTTATTGCTTTGAGCATTCATAAATGTCTTTTCAAGTTCGTCAATAACCTGAACCGCTTGTTTTAAGACATCCGCTGCATTTTCTCCAGCATCTGCAATATTTAATAACTGATATATAAGATTATTTGCGTCCTGTTTTTGAACCTTAACAGCGTCTTCAAACTCCTGAGTATAACCAAATCCCTGTTCTTTTTTACGATACATTGACTTGGTAATATCGTCAGTGCGCTTGCCAATCTGTCTTACAAGATCCTCGGCATAATCTCTATATTCAGTATTACTTCCAAGAACTTTCTCAACGTATGCCTCGCCAATACCAGCGGTTTCACCATTCTTCCTAATGGCAGAAAACGCAGTATCAAGTTGATGTTTTAAGTCAGCAACATACTTTGCGTTCGCATTAGGATCAAGTTCAGCCTTGGCAATCTTAAGTCTAAGGTTATATGTTTTTTCATAAAGAGTGTTAATCTCTTTTATGTTTTTAATTGTTTTAGAAAGATTGTCTCCCTCCGTAACCAGCGTAGTATAATCTTGCACTGGTCTTATGTCGGAGTTTCTAAAAGCCTTCATCTTTTCTATGTGCTCACCCATGGCATCAGCCACTGATGACACTATGTCTTCGGAACTAGAACCAATGGTATCACGAATAGATGTAAACATTATAGACTCAAGGTCGTTAATCTTTTTATCTATGTCGTTGACATCCACAATGTCGGCATAACTAGATTTGTCGTTAGCCTTTTCGACAGCAGACTTGACTTCTTTAACTTCTTCTTGAGCACGCTTAAGAACATCGTTGACGATCATTTCATCAACTATGTCACCAGAGAAACCTTCTGAAATTACATTCTCAAGTTCAGAACTAATAGCGTCAGACTCGTTGAGTATCTGAGTAGACATCTTATCAAAGACATCGTTGTACCTTACGCCTTTATCGGCATTCTTAGAAATGGTGTCTTTAAGACCATCTGAGTTGCTTCTTAAATCCTGAAGCATCTGTTCAGCCACTGCTCTTTGAGCCTCGCTAATTATCTCTCTTTCGAACTGAGCGAAGTCTTTATCATTAAGATTATTTCCTCTTCTATAGTTTTCAACCAGCCTAGAAAGTTTATCTTCTTGCTGAGTTAATCCCCTCTTGTCATCCGATAAACCTTTTGAAATTATCTTTGACTTAAGATCAACTATCTCGTTTCTGGCTGTATTGCTAGCGACATCTTTCTTTGCTCTGCCAGTAAGATTATCAAATCTGTCGTACAGTTCTTTCCACACTTTAAGATTTGCACGACCAATAGGATTATTATTTGCCCTTATATCTTCTTTGAGTTTAATTAATCCCGTACGCGAATAAGCGCCAGTAGTGCCACTTCCAATTTCTGATTGTACCAAAAGTGTAGAAATCTTTTGAAGAAAAGTATCTACCTCTGATTTAGAGATGGGAGATTTGTTGGAAGGCTCTTTTTCTTTTTCTTTATTGCCGCCTAAAGAATTAACATTCTCTCCATTAACATTTACAACGCCCGCTTTTATAACGTCGGTTTTTTCTGAGTCAACGATCTTAACATAAGGAGCATGAATTACCATTTCTCCTTCAGCAGTAACGTCTTTGTTTTCAGGAGGCGTAGTAGGCTCTGGAGGAGCGGGAGGATTCTTTAATCCGTCCAGCGACTTATCTATATCCACTCCAATCTTTTTAAGTTTTTCATTGTGTTCATCAATGATCTTTTGGAATGGAGCAACCTCTACAAGTTTACCCTTCTTATCTTTTTCAGTATAACCATAAGCGACCTTTTGTGCTTCAATTAATTCTTCCTTTAATGCTTCAAGTCTAGCGACAGCAGCATTGTACTCCTTTTCTTCTTCTAATGGAGCATTTAATTCTTTTTGTTCGCGATCATACTGATTTTTGATTGACAGAATATCTCTGATTAATGAATTTCTATAATTTGTCTCAAGTGCTTTTCTATATTCACTAGTTCCCTTAGCAAACACTTCAGGATTTTCTACATCTCTAGTTTTTAAAAATCCTTTTCGCGCATCTTGAATATCTTTTGCCAGACTGTAAATAGAATTTTCATCGCCCTCAAGATATTGCTTGTAATATTTCTTTAAGCCCTTATCTTTTATGACGGCGTCTTTGCCAGTAATCATGTCGCGCAATACTTTAGAAATTGCTTCTTCATCACTAGGTAAAGACATTCGTTTAACCGCTTCTCTCTTTTCGCGAGCAGCCTTATACTCTTCTTCTTTTTCTTTTATAATAGACTCCTGAAGGTCTATCTCTTTAGGTAAATCAATTAATGATTCGTATATTGCTTCTTTCTTTTTTTGTAGCGCAGCATTCTCTTCCGCTATGAGTTTTTCTTTTTTCTCTTCTAACTTTGCAGTTCTTTCTGCAACTATATCATCTACAGAATACGCATTGACAGAAACTTCTTTATCGTCTTCCTTGCCAATTTCAACATATCCCTCTTTAGAAGGAATAAGATTAGCATTTAGATATTGCTTTACGTGCCTAATACTTGTCATAAGATTGTCTACAATGTCTTGAACATTAGTAGCATTTTCCATCGTAACTTTAGTATCAGGATTAATGCTGACCGCCTTATAAAGTTCATTAAGAGGCTTGAGTATATTCTGTCTATGACCTCTATATTCTCTCAGGTAGTCAAGTTCTTTCTGCATATCAAGCAGTTGTTTGTCAGAATATTTTCCGCTTGGAATTTCAAACTCTGCTCCCAATATCTCTGCTAATTCATCAGCCCTTTTAGCGTATGCTTGAGGTCTTTTGTAATTATTGCCTAATGCTTGTAAGAATAATTTTTGTCTTTCAAGAGATTTGTCGTTTTCGGATTCATAATAGGAAACCATCTTTTCCCAATCTTCATAGGTAACAGCATATTTGCTACCTTGTTTAGGAGAAAAGTTTGGATCTAACTTACTACGAACATATTGCATACCCTGAGAGGCTCTGTCAGCATCAAAGGGTATATTTAAACGCTTTCTCTGAAACTTCATCTGCTGAATATATTCAGACTCTAATCTATCAATTCTTTCCTCGTCAGGATTTTTCTGTCCTCTGAGTTTAGTGATTTCTTTTTCAAGATCAACTATGCGCTGTAATTGTGGTTCTAGTGTGGTGGCAAACGTTCTCACATAATTCGATGTTCCAACGCCACCCTTTGTTACATCTACAGTTCTCGAAAATACTTCGATGTCTTGATTTAATTTTCTTAAATTACCAACAGTTTCTTTCTTTATATCAGCAAACTTAGTGTCGTTTACTCCTTGGAACAAAGAGCCTTTGAATAACTCTCTTTGTGTTCTACTTATCTTCCTACTTTCAAGGAGTGGCATTATTCTTTCAAATGCTCCCTCAACTTCGCTTTCTGTTTTATATCTTTCGCCCGTAACAGATTCAAGCAAATATCTTTTATTCAACTTTGCTTGCTCAAGTTTAAAATCATTGAAATTAGTATTAACAGCATTTATAAATTTTATTTCATCATTCTTCAATGAATCGGGCTTGGCAAGATATTTAGTCAAAATACCAATAAGTTCTTCTATCTTAGGAAAAACTTTTGCACCCTTACTGTATGGATCTTTGGTAGACCTCTCATATAATTTAAACAGATCGTCTCTTTGTTCAACAAGAAAATTAAGAAGTTGCTGAGCATTACTACCAAGTCCAGACTGTTCGTCACCAAGTTTAGCGGGCTTTAACGAATACTTGCCGTTTACTCTACGCATTCCTACATTAGGAGCAACACTAGAACGTAACTCTGGAGGAATCCTTACTCTACCATCGTCGGAAGATTCATCCATTTTTTGGGACGCCTTGAGCATTGTTGCGGCAGCCTCTTTCATTGCTGCACCAGCCTCAACGTTTTGTGTTCCAGCCTCTTTAATATTCCTTGCAATGTCAGCACTTGCCTTCCATACTTCACCAGTCTTTGCATCCACAAAATTGCCATTAGCATCTCTTCTTGCTAATCTAGCGTCTCCGCCGTACTTGCCAAGAACTTTTGCAATTCTTGCTTGCACTGCGGATTCGATAATTGTATTTTGATTATCGTCAATAGAAGCCTTAACTTCCGTAATAGCCCCATTAGAACGAATAACTTGTCCGCCGTTTTTTTCATATATCTTGGCTATTTCTCTGATCAATTCTTTTTCAAGTTTATCAGGAGAGATTTTGCTCCAATCGATTTGTGAAAAATCCATTTTGAACAATTTATCCCTCTGAGAAATGTAAGCCTCTTTAAGTTCATCGGCACTTTCACGAACAGTGTCCATATAAAACTTAATGTCCGATACAGACGGTGCTAAATTATCCCAACCTTCCCAAGGATGCGAGTGGAAATTTACACCAGATTTACTGTCGGGGATACTAACAGAATCATTGTTACCAACAACAACTCTTTCGCCATTGAAACCTATTTCATCTAAACTATCTCCGAGCAATCTAGTAATGCTACTAATGACGGAAAGATAGTCGTTATACTTAGTGATATTATTATTGATAATTCCGACTTTTTGTTTTATCTCAGAATTTTCTTTCTTAGCCTCTGGTAGTACGTGACTAATATCTGCCTTATTAAACATGTTAACATAAGCATCCGTTTCAGCAACCTTCTCCCTTAACTTCTGTAAGGGTTCTTTGCCATAAATCTTTTCCATGGCGTCGCCGTCTATAAGATTGCCTACATAACTTCTTACGTTGCCATACATTCCTCTACGACCACTCGTGTTTTTGTATGAACCTTTTTCTTCAAGCCCAGCACGAAGCAGTGATCGCATTACGCTTTCTATTTCGAAGTCAGCGAGTTTATCTTTCCTATAATCTCGACCCTCTTTTTCAAGCGCGGTTTGAATAGCCCGAATAATCTGATCATACATTTGCTGGTCAGACTTATTGCTACGATCTTCCTTAAGCATTTTTATAACAGTGTTGAGATTTATCTCACTCGCTTTCTTAGTCTTAGACATTTTGCCAGCACTTAAATCATATCCTTTAAGAGATTCTAATTTAGTTCCAGTCTTAATTTCCTTAGCCCATTCCTTGAAAGCCTTACTAATCTCTTTGATTTCATTATCAACTGCTTTTGAATTAAGCCCAACAAATGAATCTAAGTAGTTAATTATATCATTAGATAATCCCTCAAACTTAGAACCACCACTTGACTTTTCTGTTATCAATGCATGCTTTAAGATATTAAGTATCTTTTCAGTATCGTCATTCTTTAAACTATTCGCGCTGTGCGCCAGTATGTCATCTAATCCCTTTTCTAACTTTCCATATACATCACTTCTTGTCTTTTTATTTTTACGTTCGGAAAGTATTTCATTTATAATCTTATCATCAATAAGCCCATTAAATGTACGTCCGCTACCAGATCCAGATTTGGCTTTTGAGTTCCCTTTCTTTTCTACATATTCTACTGGGATCTTAACGGGACTGTTTTCCATTTTGTCTATATATCTTTTTATAGACTGGGCACTTTTTTCAAGTTGCGACTTATTCAACCTGACATTAATTTCATAATCAGCCATACAACACCTCCGTTAAATAAGAGGCGTCATACAACACGTCTCTTATTATTTTTTATTAATAAGCCTTTCAATATCTTTATCCAAATTGCCAACAATAGAATTCCATTTTTCATCAAGATGTTTCTTAGTCTTGATCTTCTTAACTTTCTGATCCATCTCTTTAAAAGGTTTCTTAGCGGCAGTAGGTGGAATTATATTTGCATTATAAATCTTTTGCAATATCTTCCATCTATTTGGTTCACCAGAAAGATGATATCTTTGATAATACTTACGTTGACTCTTCTTTGTTTTATACCAACTCTTAGCGACAATTTTACGGTTGTATCCCATAATTCCATGGTAATACATCATTTCAAAAACAGATCCCTTGTCGTATGAACTACCCTTTCTGCGTCCCCATTTAGAGTATACATCAGATTTGATATTCTCAGGATCAATGTGTACACCAGCATTAAAAATATCATCATTTCTATATACTGGAATATCTCCACCATTGCCTTGAATCCAATAGGCATCTGATGCTTGCAAAAGGAATCTAGATCCAAGATTAGTCCCTACACCATTTGCCGTACTATTTTTCCATTTAACCCAAGTGTCCATGAAGTCTTTGTAAGTATCTTCGTAGGCTTGCTCTATTTCTTCAGCAATTTCTTTAGTAAATTGTTTGGCGTATTTATTAAATTGAGAATTAATTATATCTTTAATTCTCCCTATCTCCGTTCTCTTCGCCATCTACATTACCTCCACCCAATTGGTTGAGCGCCACGTTTTCCATGACAGCCCCAAGTATCTCTTCAAATCCATCTATAAAATTTTTTACGCGCCCCTGTACTGAGTTGACGTTTTCATATTCATCATCGTAAACCATGTCCACAATGTTGGTAAATTCTTCAGCATCGTCCACTGGAATTGCAGCAAGAATCATTGCGTCATATTTTTTCTCAGCCAACATATTATAATCGTCCATCGGATTCTTTGAGAATGTAAGGTCGGTATAACATTCTATAAGCGCACGTATTGTCAGAAAATGTCTTAAAACAGAATTAGCCCAAAACACTTTCTTTGTATTTCCCTGAGAATCTTCCACATCTTTATAACACGACGCCTCTACTATTTTCTTGGCGGTTGCAATCTTTATTTCAAGTGGAATGTAATTCTTTATAATATGTTTCTGCACAACAGACTCTTTGTGCTCAGTATTCATCTGCGACATAAATGTATCTATATTCATAATTAATCTCCTATTAATCAAACAAATCATTGTCTTGCATAATCCAACCAGCCTCAGCAATACATATGCCTTCAGCCTCGTCGTCTTCGCAATCTATTTTGTATATTCTCTTAACTCTTTTTACAGCCTCTTTCTTAAGTTCGTCTCTCTTAACCTTCTTGCCTTTTTTATCTAGGGTAATACCAACGGCACTGCGCCATAAAGAAGGATTTAATTTAGTAAAATTAATATCATTAACTTTACACACATACATAACAGCGCCAATTATATTTGATAACATCTTAGTTATCTCTGCGTTTTTACCCGTCCAACTATCCTCAATGTAAACACAATCTGGCTTAACATCTATAATAAAAGCCCCTATTTCATACATCATGTTTGTAACACGATCATAAGAGTTTTTATTCTTCCTCATATTTATAGTGCCGTGATATACTAATTTACCATCTTCAATAACACCAATGCCAGAGCATGTAGTACTAGCGTCAATACCGATTATTTTCATTATTCAAATACCTGATCACGCCGCTTACACCATTTATCGTAAGCAGTTTTCGTGTCCTCTCTATTAAATAAAAAGACCATAACAGGCAAATGCGTCTTACGATCTTCACTGATTTCTATGTCGTTAAGTGTAACTCCATTTTGTATATAGAATATACACTGCTGGATGTTAAGTATTCTAATCTGTGAGAACAGTTCATACGTCCTACCAGTTATACTACTTGTTTCATATCTCGTTTCTCTCATTTTAATCCTCCGCAAAAAATGGGATAACCATCACTAGATTGTGAAGTGTTATCCCATATATTTTAATCTTCATTTTTCACAATCTGAGAGTCCTTCTTAAACTTGTCCTCTTTTACTTTAGGCTCAGATACCATGATGGCATCTAACTGTTTCTTAATAGTAGAATTAAATTTCATTCCCTTAGGAATGCCAAGGTCTTCAAGTTGACCCTTAGCCTCTTCTTTCTTTATATGCCCGTGAGCAAATGCTGAAAGAATGTCAAAAATTTTGTTGCAAAGTTCAGAATCGTAGTTGTATCTCCACGTTTCGTTCTTGTCGCCCTTGCCACACTTAGGACAATAAGTATAATTTGTTCCACAGATTATGCAAGTTCTCATTCCTTTAGCCATATCTGTTCTCCTTAAAATAAGCGGAGAGTGTTTCCACCCTCCGCATTAATATCACGCGTTGGTTACTACGGTAGTAACAGCGTCCTCATCAGGGAAGTAGATGTAGTAAAGAGTCTTATCAACAGAGTCGCAGTAGTCGATCTGAAGATTTCCGTTGTAATCAGTCTCAGTGTTCTCAGCGTCGAGATTGATGGTTACGGAAGGATCAGGCTGGAACGAAGGAATATAAACGTAAGCAGCCCTATAAGCGTCCTCACAAGGATCTACAATAGCAACATACAGAGTAAGGTGAATGGTATCAGGGAACGAAGAAGCGGTGTTGGTGATCTTGTAACCAGCCTCTACATCTCTGTCATACTTAACAAGATACTTAGTAGGTGCATCGGTAGCGGTAGCGGGTACAGTAATGGTATGAGCGGATGCATCATAAGCAAAAGTACTATCAACTACAGCAGAAGTGCCCTGAGTAAGAACCTTTCCGTTAGCGCCGTTGTTGTAAAGACCCATTACATGGATAGTGCCAGCCTTAGCGTCAGCAGCCTGAATAGTAGTTCCAGCAGCAACAACAGTGATGAAAGGCATCTCTACAGCGTTAGTAGCAGATGCGATCTCCATAGGGCTACCAGACTGTGCGTTCAGAAGCACGGGAGAAAGAAGTGCGGAACTAGCAGTGAAAGTACCGCTCTTGCTCTGATAAATAGTTCTGATGATGTTTCCGTTCTTATCAGCGATCTCGATAGGATCAGAACTGATTTCGATAGAAGCGGAAGTAAGTTGGTCAAGGGTGTACAGAAGATTGTCGTCAAAGTCCTGTGCTACACCATAGATAATCTCTTTAACAGCGAAATTACCAAGATTAAAAGCCATATTAGTTTCCTCCTTTTAAATATCCCTTGCAAAATCATATTCTGAAGGGTTTATATTTTTTGTATCTGCAAAGCCTGAATATATACCAGAGAGTACAGCCTTTGCGTGTTCTCTTACTCTTATCCTCTTGATAGAATCAAAGAACTCAGCAACGCCTACCTTGCCATCTTTTATATCTTGTAGAGAATGCTTAGTACCTTCGTCGTTAATATACATACTTATTAATGGAACAAAAGAGAAGGAAGAGTCTTCGTCTTTCTTTTCTTTTTGTGCCGCAGCAACGCTATCCTTTCGTATCCACCACTCTTTAAGATGTCTGTCCTTAGTTATTTCTTCTTCAGGCTTCATATCAAAAACATTTTGGAGATATTGATGAAAATATTGATAAACGAGTTCTGTTATCTCCACACCAGTTTTCTCGTTATATAAAAATATTTCTTCACTACCATCATCTTTGATTCTAGTATAAACATCAAAGTCTTCAAAGTTTATATCGTCAAACAATAGATCGACCACTTCTTTGTCTAACTCTTTATATCTCATAGTAAAGTATACAAAATCTGATATAACACACCAATCGATTCCTGAATTCCAGAGTATCAATCTAGCCTGTGTTGTGTTACCGACAAGAATACTTAAGGTTGAATAAAATCTACCTTCACCAATTTTAATTATATCTCCCATTGTGGGAGATTTAACAGTGACAGTTCCCGCCACTCCCTCGATATCTATAGTTTTAGGTTCGCCCGCAAATATTTGTAAACGATCAAACTTTAATTTAGGAAATCTCATTTGCCATACAACTTATTTACAAATTGTGGCTCACCATTAACAGTTTTAACGAGATTGGCATCGGTATTAAACTCGAATGTCAGGGTACGACATGCATAATTATCATCGGTTGTGCTAGGCACGTTCGATATTAATTGAGCCTGTCCTCCTCCAAAGTTATAGAAATTAAATTCATGAATAAGCAATGAGGCAATCAAATCATGACGAGCGATTCCGAGATCGGTAATACCACCAGACAACTCAGTGTCGGTGGTGACATCTTGGTTCTTTTGCTCGCACAGAATATAGAACACAATTTGCTGCCGCTTTTGTGTTTTATTATATCTGTCTATAGAAGTGCCTAACCTATCAAAGCGCGTTTCAAAACAAATAAAATTATTTGCTTGAACCTGAGTAGGATGTACAATGTAGTACGGCAGTATAGAGCGTCCAAAATATTCATCTGGTTCTGCCTCTGCTTCTTCCAACTCTTTATTATCAAGCGCCTTTAATATATACTTATTACTAATTATTTTTTCCTTTATCTTCTTTTTCAACCTTGTATCATCGTCTTCTATATCGTTTACGAGGGACGCAAAATAGGCAGTATCTTGATCTGTCCAATCCATAGTAACCCCTCCTTATTAAAGACCCGCAATGGCTAGTTGCAGTGTGCCTACGATACCGCTAACAGAGGATGTGTAAGATATGGTCAGTACCTTTCCTACGTAACTTGTATCGTCTGCAAAATTAATACGTAACTGATTAGGTTGAAGTCCGTCGGTACTTTCTGTGATAAGAGACGAGACATCGTTGCCGTCCACAGTGTACCCCCACGTTCCATTTTCAAAACCAACCTCAGTTCCGTCTTGATAAAACTTAACGGTTAATTTCCTTGAACTTCCACCGACCTTAATAGACTTAGAAACACCAGAAACAGTGATTTCAATGTCAGAGCCAAGTGGAGGTATAGGGTTATAGTCAGGATCTACAGGAGTTCCCTCTCCGTAATAATCAGCGTACATACCAACAATGGTACTAGGATCACCTTCGACCTCATATTCAATATAATCTCGATTGGTGTCCCAAACATCTTGTGCCGCTGTATAAATTCCTATACCATGAGGAGTAGTACGAGATACTTTTGATATTTGCCAAACACGAGGAATATCCCCCTTGTTTACATCTACTTTTGTATCGACTATCAACCTCTGATTGTAAGTAAGTTTAGAAGTAACTTCATTCATTGGTAAGTAAAACTTGATTACATCATTTGGAGTCTCAAAAACATAATCCATCCAAACACCAGAGTTGTAAGAGTTTTGGTTTCTCTGTACTCCCGCCATCTGATACTTAGTTCTATTAAATATCCATGTGAATAAATAATTTACTCTAAGTATTTCATATGTGGGAAACTGAGCATTATTACTCTGAGCCATTCCGACTACGAGCCATTTATTATAAATACCTCTGTAATCTGGGATGTCCACGTAAAGCCCACAAGGAAACGTAGCGCCCCATCTATCCTCATAATCAGATTTATAGTACCCTACCACATTAAGATCCTGTGAAGGTTTAAACATAATGTGATAACTTACTGCATCTTTATCAAGGGTTTGAGAACTATTCTCAATGTATTTAATACTAATGGGAATTTTATTTGGATCTTCCTCAGGGCTTAAGTTTTCAAACTGGCGAGGACAAACGTCATGTCTATAGTCATAAAAATATGCGGTACGAGTTTGTAAATCGTCGTACCACGTTTCCTCCATAACCATATCAGACTCTACTTTATGCGACTGTCCATTTGTGTATCTACCAACTATACTTTTGTAAGTCTGAAGAGATGGCATGTCAACCACCTCCAATCTTAGTTACTTCACTCCCAGCATCTAGTACAAGTTTTCTATATTTCTTATATTCAAAATTCTGGGACTTGTATTCTTTCAAGGCTTTCATTAACTTCTTTGCTATATTAACTATTTCAACGGGATAAGAGAATACTTCATTTAACCCGTCAAGATCTGAAAATATATCTTCATATGCTGCCTCTACATCTACATTGGGATATTGTCCCGCAGTTTCAGGATCAACGATTAACAGCAAATAAAAAATCTTTTTTTGTAACAATCTTTTCTCTTCTTCAATCTGCTCGTTGGTAAAATTAAATTTCATGTGGTACTCCTTTCCAAGTAAGGATTGGAAATGAAGCCCCGATCTCTAATCATACGCCTTACTTCAAGTTCTGTTTCAGATTCTAATTGCCTCAATTCAGCCAAGTGATTTGCTTGAGCAAAGTATTTAACCTCTTTTCCAGAAAACATCTGAGCAAGAAGAGAAGTTTTGCGAACTTGTGGATGTATCCATTCGTATACCATCTGCTTTCCCAACATCATCGTTACAAATAAATCATCTCCATTTACGCTGGGATTCTTCATATCATAACTAAGCATGGAATTAGCGTCGTCTAAATCGACAGACATAAATAAAGCATTGATATACGGAGTGCCAATAACCTTATGAAGATATTCGGTTAATTGCTCAATGGTCACATCTTCATTCTGTTCTGCAATTTTGTAATCAGTTATATTAGATAAAAAACTGCTAAAAATTTCATCGTAAGTTATAGAAGACATAACCAACATCCTCCTTTACGACTTACTTAAATTTCAGCCACGAACGAAAAATCTACATCCAGAAGTTTCTGTAAAGTCTTAATCTTTCTAATGCTGTCAAGTTCGCCATTAACAATCTTAGTAGAAACAATATTGACAAGTTGCTCCTTTGCTCCCTTGGGAAGAACTTCGATAGCAGACTCCATATCGCCCTCGTTCATGTTAATGATATCCGTCAACTCTTTGACAGTAAACTTCTCAGTATAAAACTTTTTAAGTTCAGCAAACTCATCAACGAAATCCTGATCTTCTACGATGAAATAAGGCTTGTATATAAAGTCAGAGTGAAAACGTACTGCCGCAGCAAGATCTCTATATTCAATCCCGCATTCATCTCCATAGTCTCTGAAGATATACACCATGTTAGTGGTGCGTCCTTCCATACAAGTCAGACCAGCAGCAACCGATCTACAAAGAATCATGTCGTCCGCATGGAAAACTCTCTTCTCTGCCTTAGGTGCTGGAACATCGTCTACATCTTCGATTTCTACATCTGAAAAAACTTCTTCATCAGAAATAATTTCCTCTACTACTTCCTGTTTCTTAGGAGTCTCAGAGGTCTTCTTTGTAGTACTTTTCTTTGTGGTATTTTTTCTATTGTAAGCCATTGTATTATCTCCTTTTAATCAAAGTGGGAGAGCATTACACTCTCCCACACATTATAATTATCACTGTGCGATAGTCCATACACCGAACTGTCTATTAGCCTTAACAGCAATAGCCTGTTCGTACTGAACTTCGTACTTGCCGATGTCATCGATTCTTCCGTGCTCTTCGCCCTTCTCGGTGATCTCGTCGATTTCGGTTTCGCCACTAACTACGCACTCAACAATCTTGTAATCTTCGGAAGGAAGAATGTAGAGTTTTGTATCGTCCATAAGTTTAGTGGTAAGGCTCTTGTCAGCAAATCTCTGCTCGATCTCTACAAGAGTAGTTCCCTCGTAAGAACCAAGTCTACCAGTGCCAGCGATCTCTTCCTTCTGCTGATCAGAAGCCCACTGAACAAGTGCAAGACCAGTGATCTTTCTAAGAGCATTCTTAGTACCGATGATAACAGCAGTACCATAGAGTGATCTTACGTTATCAACGATCTCATCGAACTGATCCTTGGTAGAAGAGGAGAGGTTACCCTGACCTACGAAACCAGTAGTAACACGAAGACTATTTACAGCGTTAGCAACAGCACCATAAATAGTGGTCTGAGTCTTAATCATAATGGACTTAACGAGCATAGCGATAAGTCTAGCAAAGTCCTCCTGACCAACAAGATATCTGTTGATATCAAGACCTACAGCAGCACCATAACGTCCCATAGGAAGGGTGTACTTAGATCCAAGAGCGGGTCTCTGAAGGATGAAGTCGTGGTGCGACTTACCAACAGTAGCGATGGAGAGAATAACATTCTCGTCCTCTACCTTAAACTCGTATGCGTCGCCACGAGCAATGTTCCTGTAGTCAACAAGTTTGTTGAACCACTCAGACTCACGATATCCTACATCAAGAGCGTCGTCAACAACCTCTTCGATGATGTCGAAGGTCTTGCGGATTCCACCCTCTCTCCATGCACGCTTGAAATCTCTCTGGGTAAATCCCTTCTGAAGTCCAGCGAAGTCAAGTAAGAATGCACGAAGTTTATCATTTGCTTCTAATTTTGAAACCTCATTACCTTCGTCATCGACGATCTTCTCTCCACGATAGAGATCAAACATGAGATTTCTGATAGCATCCATATTAGTTTCATGCTTAGCAAAAATGCCAAGTTCATGTTCAGAAAATTGAAGTCTCATAATATTCTATTCCTCCTCTCTCAATTAGGGTGCAGTGACTTTAAGTTTTGCGGTATTAGTAGTATCAACTGCAACAGTAGCACCTTCCTTAAGGTCGGTAGCCTTATTGGTGTTGAATGTGAAGATTGCCTCAGACTCTTCAAATACATCAAAGAGTTCAAGGACATAACCCTTTACAGTGTCTCCGTTAGCGTTGAAGAACATATCAGGCTGATCCTTATATCTCTCATCTTCGATGATAGGAGAGTTGTAAAGGAATACAGGAGGAGCGTCAACGTCAATAGCGGTAACTTCTACATACCAGTTGCCATTAGCAGCAGCGTGAAGTTTTCCAGCGAAGCCAGTATTGCCCGCTGTGAAATTGTAACGATCAAAATCCTTCCATGCTCCAACAGAACCAATTACACCATTATCGGTATCTGCTGCAACAAAAATATTGAGTGTGTGTCCATCTCCGCCAGATCTAATCTTCGACGGAAATGCTATATTATGTTTTGTAGTTGTAACTTGATAAGCCATAATTTAACTCCTTTCAATTTCTTAATCATTATGGGAAAACATATTTCCATATCTGCCCGTGCCTTTAGCCTTCTTAAATGGAAGAGGCTTGCGGGTAGCCTGTACATCCTTAGATGCAAAGTTAAGAGTTTTATTCTTAGCCGCATTTAACAGGATGGAGTCAGCCTTTTCAGTAACTTCGTCCACAGACATTTCAAAATGAGTTTCTGTCTTTAACAGATCTGCAAACTCTTCTGTGTCGCGGACAGAGTCGTACTCTTCTTTGTTGAGTACATCCATCTTAGAAGATTCATCTTCATAATTCTGTAACTTAGATAATATGTCGGCATAAGAGTTGCGCATCGATTCAAGCGAATCTTTCTCTTCCTGTGTTACATAGACAGCAAACACTTCTACTCTATCACCAACAAGAGAATACTGATCGTCAACACGTTCAATGTTTTGTCTGTATGCGCGATTAGTACACCAAGATCTCATGATTACATAGCCATCATCTTCATATGTATCTGTAAAATAATAATCATTATCAGCATCCCCATATGTAAGATTAACTAATTCATGAATTGCATTTTCTTTCTCGGTAAGACTAAGTCCGAAAGTAGAGATTTTATCACTAGACTTAGTCTTAATGGATGCAACTATGTCCGCCTCCACTTGTGATACTTCTCCTTCGACATTTTCATTATCGACATTTTCACCGTTATCACTTTCTTCAGATTCAGGAGCGCCAACCTCCTCGCCTTCTTCGGATTGTGTTGCAGTTGTTTCTTCTACGGTGGTTTCATTCTCTACCGCTTCACCAAACACTTCTTCAAATTTGGCTTCGAGTTCCTCGTCTGAAAGACCCTCTGTATCGAAAGTTACGTCTTCGGCAGTCTTATTATATTTTGCGAGAAGTTCGTCAATTTTCATAGGACTTTCTGTTCCTCCTTTCTCTGAATTATTTATAGACAAACTGTTTTGGATCTCTGCTACTTGACGTGCGAGTTCCTCAAGTTTAGCCTGCTGTTCAGCAAACGAAATTTCACTATCACGGATTGTGATATTAGATCCAGCCATGCCAGCCTGAACCTCTGTTCCGTCTTCAAAACGTCCAAGGATAGTTACACCAGTAAAAATAAAGTCAGTAATATTAAGTATTCGAGTATGAGCGTCGTATGACATTTCATTAACTGCCATCTCTACACTTACCTGACATTTCTCCTCACGTCTTAAAATATCGGCGGCTTTAGTGTATTTCTCAACAATGTAGCCGTCAACCTCTACAAAGTTCTTCTTTTTCTCTTCATCATATTTGATATGTGGATTACAAGATTCGGGAAGGAATCCTATGATTTCCTCATCATAAACTATCTCTCCGTTTTCTTTGTGCATAGCATGATCACGGAATTGAAACTCTCCCTCATTGTCTTTGTAAATATATCCCAGTATTGGTTTATTAATCAAAGTGGGAAGAGCGGCATTCATAGAGTCTTCAGAGATAAAACACTTATTTACATTCTCGCCAGTGTGACATGCTTGTAAATGCACAGCAAGCAAATCGTTTTGACTGTCGGCGTCGAATGTCATATCCGCTTCTACTTTAATCAGATATTGTTTGTTATCATCTTTAACACTAAACCTACAATCCTTATCTTGTTTCTCGAAAAATTTATAGAGGTCGTCGATTGTTAGATACTTCTTCTTTTTCTCACTCATCTCTATACCTCATCCATACATAATGTTGGTAAATTCAACTTTATCATTTCTATCAAATGTAGTAACACTGTCATTGGCAAATATATATACTCCATTCAAACTAGTAATAAGGCTAAATCCCAATTTAATTAACTTATTTGCAGTCTCTTCATCTGTGGTTTTAATAAAAGGTTCTTTACCCATACAATCACCCTCCTTACTCATTTCTGCTTCTTTCGCCAGAAGTACTCAATTCATCATCTGAAACTTCTGGTCTTCCAACATCTCCAGTGGTTTGAGTATACGATGAAGAAAGTGGTATCATAATTTGAGGCATGTTTAATATATTATTTTCAAGATACATCATGGAAATAGTTGTCTTCTCACTTATACCATTAAAGGTATTGTAAGCCAACTTATTACTAAATCCATATTGACAGGATTCAAGTAAAGTTTTTTGTACATCTTCTTTTGTATATATTGACACCTCAAAATAATCTACAGTACAAGGATTAGCAGCATCGTATTTTAACATACGATTAGTAAATCCTTTTATTTGTGGTAACAAAGGAGATATGGCAAATTCACTCTCCGATTTTAACCACGCCTTAAAGGCAGCGGTTGAAGTAATCATGTTTGCATTAAGTACCGCACCACCGCCCGACGTTCCAAGTAAAGTCTTATCACTCTGTTCTAGCCTGTCTATATCATTATCACTACTGCTACTGGAAAAGTCTAAGACATTATCCTTTGTAACATTGGCTGGTATTACAGCCGCACCAACATAATCAGGAAACGTTTCCATCATTACGTTGTAGTAGTCTAATAATATCTGAGGGCTAACTTGGAAATCATCGCTTCTTTTAGTTCCACTTATAGTTTCCATAGGAATAAGCAAAAGTTTGTACACATCAAGTTCATCAGCAATTGCTTGTAAATCTGCGCGATCATTTCTTGTTGCTAATTCTTGGAATATTCCCATAAGAGGAGGTAAAACGTGATCTAAGTCATCAGTTCTAAATTTAAAACAAGCGGCATATCTATCATCCATATGTTGCCATTGTTCTTTAGTTCTTTCATATTCTTTGTACATTGAAAGTAAGGGATCGCCTAACCACTGCAATAACTCTTGCATGTTTTGACTTCTAAACTTACTCATGTTAACAGAATACGAATAGTCGTGAGAACTATATATTCCATCTATTTTACAAAAAGATGGATCAAGTGGATATAAGATACTACCAGTGTCGTCTCGATAAAAGATTCCGTAATATACGTCCTCTCTGAATACAGTTGTTAATGCTGGCAGCATGACATCATGTATGCCGTAATTGTCTAACCAAGTCAAAGTTTCGTTCAACTGCTTGAGTATCTTCTTATCATTGTTTGTCTTGGTTAAGTTATAATTTGGTATAACTTGTCTACACCTTAAGTCAAACATATTAGCATAAAAATTAACAAGTCTAAAATATATTTGAGTTCTATAATATAAATATCTTGAAGCAACAATTAAATTATTTTCGTTACTTGCTGGATTTTGTAGATACTCTCTTATCTCTTGTCTCTTTTTACCAATGATGTTTTTAATGTCGGTTCTGTTTGGGTCTTTTATTTTCATAGCAACTTCTTGTGCTTTTTTAAATAATAGATCCATGCTTTCATTTTCGGCTTCTTTAACTTTTGCTTTTATCTCAGCCGCTTTACGGGTGTTGCCCGTGCTAGTCTTTTTTGTTGTCGCCAAAGCAACATCCCCCTTTCTATCAACTCTCCCCAAGAGGATACCAATCATCTGTATCTTTATCGTAATAATATACTTCTGCGGTATCCACTTCTAAAAATAAACTTTGATCGGGAGGAACATCCTTAGACCCATTTCTGACTGTGGGCTTTGTTTCTGTGCTCTTCCCAGAAAACTCCCACGTTGAAACATGGGTCGTATCATACTTTCTATTTATTATCATGTCGAGTTCCTCCAAGAATAAAGAGAGGAGAGTTTCCTCCCCTCTCTTCTGTTATGCATTTGTCGTTTGCAATCTGAAATTGTTAACTTGTAATCCACTAGGAACTGAGGCGGTTGGCATAGTTTGGATTCTTACAAGCATAAGATCCGCACTAGAATAAGTACCAGCGGCAGTGAATGTAATTCCAGATTCTAACTGTGTTACATCTGTACCTGTAATAATTTCTATAGGTTGTCCTATAATTCCACCTTGCTGATTAGCAAAAGCAACTGCTATAAACCAATCCGTATTGCTGCCAATATATTCAACATGATCGGCTTTCATGGTTAAAGCAATTCCGCCAGAAGGAACTGGTGACTTAATCGGTATGGCTACATCTGCTCCAGATTCTGTGTAGGTTGTATATATAGTAAATCCATTACCATACATACCGCCACCCTCGCATGGCTTATTTTCATCAACTTGCTGATGACCTAGACCCTCTGCCATAACAGCCCAATAGTCATTGGTCGCCGTACCTGATATTACAATATCGCCAGTAACTGAAGGAATAGAGACAACGTGCGTTGAACTATTATACGCAGTGGATGTTATATCAGTACCACCCATTGTTACGGTTATTGTTCCAATCGTAAAATGATTATCAGGAACTGAAATTGTATTAGTATATGAATCACCATGTGCTACTAACTCAGTCGTATTCGAAGGAATAAGTCCTCCCATAAGAGGTAACGAAACAGAATAACCTGACGTATCTTTATATATCAAGAGAATCCTATACGTTCTATTACTTCTAAAATAATACGAATTATTATGAGCAGCCAAAGTAACAGTTCCTGTACCAACAGTAACAGAACCATAACTAACACTGGCTTTTTCATTGCCTTGGTAATCGATAACTCCTCCAATTTTACCATAACTTGCATTTTCACCTCTATACTTATACCATGCAATCATAGTTATGGTATAACCCGTATGGTCATCTCTGTTCAAATCGTATAAATACACACCAATTAATTCCTTGCCCATAGGGTATTGCAAAGTAAATGAATTAATATTACTTTCGGGAGTGTATTCTCTTATGTCAAGATAAGGAATACTTGGCTGAACACTAACAGCCGCATTTGCATACTGAGCAACATTATACACTCCGTTCTGTGTAATGTTTATTGTGCCCGATGCTTGAGAGGGAACATTTACGGTTACTTCACTGTAGCCATCAAGATTATCGTCTTCGGCTGAATAAGTTCCATTCTGAGTGATGGTCTTTGTTCCAAGATTAACGTTTTGTCCATCACTGCTAGGATCTACTACAAATGTTCTTACGAGAGTATTTCCATCGTAAACACTAATGCTATTAACACCATATGCGTCAATCTCTGTCACAAGGTCAAGAGGTAAGTCATCCCACTCTGTAACACCTTCTGATGCCGCAGTATCTCTTATAGGACATGCTGGAACTGATACAGTATACGTTTGATTGCCATCCGTAACAATTCTCATAGTCCTAATTGAATGCATATCATTTGAGTAACAAACCTTTATTTTACCATCTTCAAGCCAGATGGATGATACAAGTAATGTTCTAATATAGTCACCAATGCCGTCAGATACTTGATAGCAATTTTCATTAGGATAACAAACTCGTGTCCAAGCACTTTCAGGCGCACCTTCCGCACAGTGATACTCTCCAGACAAGAAGTTGTTTCTCACAACTTGATTAGTACCCTTGCCCATAGATAATCCGTAGTATCCACCTCCGTGGATAACACAATATTCCATAGACGAATTTGATGGGGTTACTTGCCAGTATACACTATATGACCAGTTACCCTGAGAGCCTGAATATGGCATATCAAAACATTCAAATCTACAATTGTAAAGGTGCATATCAGAACCATTTTCTACGATGGTTTGAAAGCCGTCAATGTGTCCTTGTCCTTGGTAAGACAACTTTGCCTCAATGTCCATGATATAACAATTCTTTACATCTACTGGACCTTGCGGATTGAAGGTGTCTCCGCTAGGTTCAAAATTTTCAATTAAATTTTGGTAATAAGTAACATTACCAATCAAACATCTATTAAGTTTGGCTCTACCAATTTTTACTCTGTTAAAAGTACAATTATAAAATTCAAGACCAATCACAGCAGTATCCGTGAAGGGGTAGTCTTGTCTTACCCATTCAAAGAGACAATTTTTGAATATGAATTTTAAATTGTTTTTATAATATGTTGAACTCGAAGTATAACTTTGAACATTCATAAAATAAAAAGGACTAGAGCCTGTGAAATCATAATTCTCAAAAACTATGACCTGATTATCCGAGAGATTTTGAACAGCCCTACCGTTATTAAAATCAAGGGTTGCACTAGCGTCTCTCCAAATCAATCCACTTGTATCGGTAGAGTAATCAAATTTTGTAAGTTCTCCATGACATCCAGTGTTATACTTGTCAGGAATTATAAGCCTATCTCTTAATAAGCCATCTCCCTCGATAAGAGCAATCTCGTCTGCCAATTCATCTACCTGAATAGGCGAAGAAGTTCCGCGCTTTGCACGTATAGCATCAGCGATGTCAACGAGCGTACTGTCATTTATTGTCCATAATGACATTAGACCACCTCGCTTTCTGCTACAGGCAGTTCTGCAAGAACAATATCAGCGATGTCGCTTTTGTCTTGGGCTGTAAGAGTATACGAACCAATATTAACAACTGTTTTGTTGTTCGTAGGATTGTCAGACACAGTTACATTACCCGTAAACTGTAAATTTGCTCTTTGGGTCATTTCAGTATTGTTTTCATTAATAATGGTGTGACCACCCGAACCCATTCCAACAATAACAGCACTAACAACTAAATCAGTATGACCACCCGTACATACTCCAATATACCAACTACCTGTCAATTGAGACACATCAAAATAATACTTTACAGGGGTAGACGTATCACTAAATACGATTTTGTCTGATACGGATGGATAAGTATCATTTCTTATTTCCGTATCATCATTACATACATAGAAGAAACCGTTCCAAAGACTTCCCGAATAAAATGTTGCTGAATGCAATGTAATCTCAATTAAATCAACATAAGATAAATCAATAGTGTTGGTAGATAATATGTTGGTTTCTGAATTTGTCATACTACTTGCGGTAGAAGTTAATACATTATCGTTTATAATAAATGGTGACGTTGGCGAGTCACTCGCTTTAACCTCTGCATAAGTCAGTGTCTCAAACAATCTAATATTAGAAGTAGACCCGCCGCTTTCATTCGCATTCATCCACTTATCATTTATAGCATCATATTTAATCACTTGTCCGTTTATCGGATTAGTAATATTTACATCTGTTAAATCTTCAAGTGCTGACACACCTTTCTTATTTAAATTATTTATGCCGTTCATATCTGCCTCCTATCAATTGTTTGTTGATTGGAGTCTGAGATTTGTGAAGCGTACTCCAATAGGGGTCGTAGTATTATTTGACGTTCTTATTTCAACTTTTACACGAACAGCCCCAACGATAGACGAGCCAATCCATCCACTTCGTCCATTAACTATGGATGTAACCTCTGTAGAAGATGTTAAGAAATCAACATTACTTCCCAATTGATTACCATTGCTGTCATAGAAATAAGCACGAATGACCCATCCAGTATTGGCATAATCACCAATATCAACGGAATCCGCTTTTAAATACCAATTTTCAGACTGGGCTACAGCAGAGTGTAAATCTGCATATGCATTAATACCTGAATTACGATAATCGGTATACATACTAAAGTCGTTCGATCCGAGATATTCCGCAGAAGCGGGAGTAGAATTATTATATTGTTCAAAAGATCCAAGTTCCGCTACTGCCAATATATAATCATTTGTTGCATTTGCAGTCACAGTAATATTTCCAGTTACCGAAGGTATACTAATCGCATGTGTTGAAGCGTTGTATGCAGTTGATGTAATATCGTTGCCATTCATAAGAACAGTTACAGTACCAATAGTAAAGTGAGAATCAGGAACTGTAATAGTATTATTGTATGAACTTCCAGTAGATATTATAGTTGAACTATTTGTTGATCCAGTACCACCAAGCAGATTCTGAGTTATAGTGCATGTATCAGTAGGTAAATATCCAATACGTCCTACTGCACCGCTTGTGGTATTATAATTACACTCGAAGTCTACGCCAGCGCCGAATCTAAACACATACAATTTTCCAGTTATTGGATTAACTGAAATGACAGAGAAAGCGCTCTCGTTGGCAGTCTCTACTGTTTTGTTATATATCTGTCCATCTTGACCCTGATTATTAGTCCAATATCCAGAATTAAGAATACTTATAACAAGAGTATTATTATAAACGTGAACCCAATCAAAATGTTTATGTCCACTTATCCAAGCAATTATAGTATCACCAGCAGTCTGAATTGTATCAATACAAGTCTTAATGTCACTATCAACATCATCTTGTGCCGCATCCGTAGATCCGAAATGATTAAATATCACAACTGGATAATTATTAGAATTAATGGTTCTAACGCCACCCCAATCTCTACTTACTACAGACGCTGTTTCAGCAGAAGACGAAGTAGATATAAAAACGCAACATAAATGTGCTTTACTATTTACCATTACACCAGTATTAAGACTAACCATCTCTATGTCATATGGATAAATATTTTTTCTTGATAATAAAGCAAAAAGTTCATTATTGCTTAATCCTACTCCTGTTCCGCCATTATAATGTGCGTCATGATTTCCTGTCAGTAAAAATGTCGGAATTGCAGATCCATCTACAAGTTCATTTAATTCTGTAATATTATCTATACCCATTTGCTTAGTGGTATTGTTTGCATCAAACTGCATATAATCTCCACCTAATACAAACATATCTATTGGCATTTGCGCCATAAACTTTTTAGCCGCTTTTATAGTTCTGAATAAAGGGTCTCTTAAAAGTTCAGGATGATAACCACCATTCTTTGAACTAAAATGTAAATCTGTCATAAATACAAGATTTAAACACTCTGGATATATAGATAAGAGATTAAATAAACTTGCCTTCGTAGTTTCAAATTCCACATTGTAGTATGAAGGTAGACCAGTATTATTTTCTCCACTAACATCAAAAAGCACAACATCAACCACTATAGTGCTTGAAGGATTATTTTGAGCAGTAAAAGTTATAGTGCCGCTACTTGATACTGCCGTTATATCCGCAGCCTCTGCTGCCGCTATATTATAATAATATACAGCAAAGTCAGAATCCGCAGTAATATCTGTGTCACTTATTGTTGCAACAAGATTAGTAAAGGTTAAGGTTTGATTTTTTATTATTTTACTTCCACCAGAATTACCAATCTTGCTGTCGATATAAGTTTTTATATCCGAGTTATATCTCTCTAATCCTTGGAGATCGAGGAACTCTTTATTTACATCTGCCATTTCCCAAACCTCCTTTTACAATTTATGAGAATAAAGCATCTATCTGTGCGTTTGTTATAGCAGTAAGAATAATCTTGTTGCCAGAAACTCCTTCCACTATTCCGTCTGATTCTGCAATGGCGCTAGTAAGTTCAATCTTATCTCCAGCAGAGCCAGTTGCAGCGTAATAAGTGGCAATAGGAACATTAGCACTAGTGTCTAATGCACTAATAGCATCCTTAATTTTCTTTGATACTGATCCAGTAGTTGAATCAGATCCGTCGAGTCTGGTAAGCGCTTGCTTAACAGTCTCATTTACAGAATATGTAATCTTGCTACCATCAATAGTTACGATGGTTGCCGAAATAACATTGTTCGCGTCAATAGCGAGTTGCACTTCAGAAGCATTAGGCTGTACAGTATATATCTGTCCAAGATCCTTTACTGAAATATAAACAACATCGCTTGTAGCATTTGCGATAATAAGTTTTAAGTACTTACCCGCGTCGGCTGCTGTTGCAGTTCCGCCCGTTCCTTTAATAAGAGCGGTAACATCAGTACCATTGTCGTAAAGTTTTCCATTAGAATATGTGATATCAACAACAGAACCCGACTCAACAACCATGTCTTTAGGGATGTCAATGTCTGCTATCTTCTCTGCGGGAACGGGTGCTTGTGCACTTCCGCCACCCTGATATAGTCCATATCTTTTTCCGAAAGGATCGGATGAACCACCAGCAGTTTCAGTGACATACACTTCTCCGCCACTTGTGCTACCCGCGATAAACTCCTTTATCTTAGTATCATACTCTTGCAGACCTTCATGTGTTAAAAATGATTTTGTAATATCCGCCATAATTTCACCTCATTAATTTTCAAACAACGCTGCGATCTGTTCACTAGTTATGCAACTAATAGCCACAGCCCCTCCATTATCCATATAAGTAGTATCATTGTTGACTAGTCCTAAATCTTCTATGGACTTGTCTCCAGTAAGTTGAACTCCGTTTATCTCTGGTAGGTTCTGTAACTGTTCGTAATCGGGAACTACAGATCCAGCATCAACACTAGTTCCATTTGAATAAGTAACTATTAAATGATACGATCCATTGATACTTACCGATGAAATACCAATACCATCTGCACCATCTTCGCCATTCATAACATCAAAGGATTGCGTTTCTTTGATGCCGTCGTCGGTCTCCCACGACAAAGTTATTCGTTGTCCGCCCTGAATGGGAACAATTGATTCGACTTTGCACGGAGCACCCTTTAGAGCGCCGAGACCTTTAACGGTTTTGTCTGTATATTTTCTCGACAGCACATAAGTAATTATATCCATAATCCCCGTTCCTTTCTTTAGTATTTTGTTTCCTTTCTCATGTCGGGCAGAGAATTACCCATGAAAAAACAGCATAAGTTTTGACGCCTATGCTGTCTAATATTACTTTAAAATAGAACTCTTCCTGATAGAAGAAGCGAGAAGACCAACTAACGTTTGTTTATCTTGATTTCCTTTGCGTTGATTTTCTCTACCAATTTCCTGAGCGACATAATAATTATATTCAAGACTTGAGAATCTATCCTTTCGCATTCCAGAATGTTCCTTAAGTTTAACCTTATTGTCTATAATCTTACCCTCAAGATTTACCATTTCGTTAACAAGAGCGGTTGTTTGTGCATAAGGCATAAGCAACTTCACTCTTTCTTCCGTCGTCATTGTACCATAACCAGATATCTTTTTGATACTTTGCTCAGCATCATACTCGTTAATAAGCAATGACAAATTTCCAGTTTGGATTCCCGCACGAAGTGCTGTTGCCATTTCCGAGTTTTCCTGTGCATACGCCTTAATAGTCCACACACATTTATTTGCATTAGGATCATGACAGCGTTCAGCCATAGTTACATCATTGCAACTACACATAGCGTCATAGGTTTCTCCTGTCTCTGCATCAAATTGCTGACGCGCAATAAAGTCGTATACGCCAAGACCTAGTCCGTTAGTATCAAGCACAAGATCTGTGCATTTGTAATGATTAAAATATCTCATAATGATAATACCAACTTCATCAGTTGTCTTACCCTCAAGAGTTTCGACGTAAACAATGTGTGACGCCATACCATTATTGCTTGGCGTTGCAATATTAATTTCTATTGCGGTGGCGTCGTTATTGGTAGCCTTTGTTGCCATAAGCGCAACGTCCACGGATAATATGCGGCGCTCGCCTTCTGCAAGATCAGGCACATTAATTCCACGCTTTTCATAAAATTCTAACGGAAGAAAGGCATTCTTTATTATTCTACAACTAGACACTTCATCAAATTTATAGAATGCATCTTCGGCTTCGCCATAGAACAAAGCCTCACGTTCCATTCTAAAAGATATGGGGTCAAAATCCGCTTCTGCCATTTCGTCCTCAACGGCTTCTTGCGAGAAAATACCCTCTTCAATACCAACCTCATACGGAAGACCACAACAGAAATATTTCTTTGTTTCGTCAAGCATAAGAGCTGCATCGGACTTACACTTTTCAAATATCCACGAACTCTTGTAGTACGCAGAAGTCATGTACATTTCTATATTTCTTTCCTGATACTTAGGATTTCTTTTGTATTGAGGAAGATCCATATAGGGTGGTTTTCTAAGCGAGGTCAAGAACTTTCTAAGAACAGTGTCTACAATCTTTTTCTTAACCATTCTTGACTCGTCTATAATCACTATAGTTGCACGATTACTACGAGCATTGTCGCTCGCGGTAACAACTTTAATCCATGATCCGTTTTTAAAATTAACATGTGGATTATTTATTGATGTGCTTATCTCTTCAATTTCATTTGCAAGATTTCTACTACCCCAATCGTGAAGTTTCATAAAGTCTGTTTCTATTTTGCCAATTATTTCAGCAGCCTGAGACTTAACTCCAGACGCCACACATACTTTAGTAGCGGGATAGAGTATACATCTAATCACACAATACAGTGCGATTAAGTAGGTTTTGCCCAGTCCGCGGCTTGCAATCCAGTTGAAGACTGTACATAAATTCATCACATATAGCAAGATCTTTTGAAATATACCCAACTGTATATTCAAAAATTCAGCAGCGAGACGTTGAGGATTCGCACGATAAAACGCCGCCCATATGCTGACACCCTCCATTAGGTTTTCGTATTTTTCTTGCTGTATCTGAGAAAAACTTTTTTTATCACTCATCTAATGAGCCGCCGTAGATTTTATTGAATATGTCTTCCGAATCCTCATCTGCACTAAACTCAGGACGGGTAGCAGCATATTGTCGCATATAATCGTCATACATCTTAGAGTACTTATTTTTAATGCCAAGCATCTTACACAAATGCCCCAAGAAGTATACGCTAATATATAATCCAATTTTATCTACGTCTCTAAGTTCAGGATCTATTTCGGCTACTGGACGTGTTTCCTCCAACTTCTGTATAAGTTGTCCGAAAGATTCTACTCCACCCGTAACATCGTTCTTGTTTTGTTTGGGCGTAATATCACCAGTCTCCATAAGTTTCTGCAAGGTAGCGGTGAGTTTATCAGTGCTCTCATGATTCAAACGCGCCTTGTGCAATTCAAGTTGAGTAAAGGCAATGTTCTTAAACAACTCTTCTTGCGCCTTGCTATTACATTCATATCTATCACACCAGTCAGCATATTCAGTTTCAAGATAATATAAATCTGGTAAAGTATATTCGTTGCCAAAATGTTTCTTTGCATTTACGAATATCTCATCGCTCTCATCGTAATGTTCTTCGACAGGGCGCTCTTCTGAATTACCAAATTTACTATCCTTCCACTTACGTCCCTTATAATTAGGCAGACTCTGTACTTGTGTAATATAGGTTTTGAACGGCGACACATACATCTTTTTATTTGTTGGATCGTTCATTCCGTTCTTTACGCCTTCTACACACTTCGTATAAAGATCATCGTAGTAAGGCTTATCCATTAACTGTAATATAAACTTGACACTTTCTTTTGTTTCATTTGGAAGATCACTCTCCCTTTTGCGCTGTTCAACCATCATCTGAACGCACTCTTTGCAAATGGGGAAGAACCCAGACTTAAATCTGGAATCCTGATAAAACCCCTTATGCATTCCAGTATTGCGAAACCAGTTGTCGCACTTAGCGCAATGCATGATGTCGCATTCTAGCATTTCATTATACGTAGTGGCGATTTTGTCATACCGCTTACGCATTTCTGCGACACCGAGTTTGTGTTCGTCGCCAGTAGGCGCGGGTACTAAATTCGTTGCCATACGTTTTTCTCCTTTAAATCAAAAATAGCGGGGAACTTCCCCGCTAAACTGCAATATTAATAATAGGGCTAACAGGAGTTGAACCTGTAAAAATTGGCGCGTTATCAGAATAACGCCTCTGCCGCCAGCCCCAGATTGCGCCCCCTCCACCGCTAGGACAGCAGTGAAAGGAACGCTAACGGAAAGAAAAATGATCAATTAAAAGTAACGGGATTGAAGGACGCAACGCCCCTCTCATCCACGACTACAACCATTTGAGAGGGAGATCCCTGTATACGCTTACTCATCGTATAATCATCTCCTGTACCGCATAAAGAACCACTACGGATTATTTCGATATCATTAATACTCTGATATGCATTTGAATGTAAATGTCCGTAGAATATACCAGAAGGTTTATGTCCAATCATGAGCACCAACTTTGATATGCCGTTCTGATCAAAACTATCATAGTCGCCATGTACCAGCCAGTACTCCTTACCACGTACTATAATCTTGCCTATAGTGGAATCAAAGTTGTCGGAACTATCAATGAATGTAATGTTTTTGATATGACCAAGTTTTGCCTTAGCGTACCAAGGAATAAGGTCGTCAAGCCTTTCTCCTCTAAGAACATTATCCTTAAGTCCTACGCGAGAATGATTACCACTTACACTATTAATATATACATGATTAAACTCTTCGCTAAGTTTAAATATAAATTCAGACACAAGTTCTGAAGCCTTAACAATTTGCTCAACCACATTTTCTCTATTCTCAAGTTGAGTAGTAACGTGTATGTTGCCAGAAAGACTATCTCCAAGACAAAGCACATATACATCCTGAGACGCATTTCTTCTGCCTATTCTAACGATCTCTTCAAAGTAATCATCGAGCCTTTTTTTGGCAATATCTGAATTATAAACACCGCCACAGGAATTAATGTCCTGTCCAATATGGAGATCCGATAAGCATACAATAAGGTCAGTATCTCCAGCGATATTTTTAACCGCCACTGGCTTATACTTTTCTTTGCCAGTCTCAGCAATCAGATTACACATCTTTGAGAAATCTTCTTCAAACCTTGCCTCTTCGCGCTTAATCTTCATGATGGCAGCCCTCTCGTCAAAGAGTTTCTGCTTCTCCTTTCGGATGTCAATTATCGCATTGTTGTCAAGATTTTTATTCTTTCTGGAAAGAAACTTCTTAACCCAATAGCCACCAAAAATTGTGCCATTTGCTTTTCTAAGTACGTCAGTATTATAGGGCAAGTTGTATTTTGTTTTAATATCTTCCCATTCGAGATCAGAAACACCATCGAGTTTATCTGTAATATCGGAAAGACACTTCTCGTATTCTTCTTCAGAAATATCAAACTCCTGAAGCATCTCCATTATTTCCATTAATTCCTCCAATTATTTGAAAATCTGTTTTAAAGTTATATCTTCACCTATGATCTTGTGGACGATTCCAAGTTCCTTTGCCTGATCCGCATACATATACCATTCGCGATCAATGTTTGAATCGTACTGTTCTTCGGTCATAATGGTATTGTCAAGTATAAACTGCTTGATCCTGTCATTCATTAAGTCAAAGAACTTCATAGTATCCTTTGCCTTGTTATTTGAGTTTGACAGATCAATGCCTCCGTCATGCTGTAAAAAGATAGAGTTAGTAAACGCATATCTCTCGTGTGCAGCCAGATAGATCAAGTATGATGCCGATGCAATAAGTCCAAGTCCAATCGCCCTAACTGGCGTTTCAGATGCCTTGATTATATCCATTATGTTTCCCGCAACATACATATCTCCGCCACAACTATGTATAATAAGAGTTATTGGCGCTCTGTCTTTCTTTGCAAGATAGGTGTCCTCCATATTCCACTGTAAGATCCAAGCGGACACGTCTCTGATTGCCGCCTCGTCTACAAGGTTATCGAAGACAATAATCCTGTTCTGCAAAAATCCAGCCTGTTGTTTTTCCCAAGTTCCTACCTCGTCGCTATCAATCAGCGAAGATAGGTCAACAAGTTTATCTTTAATTTTCATTTCATTTTCCTCCGTTTTATTCTTTAGAGGGCGACACAAGTGCCACCCTCTTCATATAGTCATTTTTCGGAAATGACCAAGTTCCAGTATTCATGCGGGTTCTATACTACAAAATGTAGTGAGGGGGGTCTGAAAAAACACTATTTTTACAGATTTTTGGAGAAGCATTTGAGTAATGCTTCGGGGTTCACCTCATATAAAACCCTTAATAAGATTGCTCTATTCTTATTTAGTTTGCTTTTTAACCCAGCGGTTTGCTGTTCAAGTTGTGGCGTCATTCTAAAAGCCCTGTCAATTAACCAACTAAACAATCCAACATATTTACTGGGGAGGGCTATGCGCCTTATATCATTTACGAGTTGATCGAAGTCTTCTCTTAAAAGTAAAAATGTCTCCGAATTATTCTCGCTATCTTCTTTTTCTATTCTGCTATCTAGCAATTCCAGTTGATACTTCTGTATTAAGTCTTCTACATTGCGCGACATCTTCTTGGTCATATCCAACGGATACTTCTCAAAGAATGTTGACGTTGGCAATGTCTCGGTTTTTGGTTTGTAGGATTCAAAATCCATTTTGTAAAGTCTACACATGGGGGAGTCAAGTTTAAAATTAACTCTGTTTACAGGAAAGCCCTTACGGATCTGTTGCCAAAATGGTGGATACTTATTGTCCTTAATCCCCATATCTTCGCGTATGCGCTTTATTTCATTTGTTATGTCTATAGAGAACGTACGTTTGCTACTATCTATTGCTGCTTGAGCAAGCACTGCCAAAATACAGGCATAGTCTTTAAACTTCTGATCTTTAAAATTGTACGTATATGTTAAGCACACCTGAGCCAGATTACTTGATTCACCAATATTTCTCTGGCTAGCGCTTAGTGCATTATCCATTGCCGCAAAGGATGCCATGTCTGAATCATATTTCTTTTTACTCTGCGGTATATTATTTACTATCGTTGGATAAACCTTATAACAATACTTCGCATGTTCGACTATCGCTGGCGCGTTAGTCGTGTATATTGAGTCGCTGTCTTGATCTGCATTATGTTATCATATCAGTTCTTTATCTGATATTTCTTATAGTTTCCTATAAGGTCAGACTATCTCATCACCTTCAGCATTATCTGTTCAGGTGCTCGGCGCTCGTGGGTGGATTATTGCTGCCTACTCACCACCTAGTCGTTAAACGTTCCTGTAGTTATTATTGGCAATACAGGCTTCGTAATTGATTAGCGTATATATGATTAAATATTTTTCCAAGATTTTCTTTTAACAATAAGTGTCCTTTCCAAAATTGACTTGGAAATTAATCATATACTTAGCCTTCCAATTTTCACCAAGTGTTTATCACGCACATTTCTGTACGCTAGCCCAGTTTGTTAAGCCATTGTTTCTGTCACAGAAACTTGTTCCTTGTAGATTAACCGCTATACACAACTTGCCTAATCTAAAATACTTTTTAATCAGCGGATGCAAATGATTATGCAAATAGCCCAAATTGTTTTGAGAGTTAAACGGATTTCGAAACTCTGCTAAGTATTCCCCGTCCTCAAATCTTTCCGAGTAACATTGTATTGCATCATCCTCTACTTCAAACGTAGGATCTTTGCTTACGTCTATACCGACTGAATGTAATAGCATTGCGTATGGACTTCCGCATATTACAAGATTGTCCGCGTTCTGTAACAACTTGCCAGTCTTTACGCTTGTAGTGTAGTCGTATATGATCTTTTGCTTTCTCTCACGAAAGTACTCACTTTGTTCAAACGTATGATCCTGAGTCCATATTGCCAACAGTGCCTCATAGTCGTTTGAGAAGTTGGCGTTTCTTCTCAGAAATTCCAGATATGTATTTAAATCGGTCTTGAGTGCCTTTACATAATCCTTTGTTGGCGACGCAACCTCATCTATGGTTTCATTGCTTAGGGCGTTCACCATTTGGTATGACATTCTCTGGTAGTCTCCATACTTGCTTGGGTGTGCCGTCTTTACAATGCCGAACATTGATCCGTTCTCCCGCACCTTGTCACACCATGTCTCATAGGGTACGTCGTACTTAATCCACTTACAGGCATTATTGGTGGTAATTACCTTCACGTTCTTGGCTAAATGTTTATTACCCCACATATCCGTCAGATAAGCCGTATCATATTCCTGACCAAAATGGTCTTTGAGAAAGCCTTGTATATCTGTGGCAAATGCCGCCGCTTTTGTGAAATGATGTCGCAACAGCACATAGCCATTTGTCCATTCGGGACATATTGACAAGTCGATCAGCGCCTGTCCGTCGAACATATCGCAACCCAACGTGTAGTCTCTGCGGTACACCGCCTTGCACTTACCATTCTCTACCTCGACGCTCACCACATTGGTTTTGAATTCCGACCTTACGTCTTTTAATATTACTATGTCTTCTGGATTTATCTCGACCTTGTCTATAATTGTTGATGTTACAAGAGATGTATACGCACCAAACTCCGTTATGGGGGCATCGTGTTTTGGAAGACTAAGTCCCATATAAAGAAAGTTATGAGCCTTTTTATACAGGCTTTGCTTGATAAACATACATGACCCCACCTTGGCTTTACCAGCCGTGCGGTACAAGTATTTATATTTTACATCTCCGTTCTTATAATGGATCGTAACACCATCTTGGTAATACTTGAGGCGGATTTCATCCGCGCTCTTACAATCAAACTTGTCCTTGTTAGCCTCGCACTCTGCCTTAAGTGCTTTAAGGTATTCATTGTCGGGGCTTTCCGCCAGCGCTACATCTATTCGCGCCATTTCGTTATCGTATGTGCGACTCCCGTAATTAAAGTTTAGGCAAATGATATCCCGCGTAAACTTATCGTTCTTCGTGGTCAGACCATTTGCCTTTAAGAAGTCTAAGAATAACGAATTGGTTAGCATCGCTGGTTTGGTATCATATTTCTTTCTTACGCCGCAGTCAACCTCATAAATTGAACCCGCTTCGTAATTGTTGATCTTGTAGCCATAATTACCCAGCGTTATCACTTCCCTTCAATTTTAGTTTACCTTCGCAATGGTAAAAAATCCTTCGCTGGGGAAGATACCAACAACGAGTTTAACATCCCCATTACTATTTCTTATGTATTCCTCGATGACCTTTGCAACATTTTCAGCGAGAAAAGCATCGTCATCATCTTCAACCTCATCCTCATCCTCGTCGGTTACGTCAACGTATACTACGGCGAACGACTTGCTTACGTGTGTGTAGTCCATTACATTACAATTACCAAGGCTGTCGCTTACTTCATCAGGGGCAATGGTATATTCAGCCCCATCGTCAGTGCCGTCGATCTCTACCACGTAGTACTTGTCGCAACCAAGTTCCTCCATAAGTTCATAAAATGTCTTTGTCTTTGTTTCCATTTTCTTTCCTCCATTACACATTTTTCTTTGTTGCATTAATTATGTTTGCCATATTTGAAATAAGATCATTATAATCTTGTCTCAACTTTTCAATGTACTCGTTCTGCCGAGCAATGATCTTATCAAAATCAGAACTTCCCTTTCTGAGTACATATTCCTCTTCGAGTGCCTGAAGGAATTCAGTCTTCTCACCCGTTCGTTTGATCTTAGATATTGTGTTCGCAATATGTTCGGTACTCATTGACTTGATCAGCACGTACTCGCCTGAAGAGTTTTTGTAGAACCCAAGTTCAGCCATCTTTTCGTTCATAGTATTTTTCCTCCGTTCTCCCTCCTGTAAAATTTAAAAAGGCATAATGTTTGTCGCAAACAAAGTAATATCGAGTTGTCTTTATTGGGAATATATGCGTAGCGGGTACACATCTCCCTTCGCGCAAACACATGTCGCACAACATTTTTGGATGCGTGTATTTAGTTAGTACCGCTCTCAGCAAAATGCTTATTGGCGCATTTAACACATACTCTATCACTTCTGCCTCCCGCTCCCAAATCTCCCAGCGTTACTATGGTATCGCCCTTGCGCAAAATTTTGTGGCAATAATGGCAACGATCTTTTTCGTCGCAACTCTTAAATGGAAAACACTCGTTATGGTAAGCATAACCCATTACCACATAACCAGTTCCGCTTGTCACCTTTTTGCCACACACACAACATTCACGCATTATTTAATTTTCTCCTTTTAAGTTATTTATAAAATTGATAATCTCCAACACACAAAGTATAATAAGGACACCTCTACATGGCACTCGACAATCTATTGGAACGGACAACATTACAATCCCCGCCGCCAATAGTGCTATGCTTATTTTATTTAAAATTTCTTCAGTCTTCATTTCAAACCTTTCCAATGTGAATTAAATCTACGTGATATCTTACTTAGAGGCTTTTGCTATCAGTGAATTCCCGCAAGTAATTCTATCCTTATCTTCCTCTTCGGATGGTACAAATACGATAACTTCCCATCCAGCCTCCACAAGAGGTCTTTCGAACTTTTCGTAAACATCAAAGTCTTTGACAATTTCATATCCCTGATTCAAGGCTTCATGAGTTTCATGAATAGGTGTAATCTTAACAATACACTTTTCTTTATCAAATAACTGATCCATAAGGACAGGATTTAAGTCGCTTTTACTTGTTACCGCAAAATTAAGCGTATACTTTCTTTTTGCGGGAGCGGGAAGTTTCTTGATAATATTGCTTATCTCACTCAAGGAAAGAGATCTGTTTCGAAACATTTGATTTCTGTCTGCTTCATTGAGGGTATTGATAGAGAACTGAAGTCCAAAGCCGTCCTCTCCCCCGTATATTTTACCACACTTAACCCATTCCTGTAAAAAGTCCTCAAGATTATTATTACCTTTGGGCATCATAGTAGATACTACTGGATGATATTCATCGAAACTTACAGTGTTACCAGAATCTATCATGGTCGCTATGGTCACAGCAGCCTTGATTACATCACGGTTAAATGTAGGTTCTCCCATACGAGCAAAGTGAACATTGAGTCTCTTCCCATGTTTAATTCCAGACAATGCTATTCCAGTTGTAATCTCCGAGATAAGTTCAACGACTGAACAATTTCCGTGAAAACCATACTTAGGGCAATCACAAAAATCACAAGCCATTGGACATCCTTTTTGTGAAGATACAGTTACAACAAGTTTATCCGTTATATCTACATCCTTATGCTCAACCTTTTCGATTCTTTTTGTATAACCGAGAAAGTCTGCCTTTATATTATTTTCCTTGCCGTAATCTCCGACATAAAGATATTCCAACTTTAATTCATCATCAGAAACGATCATTCCCGTATGTGTTTTAGTTATTGTTCTCATCTGGCATTCCCTTCCAGTAAATAAGATTTAATGCTGTAATTGGAACTAATATACTTATACCTATAAGTGATAACAATTTATGAATCAACCATTCTCCGTAAGGATCAAATATAGTAAGAAACATACATATTATTGTTATTGCACAGGCTATCATAAAAAATGTATCCAGTATTTTTCTCATCTCGAAAACCAGTGCCCCTTGTATCTAAACAGTGGCTCTCCGTAGGCGGAATATCCGCCCGCACAAAAATACTTTGCACCCTGTGAGCCATCCCAGCCAGCCGCCACCATAAGCAACGCGATCTCACATTCCTCGTCTGGGGTCACTGTGTAATATCTGCCACCCTCAGCCGTCACATTATAAGCACCGCTAAACACAATAGAATGTACTGTGTCTCCTTCGCCCATGCGATTAAATACTGTGCACATAATAAGTGCCTTTCCGATAACGCCTTCGGACTCGCCTTCTGCCTGAGCCAGCAGTTTAAGTTCCATCTCTTCTTCCTTTGTTAGGTTTATGGGATTGTTTCCAAAATATGACTGTACGTCTTCGAGCATTTCGGTTAACGCCACCAACTCGTCAATGCGAACGTGTGCGTCCACCAACTGCTCTCTTGTATCTTCGAGCAACGAATATGCCTCATCCCGCGATGCCTCAGCCTCAGCCAACTTGGTTTCGTATTCCGCAATAGTTGCTTCGTACTGCTGCTCCTCTACTCGCCAGTTATGACATATTGTAATAAGATTTAAGAAAATGATTAGCGTCAATACTGTTGGCAGTATCTGCGCCAGAAAAATGCCGCGCTTTTTCAAGCCACTCTCCTTTCAAATAAGGCGAGCACCATGCCCGCCATCAATTGTATAATATCACAAAATGCCGCATTTGTCAAGTGATTTTGTAAATACTTGTACTGTTCTTGCGCCGCACCACATCTATTACCCCCAGTTCTTTGAGTTTCGTATTGTATTTTGAAAGCGTCAATTCGCATATGCCTAGTTTCTGGGAGAAATACTGGCGGCTAAATGCGCATGCCTTGCCATTCCTTTGGTGCGACACCAGCATTAAATAGTAGCGCAACATGCCTTGCCAGTATTTGTCGCTGGCTATTATCTTGCGCACATTATCGAATATTATTGTCGTGCCGCCACGAGGTAGTTGATCTAGGTCGTACAGAAAAGACTTCTTACAATCTATTAAGTATACGCCACGGGTAACTACCTCCGCAACCAGATACCCTTCCCCGATGAGTTCTAGCAGTGCCTCATTTAAGTCTACTCTCTGTTTGGGATTGGGCATCTTGCCCGTCATATTATAATAGATGCTTATGTCGCACAACACTATATTGTCGCGCCACACTGTGCCCAGATCTGCCGCCGACAAATACGCCGCAAACTCTATGCCAGTCAGGGGCGACTCCAACAGTTCCCTGTCGATTATCATCTTACTCATATATTAAACCTCCTGAGCATATATTACCACACTTTTCGCTGGATGTCAAGAAGTAGTATAAGTTTTTTAGCATACATGCATATATTACTATAATACTACTATATATTATTATTATTATTATTATACATGTATATATATATGTGTATATGTATTACTATTATACTATATATTACTATTACTATGTATATACTATATACTATTAGTACTATATACTATACTATATACTATACACTATATACTATATACTCTACTATATATTATATATATTATATTATTGGGTAGAATATAAGTAGTGTATAAAACTCTGACAAGAAATATGTGCCTAGTCTTATACACTGCTTTTTTGTGTGCCCCGACAGTGTGTGTACACCCTCCCCTAATGCACCCCCCCCTGTGTGTTACCTTACGGTGTGTGTTACCCCCCCCCGTGGCACATGTGCCCCTGTGACTTCGCTAGGCGGTCAGGAAGGTGGGTTTAGTATGCTGAACGATATTTTTATCGCCTAGGGTATGAAGTGGGGCTTCTTGGGCAAAATAGGAGGGGTGTACGTGGGGCATGGGTGTAGCACAAGCGTAGCGTGCGTGGTGTGTATGTGAAAGAACTTTAGGAAAATACGCATAAACTCGTTAATGTTTTGCGAAAATATACCCCCCTTTACATTATGTTGTGTGTGTGATATACTAAACATAGTTAAAAAATAGTTGTTCCTTGAAAAACAAAATACTCTTGTGGCTAAGGGTAAATAGCAATATGAAGGAATAATCCAGACGGGTTAGTCTAACGTCACTAGATTAACGAGAATCGGATAGTAGGCTCATTTCCAAATTCTGAATTTCTGACCGTCTGACAATAGTGACTCTTCTGATAGGGAGCGTGCCAAGGATTCCTCTGAATCTGAGATCTGTTCCCTAAGTGTTACGGGCTGGTGATACCGACGGAGTTCCCGCCAAGTGGTCCATTCTGCACACTGCTCAAGCAGATAAATGGTTTAAATCCCAAACATATAAGATGATTGGTCTAGTGACAGACGCAAAACTCCATTAAGTCTTGTTGATAAGTGCTGGCACTACATCGATGTGAGACTTCATATGTGATTGGTAGATTTATAACATTCTCGAGCCACTGTTGGTGTAACAGCCAGCAGTGGTATTTTTGTGCAATAAAATATTAATTTCCGCTAAGGAGGCGATAATTATGTATCACGACACTTTATTAGATCGTATGGAAGAAGAACTTCCTGAGTTTATTGAATCTGACATGATTCACTTTGCACTAGTCTTCAAAGATGGATCTATTTGTAGAATGTACGATGTTGAAGATGCTGCTGATATAGATTACTACGGTGATCCTGTTAAGGGGCTTGTAATCACTGAAGGCTATGAAGACGCATCTGACGTTGATATTTATGATGCATACATTTGTCAGGTTTCTAGTCTTGAAAAGTACTATAGTTGAAGATCTACCCGATCCAATCCCTGAGTAAGCATGGCAGACGTTGATTACAATGCGAGCCATGCTGAAAGGGGCAGGGTACACAATAAATATTTCATAGGAGGAACACACAATGTTCAAGAAGATCTTAATCACCGCTATATGTGGTATCATCACAGCAACAGTCCTTGTAGTCAGTCCGCAGCGGGCTGCCACAGAGGTTCACGCCACTGTGGTTGACAACATCGACGACACAATCATCGTCGTAGAGTTCGAAAATGGTAACATCTACGAGTTCTATGGTGATACCTATCAGCAAGGTGAGGACATCATCGTCCTCATGAATGGCGACCAGATCGTTGGAGTTAAAGAAGGAGGTGACTGATATGGATATCTTCGACAAGGTTGACAGCCTTGACATCACCAAGCCCATCATCAAAGAGGTGGACGAGGATGGCTGGTGTCGTGTAACACCTGAGTACGCTCAGGTGATGATCTCAATGATACCTGATCCTTACGAGGATGCATAACTTATCAATGAGGCGGTCTTCGGATCGCTTCTTTCTTCATAGGAGGACAAATACATGAAGAAACTTTTCATTATCCACTACACTTGTGAAGTGGAACAGTTTGGTCCAGAGGGCGAGGAGTACACAGTGGAGCGTGACTTCACCAGACGCTACACCTCTTACACAGAGGCGCAGCAAGCGCTCTCTGATCTCGACATGATCGGAGCGTCAAGAGTAGATATGGAGGAGTACTCATACTTCAAGTGTCTGCTCTACTACTTCAGAGCAATGTTCGTAGCCTTCACTGGTGGCTACAAAACATTGGAGGGCATGGATCACTTCTATGATCTTATGCTCAAGACTCACTTTGAGGTAGGTAATAACCACCTTGCAGAGTGGTTCGACGACCACTCGTACTCTTGGGATCATCGTGATGAGCCTAAGATCTACGTGCTGTATTATCATCACCGCGAGGTCGGTGTTAGCAAGACGTTAAGAGGTATCTTACAAGCGTGGTGGAGTGAGTTCTTCTGGAATCACAGGATCACTCGCATCCACATCACTCATGGTGACGACAACTGGTTCACCATATTACTTGGTTGTGCACTTGAAGAAGAATAGGAGGGAAACAAGATGGCAGTATTCTTCATGGATTTATCCAACGGAAATCTTGATCCGCTGGTTGAGGTGTATGGTCGCCTCGAAGGGAAATGCAGACGCGGCAGAAAGGTTTGCATCATCTGTCTGCCTAAGAAACAGGCAAGTTACTACATAAAGTTAGGTTATCTTCCTCAGTGGGAAGGGAACTACGTAGACCTCGAGATAAGAGAAAGGAGGGATAAGTAATGGATAAGGCAAGGGAACTCGCACAGTTTATCTGTGCAAAGTATGAAAGAGTACCAGTCCTCGTCAGAAGAGGAATGTACTCAGGAAAGGAAATGGTACTCTTTGAAGGTAAAGAGGACATCGAATCCTTCCTGTCGCACCCTTCACTTGCAAAGGTAAGTGATACCCACTATGTGGGACACGCTTTTGAATACACCATCAAGTTTGTCTTAAGGAGGAAAAAGTAATGGAAGAGCGGATTGAACTGATGCAGCAGATCATCGACAATGATGAGCAGATCATCGAGAACCAGAAGAAGCAGATCGAAATCTACAAGAGAATGCTTGCCATCAAGGATAAGCAGATCGAGTTGCTCAACAAGATTATCAACAACAACGGAGGTACAGTATGAACACTATCAGCAAGGCAAAGGCTCTTACTCATGTAGTCGAGTTTCTCAACACCGAGTTCCCTGAGGGAATTCAGATCTACAACACGAGGGACAAGGATCTCGTCCCGATGGAGCGCATCTATACTTCCAGATGCGTATCCATTGACTGGAACGGAGAGGAAGGAAACGAAGGCGGCTTCTGTGAGATCTTCGGTCTCACTGATACCGAATTTGAAATGGTTAAGTTGGTATACAACTACCGCATCAAGATTTATAATACTGCAAGGGGGATGTGATTATGTACAGAGTGTATCGTATCAGTTTTGGCAGATCCGTTTGCGTCGGAGAGTTCAGAACAAGAAAGGAGGCGGAGAATGAACTTCTCCGTCTCCGTAAGGTAGACAGCGGTTCATATTACACCATGTAAAAATGCCATGAAAGGAGATGAGAACTTATGGCAAAGTGGTTAGTTACAATAGAACATATGCACGCTCATACAAAAAGAAATATGATTATTTCCACTGTTGATGATCTTCCCACTATCGAAGAATTGCTGAAAGTGATCGAACAGGCGAATAATCATCCCGAACGCCTTTATTTCACAGCGCACGTAATAACGTTTATGCAAAAGTTAAAGGAAGACTAAGAATGAAAATAGCAAGTGTAACCGACAGCGCAATAATATTCGACAACGGAAATAACATTACATATTTCCACAATCCAGACTGCTGCGAAGATAACTACGCAGACTTCTCAGTTATCAACGAGAACGTAATTAACTATGATTACAATTTCCCTGAGAAGTTAAGGTTCAAATTTATAGAGGGAGGAGGATTCAAGTTTGGAGATACAAATGCGTGGATATTCGTTCCTTGTTACTCAGAGCAGAACGGATACTACTCAACTGAGATCGACATTCTTTATAACAATGAAGTTGTGTTGTCTGGCAACTGTGAAATGAAATGATAGGAGGGTAAAGACGTGAACAAATTCTTTTTCGTACTCATGATGATATCGCTGCTGGCGGTAGTACTTGTAGGCGGCTGCCTTGACAGCCAATCATATGTCCCGCTCATGATAGAGTTCTTTCTATGCGTTCCCTTAGGGATAGGCGTTATAGGATATAACCTGACTAAGAAGGAGGAAGAGTTATGATCAAACTTGTTCGTTGTGAAAAGCAGATTGGTGATGATGCGTTCAGGATCATTGACTTCATCACTAACGCAGACAGGCACATTGTAAGATTACTTGTCTGTGAGAACGGAGTGGCTATCATCGATGAGAGAAAGCCGCTTTACGAGGTGCGCGGTCAGGAGTTGTTAACTGCGTGTATCGACAATGGCTACGATGTGTCCTTATACATTAATGGTCACAAAGTAAATGAACAGCCTAAGATGGCGTTCGGAAAGGAGGTAAGGATGACAGAGCCGTTAGTAAACATCAAGCGCGATACGATCCGCGCAATAAAGGATTTCATATCCTATCAGAACTGTAAGGATGGCGACATGTACAAAGGATATAGCGAGCAGACTATATACCTTGTGCAGAACGCAACATCCGAAAAGGAAATCGATCGCATAATGCGGTCAGCCAGAGCAGCGAGCCACTAATCAATCAACGAGGGTGGTGTAATAGCCACCCTCAAACAAAAAGGAGAGATATTATGAATATAGACAATTTTAAATTACCCGATGGTAGAGATCTTAGAACAGCCATTAATGATCACTTTTATACTTGCACCGATGAGATGCTTGATCTAAGTGGATTGGAGTTCGAAGAGATTGATTTTACAGAATTACATCATGGACTTAAAAACATCATATTTGATAGTTGCCTTTTTATTAACTGCAAATTCCCAGTTATTATTAATTGTTCATTTGTAAATTCCAAAGTGTATTCTTCATTATTCAGTAAACCTATGGTTAATTGCAATTTTACTAATGCAGCCTTAAGAGAAAACGATCTTCGATACATAGATATCAACAGATGCTGCTTTGCAAAAGTGGATTGTTTTGATTCGATATTCTTTGGTTCAACTATAATAAGTTGCAAGCAGCCGCCGCAGATTCCCATGGCTTGCCCTAGCGATGGATCGTTTGTCGGCTGGAAGAAGGTAGTAAATAATGGGCGAACCTACATTATCAAATTACAGATCCCAGCATCAGCAAAAAGGTCTTCAGCCACAACAAGAAAATGCCGTGCAGAGTATGTTAAAGTGCTTGGCATTTATGATTTACTTAAACGAAAGATGAAAGTCACCGCGGTCACAAACTGGAAGTACTCACATAGAACTACCTACAAGGTCGGGGAAATAACACGTCCCGACTTCTTTGATACCGACAGATGGAATGAGTGTTCACACGGCATTCACTTCTTCGTCAATTTTGAAGACGCTGTAAATTATCTAATGTAAAAGAAAGGAGGCAATATGTTATTCCTTGTTTTGCTGGTAATATTGGCAGTCGAAGTATTAATAATCATTATGATCGATGCAATAAGCGAAATGAAAAACGATGAATAAGAAAGGAGGACGCGCTGTGCTATCGGCGCAATACGGGCAAACAACTATCAACCTACAACATGGAGGAAATTATTATGGGTATTAACGCAAACATCAGCACTGAAAACATCAAGAGAGATAGCCAGAGACGTTTTAACCTTGCCTACATCCTTAAGGGATATGGCGCTTGCATTCCTGTCATCGATGGAGTTAAGCATCCTGAGTTGATGTTTGGCTACACATCTGAGAACGACGCAAAGGCAGCACTGAACCTGATCAAGATGGCGCTCGAGGAAACCAACGGCGACATTGCCAAGGCTAAGTCGTACATCACAAACGCAATGCAGAATGCAGCAAAGGTTAATGATGACGATGACGATGACGATGAGGAAGTAATCATCGTCGTTGAGATCTGATACTAATCACAGGGGAGAGGCAACACTCTCCCCTTTTTAAAGGAGGAATTAAAGTGATAAGATGGTGGAAGAGATACACCATGTGCAAAAGGCTCGGAATAAATCATCCGTTCCGCGCAAGTCTTGATCGTAACTTTATTAACTTTAACTAATGGAGGAATTAATTATGGACAGAAGTAAAATCGTAGAGCAGTACATAGCAGAGCACCCGCATCCGATTCAGGACAATTGCCCGCAGTGCATTCAGTATTGGAGCACTGTAAGGGGAGAAATGACGTGGGATAATCAGAGCGGCGTAAGATCCCTTGGCGGCATAAGTCATTCAGACTGGGGTAAAGATTACTTCATCTGTACTCCTACCAAATATTACTATGGATTCTATGCAAACTACGAAGAGAAGTCGGAGATACTGGAAGTCGCACAGATAAGACTTGACGTTGGCGGACGCGGTAAAGACAACTGTCCTGTTGACTGGGAATATTTCGGAAGAAGAATGTTTGTCTTCAAGGGTGATCCTGATGCATATGACAGATATGGCAATCCTGTAAAGGGAGGCAAGTTTTATTCGAAAGAATTCAAGAAGACGATACACGAATCAAGCCTTCACGGATATCATTGCAAGCCGTCGGCGTTAGAAAAGATTGTGGCATTCTTAGATCCCGAATACGACAAAGAGCGTAATTCTTGTCCTACGTATGTATTCGAAGACTGGTACACCAGAAGATGGGTGAATAGAAAGGTAAACCAGAGAATAAAAACCATCTTTGATTTTGAACTTGATACGCCTTCGTTTGACGAGATGGAAAAGGATACGCACATTGCCACTGTCCATCAGGTGCTTGATGAAAACTATTCTGTATTAAGAACGTTTTATCAGCATTGCGACACCAGTTACAATTGGACTATGCGTAGTCATGTTTACGAATATTCAGATGTGTGGGAAGAGCAATACAGACTATTCATTGACAAGAAAGGAAAGTGTACTCTTATCCAGTACAATAGATGGACTGGCATTTGGGAAATAACAAACAGAGAGATAACAAGGTACTATGGTGAGAAGAAAGCGAAGGGTACAAGGTTGTTAGGAGATCCGCTTGAAAGATGCGAGGCAATAAAGTATGTCAAAGATATAATTGACTGGGAGAATGATAGCCATCCCGTCATAACTCTTATGAACATTATTCGCCATCCGATCGTAGAACAGTTGATCAAAGCGGGGTATCCGTCACTGGCAAAAGAAATCTGTAAAGGTAATCAGATTGCAGCCGCGCTCAAGCATAACTTCCTCGTAGATAAGGAACGCAAACTTCCGATCTATAAATTACTTGGAGTTAATAAGTACATCTTGAAAGCGGCTGAGGAACTCGGAAACGAGGGCTTGTATGCCATAAGAAATATCAAGTGTCTGTATTCCAAGGAAGATAACAGTGACATCAGTTATCTGGACGAAAGGAGGGCAAGAACTTTAATTCTTGCACTTTCTAATATTGATATATACGATCTCAAAGAATTGCTTGAAGTAAGGTCGGCGTATTATAGAGATCGTTATACAGCAGCGCCATTCAAACTTGACGATGAGCAGAAAAAGTTCCTTGAAAAAATGGTAAGGCTTAGTACTAAGGAAGGCGGCACAAATGTCTTCAAGGTATTCTTAGACGTAAATGATATGTTTAAGTATATGCCCAGAGACAGAAAGCCCAACGTAGACATAAGAAGTTTCAACAGTGTAGAAGATCTCATGAGTCTTCACGATGACCTTGTTGAAATAAAGAATCAAATAGATCTTGAAAGAAGAGCAAGGTACAACGCTGCTGAGGCAGAACGTCTGAAGAAAATTCAGGAAAAGTTTGAGTCACTTCAGGAAGATAGAATCAAGCAGTATGAATGTAACGGAGATAAGTACTGCATCAGAGTTCCTCATAAACTTTCTGAGATCACAAACGAGGGCGTCGTTCTTGGACATTGCGTAGGCGGCTACGTTAACAGACACGCACTTGGAGATACAAACATAATGTTCCTCAGAAAGATGGGAGATGAAAACACTCCTTTCTACACCATAGAAGTTAACAACAATGGTACAGTTGTTCAGATTCATGGGTCACACAATAAGTGGTTGGGTAACGATCCCGATGCAATTCCGTTCGTGTACGAATGGATCAAGAGCAGAGGCTTTGCGTGTGACAAGATAATTCTGCTTGGTCTTGGCAACAGTTACAGTTGCGGAGATAACTTCCTTGACGAATCATACTTGACAAGATCATAAGGAGATGATAAGATGATTACAAACTTAAGAGCACCGCCGTATTATAAACTTACAATTGAATATGGAACTTAAAACAATTAACACGGAGGAATTTAATTATGGCTAGAAAGCAGTATCCTAACATCTCAAGACTTACCAACATGGACAAGATCGACAGAATCGCTAAGGTTAACGGCAAGGTTATCCACGTAGCGTGGAAGTCAGATCTTAGTACTACCTCAAAGATGAAGGCATCCGCTAAGAAGGATGGCATTAAGATCGTCAAGGTAAGTTCAACCGCATTAACCTTGGATGTCCCGTACGAAAACTCTAAGGAGTACGACAAGCACGAACACACAGGTAACTGGCAAGAGCGCGTACAGTGTGCGGCTAAGGGAATCGTCAAGCACAAGACGACTGGCAAGTTGTATGTACAGGGATATCCCAAGAAGAGAAGTAAGGATGGATCACTTCTCAATCCGATCAGCACTAAGTACTACCTGAACGGAAAGGAAGTCAGCAAGGAAGAGGTTGAACCTTACCTCAACAAGAGTTCCCACAGCGAACTCGGAATGCTGACCATCCCTCTCGACAACGTCTTTGAACTTGGCAAGTTTGAAGAAGACGAGATGTAAGTCACACAGGGGCGGCGCAACAACCGCCCCAAATACAATTGAATATGGATACAATTGAATATGGAACATAGTAAAGCAAACAACAAGGAGAAAACATTATGGCACAGATTATCGACTTCAGATCTTACTCAGCAAGCACCCTTCAGAACGTAACCGCATCAGCAGAGATCGTTGCTCCCGAACCGAAGATTCATCTCACTAACTTTGAGCATCGCCGTCTTCCCTTCTCAGGCATTGGCACTGATGTCGATGAGGAACTCAGGAAGTATGGAACTGCGGCAGACATTGCTAAGGCATATCTGCCTTGGGAACTTGGTCTTGCCGAGGTAAGTGTTGGTGGTCAGGTACAGTCTAAGTACAAGGCAATTGTCCGTTCTGATACTGGTAAGGTGTTTGGTATTACCAAGGATAGATATAAGCCTGTACAGAACGCAGACGCTTTCGCCTTTGCAGATGTACTCCGTCAACAGGGTGCTACCTTTGAGAAGGTAGGTTGTTACAGAGGAGGTGAGAAGGTATGGTTCTTGATGAAGTTACCCAGCAGAACATATGCTGGTGACGAACATCATCTATATATGTTCCTGATGAATGGAAACAATGGAAAGCAGTCTCTCTTCGCTGCCTTCACTACCATCAGAGCATGCTGCTGTAACATGGCTCACCTTGTAAGTAGGAACTCTACTTATAAGATCAGTATCCAGCACAGAGGAGATGTCGAAGGTAAGATGCTTGAGGCTCAGGAAGTAATGGCTGGAGCAAATGCCTACTTCGATGGTCTTCAGCATACCATGGAGGAACTTAGAAACATTAAGTTAACCCGTGCTGAGATGGGACAGATCATCGACGGACTCTTCCCTTATGCGGAAGACGCTACTGAGAGAATCAAGCGTACCGCTCAGGAGAAGAGAAATCAGTTGACTAACATCCTTCTCAATGCTCCCGATCTTCAGAATGAGAACTGGGATGGACTCAGACTGATCCATGCAATAACGGACTTCGAGTCTCATGCAGAACCCGCAAGACATCCCGAAGGATTTGCTGAGAATAGGCTGATGAATCTTGTTGAGAAGCCTATGATTGCAGATAAGGTAGTTCAGATACTTACTGCTTAATCATCAGTAACCAAGAGGGTGGGCATAGTGCTCACCCTCATTTTAAAAGGAGGATATAATGAGACTTGTACTGGAATACTCCGTCACCCGTAAAGACACCACTATTTGTACCCAGAAAGGAGACTGTATTTGTGTAGAAGATGCGCCGATAGACGTTGTAATTAAAAGATACAAATTAATTGATCCTATAATAAGAATCGTTTTATAATAAGGAGGATAATAACATGGCTGGAAAGAAAAAGAATTATTGGTACGTAATCGTAATGACAGGAGATGGTCCAGTATTTGTCACAAAGGTTAACCACTCAGATAAAACTGCTGAGTGGCACAAAGATGAGAAGCCTCTTGAGATGGGTGAGTTTATGGCAAAAGATCTGGCAATGGGATTGATGTGCAACATGACATCAGCATATGCCGTATGCAATTTCTATGAACTTGATCATCAGCCGTATCTCTATAGCAACGGACACTTCAAGTGGGAATCAAATAAGGAGGAAGAAGGATGAACGTAGAAGAAAAACTCACTGCAATCTTTGATGCGTACAATATGCCCACCAGCAATCCGTTTTATCATGCAGTCAGGGATCTATTCCTTGACGTAACAGACACTAGTCCTTGCAAAGCCTGTAGTATGAACGAGGCATCTTGTTGCGGCTGTCCTACATATTATGCATGGAAGGGTAGAAAAGAAAGGAGAAATAACTATGGAAGAGGCTAAGAAAATGTTCTATCGTATTTATCCCGAAGGTGTTATCACTAATGCTGAAGAAGTAAACGGCAAGTATGTATTTGAGGTTACATTTTCGGATGGTATCTATTATCATGTGGTTACGGATGATACTGTATCCAGAGCCTATGATGATTACTTCAGAGCAATAAGTGCCGCAATGAAATAAGGAGGTAATGCTATGTCAAAGATTTATGCTGGTGGTACACTTAATAATCCCTGTCCTTCATACGGAACAGTGTATACTTTTCCTGATGTGGGCAAGGGATTCAAGGCGTATAAGTTAATGCGCCTCAAGAAGGATGGAAAGGTATATCCGCTTTTCATCAATAAGAATGTGCCGACTGAGTTTGGCAAGTGGATGGAGGCAGAGTGTCATCCCACTAAAGGATTCGAGGTTAGGAAGGGATGGCACTGTTGCTTTAAGCCCATAGCCCCGCACCTTAAAGAAATGCTTGCCAACGGAGAACAGCGCGTTTGGGTTGAAGTTGAAGTAGCAGACTACAAGACCTATAAGAGACCCGAATCTCAGGGCGGCTGGTGGATTCTTGCCGACAGGATGAAGGCTAATCGTGTGCTCACACCTGAAGAGGTTGAGGAGATAAGAAGGGAGGAAATGTGATGAAGGACTTAAAGTGGATTGATTATACAAAGAAATATCATACGGACGGGTTGTTTTTCTACGACATTCACAATAATGTACTTGTTGTTGCAAGAGAAGGCACGGGAGATAATCTTCTCCCCGAAGACGTGGATGAAGGTTATGTTGATTACTGGAATGTAGAAGTATATTCCAACGAAGGCAACATTGGTGGCGGCATGTTAATGGAAACCACACTCATTCAGGAAGTAAATTCCACAGTCTCTGAAATCATCTATGACTTGATTGACCGCTCAGATATGCTTGACGGAGTTGAGGGTATGAACCTGAGGGATATGCTCATAGATCCCGAGGTAGGAGAGGCAATCGAGTATCTCTTCCTTAACAAGGAAATGACTAAGTTGAATAATAAGTGAGGTAACAACCTATGATTAGACCACCGCCGAAGACTAGATTAGTTTACTGTTAACTTAATATCACAAGGAGAGAAAATATGATTACTGTTTACTATGAAGAATACCATAACGATTATATTAGATATAATCACGTCAAAAGGTTTGAGTCTTTAAAGGAACTTGAGGATTGGATATTTAATCAGATGCAAGCGGACTATTCAGCATCGTGGGCAATGAGTGTCCCGACACCCGAAGCGGCAAAAAGAATCAATGGTGGTTATCCATGGGAAATAAGTTTTCGCCCCGTGTTCCGTGGTCCAGATTACTGGATTCATATGATAGAGAATGATGAAGGAATTATCTTCTCTGATGGAAGGCGTACCAGTAACCAGCGCCATTGGAATGACGAAGTAAAGAAGTGGCTAGTTAACTTTGAACATCGTCGCAAGCAGCCTAAGTTTAACTTTGTATAATAGGAGGAATAAAATTATGACAATCGAAATCAATGAGGAAACACTACAGAAGATGATTGATAGCAAAATTAATGGTATCATTGATAACGCCATTGGAGATGCGGCTCGTAAATATGTTAACATAGTCGTAGATCAAATGATGGACAGAGAACATCGCTATTCATTTGATACCATGCGTCAATACATCAGGGACGCTGTTGAAAAGGCGGTGAATGAAAAGATAGAGGCAGAGGCAATATTCACGCCTGAATATATGTCTATGATCGTGGAAAGAATTTCCAAGGATATATCTGACAAGGTATCCAGCAACATAAAGGAGAGCGTAGGATATTATTTATGCTCATCAAAATATGAAAACGAAGAAGAGGAGGAATATTAATTATGGCAAAATACAAATACAAGGACTTAAACCTGAAGCACTTAAGAGAAGTATGCGACATAGACTTTGCTCACTATACATACAAGCGGGGCATGTGTAGTTGCTGCTATGGTCCGAAGGATCTGCCCAGTAGATACTGGCGCAACAATGAAGTACTTGAAGATACGGACTATGATGATATCTCTTATATCCTCTTCAAGAACGCGGACAATGGCAGAGGTTGCGTAAAGCGCGACGACTATATTGGTGAGGATTGCATCGAATGGAATCTTACCGACGAACAACTCACCAAGGTAATTGCCGAACTCGAAAGACAGATTGGTGACGAGTTTATTGTTGTCCGCCCTATGACTAAACATAGGTGTATTGTATTGCAGTATAGAGGAGAGGATTAATTATGAGAGATCTTATTAATGAAAGTGTGCTGTCGGCATACCGCAAGGGATTTAGGTTGGGTATGAAGTTGGGAATTAAGATCGGAAAGTTCTACGAAAAGCATCATATAAAGGATACTATACCGCCTGAACTTCACGACGAACTTAATTCCATATATGACGAAGGCATGAAGGATAAATAGAAAGGAGAGTCTATGAGAATAAGACCGCCGCCGTAATTGACAGTACTTTTATTTTGTAGTAAACTAATACCAACAAGGAGGATAATATTATGCCTAACGTAGTATCAGTAGCCCAGTTTGAAAAAGAGACTGGAATTCACATCAGCCACCTGACTGGTAAAATGGAGAACGTCCGTTCCATTAGCAGTTTTGCTGGCATGAACCCGTCGTGCATGAACCTGATGAGGAACACCAACACTGTTTGCTCTCACTGCTATGCTTACAAGCAAGTTATGTCTGGTGTATATCCCCAGCAGCGTGTAGCACTGGAACGTAATGGCAAGGCTCTGAGTGAATCGCTGCTTAAGATTGTTCCTAACTTAAGCAAACGAGAGGTATTCAGGTTTGAGTCTCACGGTGATGTGATTAACGTAACTCACGCCCGCAACTTCATTAGAATTGCTAAGGCAAATCCTACGGTTAACTTCTCTGCCTTCACTAAGCGCCCCGAGATTTATAAGAAGGCGATCAAGGAAGAAGGCGGCAAGCCTGACAACATGAACATAGTATTAAGTTCGCCGCTAATTAATTCCCCTCTTAGCGACAGCGTAAAGAAGACTTATCCGTTTGTGGATGTGATCTTTACTGTCTACGAGAAGGGATACTCTCCGTCTCCGAATGAGTGGAAGTGCCGTTGCAGTAGAGGTTCATGTAACGCCTGTCGTTTCTGCTATACCCAGCGCGGTAACGTTGCTGAAGTATTAAGATAATCGCAAACTTAAGGGGCTGTATAATGCAGTCCCTGATTTATTAAGGAGGTAAGTTATGGGCTGGACTGGTATCAGAAACACGCTGTCAAATGATTCGCCCAAGGCAAGACGCGATTTAGTTGACCACGAAATAGAAACATCGTGGAGCGGCTATCACGTAGTCAAGTCTTCTATGCACAACAGCACTTATTATGCCGCCATTGAACATCCGAGAGGGCATGTGTTTGGACTGGTAATATTAACCGAAGTGCGCGGCAATGAGTTCCTGTATAAGGAAATGGATGAAACTGAATGTCCATACTTTTTTGATTGCCCTACGTCGATCTTAAAACTACTTAGCCCTACTGAGAACGAAGAGGCAATAGAGTGGCGCGTGCGGTGCCGCGAACGCCAGAATAGAATGAGTGCTTGGAAAAAGATTAAGTCTACTCCCAACGTACACATACAAGTAGTGGCAAAGAATTTGTCTCGCCATAAAGATGGTGACGAAATTATTCTGCATAGAGCATTATTATACGGAAGATTGCAGTGGTATGACGGAACATATATCTACCACGAAAACACAGTTGAACGTTTGACAAACGGATACATATACTATAGTATAGTAACACCTGACGGACAAAACTATTGTAACCTTAATTATTACAAATAAGGAGGTAATAAACATGGGCGATTACAACGAATATTCAGAACAGGGTTATAAGGTGATCGACACAATAGGCGATTATACTATTCTTAAAAGGAAGAGTGATTATTGTATTGCCTACTTGTATAACCCCAACACTGGTACGTGGGCACAGGGACATTATATGTTCCAGAGTTTGCTGGACTGCATTGACTGGTTAAGAGAAACAGAAAGAATATAAGGAGGAAATAAATTATGGAAAGAATATATTGCAGCGGAGATATTCACTTAAACAACCCTTTGTCCCTTCAGGCAGCATACAATATTTATAAGAAATTAAATGACACCGCTTTAAGTTCGTGGGCGGAATGTATTCTTGATGCCGTAGATGATAACTGCATCACTATTTCTAAGACATTGGATAATGCTTTTTATGAATACATTGACATTTTTCTTACCGCTCTCGATGACAACGAGTATATCGCAAACGGAGAAATAGAATGTGTAGACAACGATGAAGATTTTAAGGGTGTATACATTATAGAAAACAACGACTGGGAGTACTATGATAAAGAGGATATCTGGCAAGTAAGAGCATCAGACAACGAGTTGATAAATGCACTTGAAAGAAGAGGTTATAGAGTAATAAAGGAGGACAAATAATATGGGACAGTATTATATGGTAACAATCTTAAGGAACGGAAAGGCTAAGTACTATAACAGATATGTTAAGCCCGATAAGAAGGGGCTGGAAAATTTGTCGGAATGGAGACGCGAAGAAGTTCAGCAAACAGGAAGTTACTATACTATGGCTAAACTTATGGAGCATAGTTATGTTGACAACCAGTTTGTTGATGCGATTACCGAGGAGATAATTAAGAATGGATCGGCTCAGATAGCGTGGGTAGGAGACTATGCAGATCTTCCCAATGAATATGTAAAGTATAATCCTTGGAAAAGAAATGGTCGCGTAATTAAATATCATACGCCCGCTGCCGATCACGTTCTCTCTGGTAAGTATATCGTCAACTTAACTAAGAAACAGTACATTAACTTTGACGAGTACTATAAGGCAAACCAGTGGAAGGAATCATGGACTGACGGCGAAGGTGTCAAGCACGAATCAATTTGGTGCATACATCCACTGCCTATTCTTACCGCGTGCGGCAATGGACTTGGAGGCGGAGACTATAGCGGCACTTGTATGGAAATCGTAGGCGCGTGGGCTTTTGATGAAATTGAGATCAGAGATCGTAAGCCCAGTTCTAAGTATCACCAGATTAACCCTACACTAATAGAAAGATAAGGAGGACAAAAACGATGAGACCTGAAATTAGAATTATTAAGATGACAGAAACTGAATACGAAGCCGCTATGAAACAGTTCCTTGTAGATTATGAGGACGAGAGGGATAATTACTGGGACTTCTTGATGATTGAGTTCAGAGAATTCTATGACCAAAATGTTGAAGTGGCATATGATTATGACGGAGTAGTATATGCCGCAGTAATAACAGATGATCACGGCAGAATTATTGAAGACAGGATATACGAACTGCCCGTCACTTTCAATCCTAATGAATTCAAATTCACCGCAAAGAATCTCGATCTTGATTATGGAGAGGAGGATTAATATGGCTCGTATGCACAACGGAACGTGGAGTGTGCGAGAGTTCAAGAAACTGCTGGCTGATAACGGATTTGAATTTCATAGACAGGCGGGCAATCATCGCATTTATAAGCGCGGTAATGAAATACTTTCGATGCCAACTAATCATCCAGCACAGACTACACTCTACGATCTGATCAAACAGTACAATTTAAAAGTGAGGTAAACTTATGGGAAAGACGCTTTGGTATGAAGGAATCCATTTCGACAACTGCATTGACGCCGAAGAGGACAACGAACTTGGTATTTGCTGGAGTTATTTATGTGCGCAGCACTACAACAAATACCGCAAGATGTTTCCAAAGAAAAGGATCACCGACTGTCCAGCAATAGCCACTTGTTCAGTGGCTGGCTGCGGCTGTCAGGCGCGTTACTGTCTCGATGTGTATAAGAAAACTGCGGAGGTAATTACACTATGAAAGATATCAGAGGAGTAGAATTAAAAGTTGGTGACAAAGTAGTTTATGCGGAAAGCAGAAAGGTAAACTGCTCATACAAGACATCTGTCCGCTCTACTTTGGCAATAGGAACTATACGTTGCTTCAGTAAGAAGGGCGATATTGCTTACGTCGATGATTCAATGGGCAGATTGAACGGCGACTCAATAATGAAGATACAGGAGGATTAAGTTTATGGCAAAAGTAAATGAGGATCACAACAAGCACTTTAAGATTGTACCAAAGGCAAATATAGTACCAGCAGTAGCCGTTTGTAAAGACGGCAAAACTGTTAACGATCTTGTAGGCGATGTTATAAGTGTATTCGCGTTTAATATGAATCCCGACATGAATAATTATTTCGAAGTCGTGGAGATTACAGAGAAAGAGTATAACGAACTTAAAGAATACGCTCTTGAGGAAATTAGAATCACAGATCGTTAATCAACACAGGAGGGTTAAGTTTATGACAAAGCAAACTAAGAGAATCCTTAAAAAGTTGTTCAAGCAGCATTGTGTAGATCTGCCAGCGTCACTCATGGACGGTCTTCACAGAGTGTACGACAGGGACGGCGGCTGGTATGAGTTTGGATTCTATGATTCCGAGGATTACTCTGATGATGAAATAAAAGAATTGCTTTGGGAAGAATTAGGAAGGTGTTATGTATGGACGCCATATGACTGTACAGGACAGGCGTTCACATACTGGATACACTTCCATCGTTGTCCCAATGGATTCATCAGCGTGATTCATCGTATAGTAATTGACTGTTGACAAAGTAAATCATTATAGTTTACAATGAAAAAAGTAAGGAGGATTTGGTTATGAAGAAATTAAGAGAGGTATTAAATTTTGTGTCAGACTGTGATCATATTACAATATATAATGAGATGGGAAAAACGTTATCAGAAGATGAGGATGTAAGCGATGTGATGCTCCCCAATTATGAAGTTATAGTAATGCGTTATGATAATGATCAGAGCGCTTGTACTATAACAGTAAATACCGAATCAGAATTAACCCTTGGTTGTATTATGGATTACCTTAGCGGCAACGTCATCATCCTCAACAGATATCTTGACGAGATCGGAATGATTAAAAATAACGGAGAAGAGGTAATAAGAGGAGACGGAAAAGATGGCAATCTTGCGGAAGAGCCTGTGTATGATATCCGCGCCGTAGGAAACAAGGTTTATGTTGTAGTAAGGGGGTAATGCTATGCTGCTGGAATACATCAATGATCACTTTACTATCGGGGCTGTCGGCATGAGACTAATTGATAACATAATAGACTATGCTAAACACCAGCCCGAATTCGTTTGGTTCGATGGTACTCTTACAGATGAAGGTGCAGATTTCCTGTACTGCATTCTTGATACCATAGGGATCACAAAGAAAGAAATCATCGACTACTGGAATTAAGGAGGTAATAAACTATGAGAGTAAAACACTGGCAAGGTTATGGTTGTGTCAACGTTAAGAAGGTAGAACGTAAAGTAGATGGCAGCGTAGTTAATCTGCATCTTCGTGTATGGGGCAATCACGAGTGGGGTATTGATCGCAATGATACCTACGATGTTGTGCGCTGGATCGGAACGAGATGTGACAAGTGCTTGACAGATTATCGTCAGGTAGTTAGAATGGCACTGGACGATAGGTACGAGAAGATAAACGGGCTGGATACGGAAGTCTGTGATTATTATATCATGTACTTATTAAAGGAGGATTAATTATGAGTAGAGACGCAGTAGTATTTGACGCAAGACACGAGGCTTATTCAATACAGGATATTGCAGATGAGGCAATGACTGTGGGAGAACTTCGCAACGTACTTAGGAATTACGACGACGACGATCTTGTCATCCTGTCCTATGATAACGGCTACACCTTCGGCTCATTGCACGAAGGAGAGATCGAAAGAAAATCAGAGGATGAATGGGAGGATTGACAAGTCCTTCTATTTATGGTATAACAATTGCGTAAGAAAAGAAAGAGAGGTTAATTATGGGATATTATGCCAGTGGATATGGTGAATGCACACTTAAGGGTGGAGTTGACTTACTTTTACTCAACTACGATCTTAATACAAATGGTGCGCATACGATTGAGGTAAGCAGACTCACAGCAAGCAAGATGATCGATGTGAAAGAAAATAGAATCAGCCTGTCTGCGGAAGATCAGAAGTACTACGAGGAAGAAGTTTATCGCGATCTTAATATCTTGACCAAGTATATTACCAAGGGATACATCGACTATGTTGGAGAAGACGACGCTCACTGGAGGATCACACTTCAGGACGGTGAGTGGGTAGAACAGGATGGCAAGACAATCTACGATCTGTCGGATATATCTGACGACGATCTTTTGGATGAACTTCGCAAGAGAGGATACAACATCTAATCTAATCTAATTACAAACTAAATCCCTAACATTAGAATTTACAGTGTACGGGATAGTCTGCCCTTTTTTAAGAGGAGGTATACATATGAATCTTAGATCAAATTATGGTTGCAATTCAAGGAGAACTTCGCTGGGAGATGTTCTGTCTTTAATAGACAACAATCTTAATGTGCTGATCAGAGACGAGGATGAGAATGTCTTAGGACAGTACAACGGAAAAGATTCTATAAGTAGGGTCTTGACAAATCATGTGGTCAGTAGTATTATATTCCAGTCACACGAGATCACTATTTATATAACGGAGGAAACAGTATAAGGGCTTGGCAAGATAAACAAAGTGGTATATACTTGGAGGCGTGTATGGATTTTGCTAATGATATGGAAAAGATGGTGGACTACTGGAAATTAACAAGGGAAGAGTTTCTTTTCAGTTACAGTTACCTTACGGAAGAAGAGTACGAGGCAACAAGGAAGATCGTAGGCGACAGGAATAATATGGTAGCCAAGTTAAATGATCTCGTAAGAAGGGCTGGTCTGTCTCGTGAGTCCATCTACGTATGGAGCAATGTTGATTCTACGCTGGGAATAGCGGTAGAAGGAGAGACGTGGAGTAGTCGTATCAAACCTGAAGACGCAGAATGTGAGGTGATGTGCCTAGTCAGGGGCTATCTTATCGGTAAAACAATTGCGTAAATAGACTTTTACTTACGTATAAGGAGAAGTGATGAAAAAGAAAACTAAGGATGTACCACGTTGGTCAGGCTGGACGTTACCCGATGGAACAGAAGTACCAGCAGTCCCATGCGGATCAGTATTTAAAGGTAAGAAAGAGAAGTTAAGATCACAGCAATCTAAAGAGTTGGATAAACTCAGAAAGGAGTACTTATGACACTCAATGAGGCTATCATCCAAGTGATCACCAATAAATATAAAAAGGATGCGAAGGAGGCGCATAAGATTGTCGAGGACGCTGGCTACAAAATCAATAAGGTAGATGGTTACTATCACGTTAGTAGCAGTTCTACTTACCGCTACTGCTATGCTTTCTATAGCGGACACTATGACAAGGGTCAGCGCTGGTGTATTTACTGGGGTAGCAATGTGCGTGGAAGTAAGATCCATTGGGGCGATCCAGCAAATATAAAAATAGACTTTACAAATCTGCTCAACACGAGGTATAATAATGTTGCACATGAGCAGAGTCCAAGCCATTCCCCAGCAGTGGAGAAGTATCAGTCTATTAGGTGGAAGAAGTATACGATAAAACAGGACGAAAAGTATATACAGGAGACACTTAATTCCATTGCTAACTTAAATGCCAAACTGATAAGCGCAACGGAACTCAAGGCTCAGCACGAAATGGAACTTGCAAACTTAAGGAAAGAAAATGGTTTAAACTAAGGAGGAAAACACATGAGTCATTACGCAGTATTAGTTATCAAGGATCAGGACGCAAATCTCGAAGCAATGCTTGAACCCTACAGCGAAAACCTTGCCGTAGAACCTCGCATTGATCGCACCAAACAGGAGATGATCGAAGAAGCCAAGGCGTACAAGGAAACACTTCTTGAGAGAATTAAGGAGAAGCCCGACATAGAGATCAGCGATTACCAGCAGCGTTTCCTTGACGCAGAGACCGACCAGCAGTTCTATGATGCGGAGTACGACAACTGCCGCGACTATGATGAAGATGGTAATGAACTTACTACTTACAACCCCAAGTCTAAGTGGGATTGGTGGGTGGTAGGCGGCAGATGGTCTGGTAGTCTCCTCACAAAGGAAGGCGAAGAGGTAGACGGAGGACTTGTAAAGGAACTTAACCTTGACATCAACAAGGAAAGATATGATCACTCCCTCAGATGGTATGAAGTAGCGGTTGAGGGCGCACCCCTTAAGGAAGGCGAAAACAAGGACGACTTCTTCACCATCTACAATCCTGACTATCTCCGCGAATCCTACAAGACTAAGGAAAACTATGCGAAGATCCATTCCTTGCCTATATTCTTTGCGGTTGTTACTCCTGACGGCGAGTGGCACGAGAAAGGTGAGATGGGCTGGTTCGGAATGAGTTCTGAAACTGCCGAGGAATCTCTTGACTGGGATCTGCACTTCATGGAGAGATTCATTGACAACCTTGATGACAACATGGAACTTGTTGTGGTTGACTGCCACATCTAACGGAGAGACATGAGCGGTAGAAAGGAAAACGAACAAAACATAGAGAAGACCATCGCCCGTAGCCTACAGGATAGTCCGTCCGAAATTAGACTTTGGAACGAACTTATGCGGGCGAGTGGTCTCACCGCCGTGACCAGACGGGATCGCATACAGAAGGTAAAGGCTTTTCTATCTGGTTACGAACTTACTCGTGAGGGTGTAATATCCTACATGACAGAATTGCGTGAGAAAGATGTGACCGATACTTACCGAACATCTGTCTGGTACACATTAAATTCGTTCTGTACTTATCTGTACAACGAGGGAATCACGCCGATCAACTTCATGTCGGGGATCTCACGTAGCAGAAACAACGATACACATGCGCCAGTTAAGGTAACTGCGAAAGACTTTACACAGATTACCGCTGCCGTATCAGAAGATAAGCAGCGCTATGGATATGCTGGCGGGATCACCCTACGTAACCGAGACAGGCTTATGCTGGCTATCCTTATAGAGACTGGCATACGTGAGACAGCCCTAACATCTATAGACGTGAGTGATCTAGATGGCGACCACATTGTTGTCATAGAGAAGGGAAACACCAAGAGAAGTATATATTTGTCCGACAAGACTGTAACAATCTTAAACGAGTGGCTTGAGGATAGGGGTAATTTACTTGACGCACGTCAAAAGAAAACCGATGCCCTGTTTGTGTCCAGAGATGGCGACAGGATCTCACACGACACTGTGCGGTACGTGACCAAGAAATACTCTGGCAATAAACTTAGTCCACACAAGGTCAGGGGTGGGTACTGCTCTATCCTGTACGACAAGACACACGACATAGAGTTTGTCAGACGTGCGGTGGGACACCGCTATGCATCTACCACGCAAAGGTACATATCTACAGACGATCAGGAGGCGCGTAAGGGTATGGAAATAATTAACAAAATTTTATAAAGTTTTTTGTTTAAATATTACATAAATGATATCAAAATGATATCAAAATTATAATAAAATTATTTCGAATTAATACAAAATTATTGTGATGTGTAGTCAAAACGCTTTCACACATAGTTACGCAGTATCCCCAACTTATCCACATTGCCCACAAATACTGGCGCTTGACACATTTCAGCGCATATGCTACAATACGAAGGGAGGTGAGAAAATGTTCCTACTAACAAGCATAGTTTTCTGTCTGATCTACCTCATATACGGGAGCATAGTAGCACTCGGGTATTCTGCACAACATTCCGCACAGGATCAGCGCGATAAAGACACACTGGATTTCTATAAATCATGTGAGCCAAACTGGATATCAGCACCTCTCTGTCCCATCAAAAGAGAAGGTGACAAACTTATCTGCACAGCGCCCCAGCACTACTATCTAACGACAAAAATGATCTCCCCCTACACTAAGTTCGAAGTCAAATATGGATACGACAAAAGGTGGGGTATACTACACGCCGAGTCAGGCAAATTACTCTTTACATTAGACGATATAAAATTCTGGCGGGACAACCGAAATCGCGCAAATTGGATGCAAACTGAGGACAAAAAGTACATATGCTCAGGGTGTGGACACATACTCGAAACCACAGCATTTGCGCCGTTTTACTGCCCTAATTGTAACCGCTACATAAACAACCACGTACGATAAAGGGTCGATTGCAAACAGGAGAAGGAGTGATAAGTATGAATGTCTATTCAGAAGAAGAAATAGAACCACTTGAATCTCATTGCCAGAAATATATTCATCAATATAAATGTGACGATGCTATGGGAAGAAGTAACGTTTGCAGCACATGTCCAAATAGACATCGCACATTCGTAGAATTATCAGACGTATTACAAATAATTTCAGATCCAGCATTGAAAAAACAAATCAATAACCTATCAAAGTATATGACATACTAGGAGAACACATGAGACTAATCGATTCAAATAAGTTAAAGAGAATATATTTACGTCGTTATAATCCTGTAGTTCAAGATGTCGCCGTGGTAAGCGACACGGAGATTTTCAACGCCGAAGTTATAGAGGCAATCCCTGTTGAGTGGATTGAGCATGAGGCAATGAAGGCTGGTAAATGTCTTTATGCAGAGGGACTTGAGTACTTAATATATAAGTGGAGAAAAGAGTGTCTTAATGAGGAGGATCTATGAAGCACGCAGAACTTATGAAACTTGTCGGAAAGAATGTCTGTGTACTCTTTCATAGCGGAACTTGGGCATGGGGCAAGTTGGGATACGCAGATGAATTTTCAGCAAAGCATGACTTCCGTAAGCCCAAATATTTTTATATCGGCAATATATCTTTCAAAGTAAGCCACATAAAGAAGTTGGCAGAAAGTGAGGACACAGTAAGGAATGCACGAAAAGTCACAAAAAAGGATAGTCATAAAGAGTGGTGGGATTCTTTTTACAAAGGAGAGGTAAAGCAAAATGAGTGATTTGATCAGCAGACAGGCGGTTCTTGAATTGCTCCAAATGAAGTATTTCGGCAAAGACTTATATAAGGCTATCTATGAGTTGCCGTCCGCAGAGAACAAAGAGGAATGGATACCAATCTCAAGCATTGATGAGATACCCAAGAATGGAGCATATTGGGTAACATTCAAGTATAAGAATGGAGATCGTGCGATATCCCATATTGGGTGGGATACATATCACGAACATTGGGATGATGAGGAAGGTTGGGCTTTGGATGATGGAGATTCTATCATAGCATATATGCCGTACTTTGAACCCGAGCCTTATAAGGAAGCATACTCATACGATTTGACTCATATGTTTGAAGGAGTGACTGAGATGCCGAAAGATGCATTTAAAGGTTGGACTACCGAGGAACTGTTAGGGCATAAAAAGGATAGTCATAAAGAGTGGTGGGATTCTTTTTACAAAAGAGAGGTAAATCCGAATGAGTGATTTAATCAGCAGAAAGTGAGATAAAAGATGAAAAAAGATGATTTAAACTTTGTAAGGCAGATATGGTGTTTAATTGGTTTCTTTATCGGAGTCTTTTTCACTTGTATTTTGGGTTACTTTATAGGCTTATAAGGCAGAAAGTGAGGAATGAAATGGAAAATATTATTGTAGAAAACAAACTGATACTAGGAAACGGAGCAACGCCCTTTACTGTAGCCGATGCCGTAATCAGAGAATGTCCCGACAGAGGATGGCTTAAGGATGTGGTCTTCTATATAAACGCATATCTCGAACGGACTTATACATCTAGTGTTAAGGAGGCAGAGTAAATGAGTCGTGAAATGGTGCGTGTGTCTTTGTACGAATCAGGTAAATATACAGTAGAAGATATTAGTCCCCATTATGCAACTCAACATCTGTTGGGTTTTGATAACGAGGGAGCGTGTGAAATATATCACTGTCCAAAAAGAAGTTGGAAGAAATATCTGATAAAACTTCTGTCCACTAATAGCATAGACAAGGAAATTGCTGAGTTGCAGAAGAAGAAAAGAAACATGGAGCATCTTAAGAGCAAGATCTTGAAGGAAATGGATTCTGAATAAGGAGGGTAAGTAAATGATCGGATCAGAAACAGTAAGGCAGATATTCCTCGAAAGACCCGTTTCAGAAGAACTTGAAAAGATGTTGGAAGTAGTACAGAAAAAGTGGGGATATAAGGTCTTAAATGTCATAGAAACAAAAGTCCCTAATGGCGGACACGGATGGTCAGACCAAGCGTTCATCATTATATATGACACATGCGGAGAGGATAAGAAATGACTAAAGAAGAAGCATTGCAAATTATATATGATCGTTGCCAGCATTGCGATGAAACCGAAGAAGCCTTTAAAGTACTTAAGGAAGACTGGATACCCATCTCGTCGGGGAAACTACCCGAAGAAACAAAGACAAAAGGACATGGTTTATGCCATGTACTTGTAACTCATAAATATGCGGGGATTATGAGAACGCATCAGGCTGCATTTGTCGAAGGAAAATTTCTTAGATTGGAACATTACACAGAAGATAACACAGTTACGGCATGGATGCCTTTGCCTAAACCCTATGAAGGAAGTGAGGTAAACGAATGAGCCAAGATGTAAACCTAATCATTACTTGCAATCACACAGAGTGCATATACAATCATGAAAAAGAATGCGGCAAAGAAATACTGTTCTTAAATGACCCAGAGTGTAAGGCAAATAAAGATAAGGAGTAACAATGGAAGAGAATAGAGGGGATTTAATCTGTAGACAGGCAGTTATAAATGCAATAGCAAATACTTGTTTTTGGTTATCGGCTAAGGACTGGGAAGAATTAACAAAGTGCATCGATTCTATTCCACCCGTAGAGGATAAAGGAGAATGGTTCGTCTCACATACCGACATTGATGAACTGTGGGCTATTTGTTCAAACTGCGATGAAGAAATTAAACAGAAGTTAAACGACGATTATACGCCTGTGTTTTACAACTTTTGCCCTAATTGTGGAGCGGACATGAGGCAAACAAAGGAGAAGAGGAATGACGCACGAACTTAAAATACTTCATGATTATTTTATGGATATCATGTTTGAGGGCAAGAACTTTGAGATAAGGAAGGATGATAGAGACTTCCACGTCGGAGATAAGTTGATTCTCAAAGAATGGAATCCATACCAGAGTCGTTACACAGGAAACTATATTGAAGCCAAGATCGATTATATCCATCACGGCAATGGTGAATACGGAGTAGCCGAGGGATATTGCATACTGGCACTAACCGACATTGAGTGTGTAATAAACGGAAGGAGTGAATAATATATGAGGATTTCTGAACGTGTATTAAAAATCGAATACGAATCCCAGCGTTTTGAAGATATTAAAGTGGGCGAGTATTTTGAATACAACAATGAACTATACATAAAAACCCACAAAATCTGTAGCCCCGATCATTGGGGAGACTTTGCAACCAAATTATCGACTGGAATAATGTACGACTTAAATCCTCATGCAAAAGTTATTCCTGTTGATCCTGAAATATTTTACGACAAACATAAAAACGAAATACAATTTAGTGAATACGAGGTAGATAAATACGACAGCAACGGACTGCGTTGCTAAGGGAGGTATCATAATGAAGATAATTAAACTAGGCGATCCGAACAAGGCTAATGGTGGCGTAGAATTTGAATGCGACAAGTGCGGCTGTGTATTTGTGGCTGATCATACTGAGTGGAGATACGCACCCTCAATGGCTATGCAAAGGGGTGAAGGAACTTATATATGCGTATGTCCTTGTTGCGGAAAGGAAATATGGAAAAGATGATAAAGATATATACTAAAACTTTTTCACTACTAGACAATTTTAAAGAAGTGGAAGAAGAAATCCAACGTTACATTGACAGTAAATGGGAAATACTATCAATGGCTTCTGAATTACATGACGAAGTTGTGAGCATAATAGCGGTAATGAAGTTGGATGAACTGACTTCTGGAATGTTCAATCCTTGGGTGGGACACACTGTTAGGTGCGGAGGCGAGTTGTATAAAGTTATCCTGTGTTCCCCAGAACCTTATCTTGTATTCGATGACGGATCTAAACATTACGTAATGTCAATTGAACCCATCGACGGAGATCCAGATGACTGGATAGCAGTTAACGATGCTCAGGTAGAATTAGTGGAGGATTGGCGAAATGAAACTTTTAAAAGATATGCTAAAGATTGATCGCTTGGAAGTTTGGGAACTGCCAGATAATAAGATAGGAGTATGTTTTGAAAACTTCGCATACATAAAGGATGGCGGTTTTTTAATAGGCGAGTTTGGCAATGGAAGAACCTTTGAAGATGCTGTAAGGGATTACGCACAGAAGATATCGGGAAGAACACTTGTTGCAAATCCGTCAAGCAGTAATAGAAAAGAGATAACAGTTTTATTTATAGAGGAGGACTGATATGATAACGGCAGCGGAGGCAAGAAAAAACGTAATGACTTACTGTAATAATCAAATTGATGATGTACTAGCAAGAATTTCTGATAGGATAGAAAGCGCGAGCAAAGAAGGAGATAGTGCGATAAGAATCTACGGGAATTATGGTGAGGCAATGTCAAAGATGATCACCAAGGCTTGTAGAAAAAAGGGATATATAGTAACCAGCGACTGCGTGGGACTTATTGTGAGTTGGGAATAATAACAGAAGGGAGAAACAACGATGAATTTTAAACCAACAGAACCACTTGTTCTAACTTTTATAAATAGTGAAACAGGAGAAGTTCATTCTCTGGGCAACATTACAGAAATTAAAGAGCCTGAGTCTTCTGTTGGCGACACAAAGAGATTTCTTACTAATAGTGTAACATTCCACGCCGTTCTATCTAATTGTAAACTTAATAATAAGTTTGTAAGGAAAGTAATATTCAAAGGGCATCCGTTTAAATATTTAAAATGGAGGTTGACAAATATATGGCATTTAGGGTAAAATTCAAAGTAGTTAAATTCATTGTTACTCACAAGATTACCTACAAATTCTTTATGCAGTTCGAGTGGTTTAAGAAAATTGTTATTGAAATTGCACGAGAGATTTTAAAGAGATAAGCAGTGGAGGCAGATAAGCATCATGAGAATAATTGATAGCCAGTACGACTACTACGATTATTTACAGAACTATACAGATCCTATAGTGTTTGATCGCAGAGGTTCGCATGTATTAACCAAGGAAGATGTGTGTCATGCGCTGTCACTTTATAACGACAGAACTGACAAGTATCTACTCTTGTTACATTGCGGCGCAACATACTGGCTTATTTTAGCCACGATCACCGAAAAGGAAAAGGGGCGTTGGGCGACACATGAGATACCCAAGAACTATGACCTCAAGGTTTTAAGTAAGTGGTCAGATTATTCTAAGGAGAGAGAGTTAATCTCCCTTTATGCTATCACAGTTCCTGTGTGGAAGATATATGACAGCATATATACACATGGAGTTATCGAAGAGATTGCTGTTAAGCACATGGACAAGATCAAGGAGACAATCCGAGTTAATGATTATGGTTGTGCCAGAATATGTGATGAATATTGCAGAACGTGGGACTATACCACAAAGAAGTATGTCAAGGAGTATCAGCCTCCACTTCTTAAGGCTTGCGGCATATCCAGTATAATCGATCCCTTGGAGATTTTTGTTGCTATCGAGGAACACTTCTCGTTGCTTAAGACCGAGGCAGAGCGAACAGAACCACTGGGTGCGACCAATGATGATAAGATAATTATGCATGGATTTGATACAAAAACATCATTTAGAGGACAATGATATGACTAATTTGGAAAAATTTGAAAGCATATTTGGATTCAAACCAGACACAGAGTTCGGCATTTTAAATTGTCCTGAAGATCATGATGGATCACAATGTCCTTATTATGAGGAGTTGGATGGTGGTTGCCACTGTGAAACTTGGTGGAATGAGGAATATAAAGGTGCAGACAAGGGTATTGACAAATTTGATTAAATAGTGTATGTTAATTGCAAAGGGAGGAATAGTTTATGGGAATGTACACAATGTGCTATCTAAGTTGTATTATTGATAAGGCTGATAAAGATGATATTGCCGTTCTGGACGCGATGTGTCACGGCATTGCTGATTACGAAATGTTGAATTCTAAACAGAAGGAGTTCGCTTTATTCCGTACTACTAGGTGGGCGGGAATGCTCAGGGGCGGATCTGCTTATTTTGATTTTGAACCACATAGTACGCTAGAACATCTATATTTTATCGACAGTGAATATAGTGATGAACCTTCTAATGCATATCAACTTTCTGTTCGCTTCAATATTAAAAACTACGACAATGAAATTGATCATTTTATTGAATGGGTTAACACTCTGAGTTCAACAAAAGGTTTAGTAGGATATGCTAGATACGAAGAGTGCGATCAGCCTAGACCAATATACTTTTAAAAGGAGGAATAGTGCGTGGAAAATCTTGACGAACTCAAAAAGTTAACTAAGTATTTACAGGACAATAACTATATCGTACACACATATGACGAGTATCACCCTTATGGAAGACACTCTGTTGCTGTGTTTAATTCGAACGGGGAGTGTCTTTGGGACGCGATCTGTCAATACGGCAGTTATGGATACGAACGTGGACTGTTAGAAATTGCTGGAAATATTATGACCGACAAAGAAAGAGAATCGGATGTAGTGGCTGGCTGTTTAACTGCGGATGAAATAATTGAGAGGTTAAAGAAATGGACATGATCATAGTATTTATAGCGGGAATTATGATAGGATTTTTGATTGGTATGTGGTTTATGGCGACACTGGAATAAGGAGGATTAATATATGAATTATGGCGCACCTCAGGTAATTATGATTGTTTTACTTACAATAGGTTTTGTATCAGCACTTTACAATGATGGCAAACCTCAGAAAACAAATTGGATTGCTACTACTGTTTCAATTATTATTCAGGTAGCACTTCTTAAGTGGGGAGGATTCTTTTAATGGAAAGCGATGTGATCCAGAAATTTATTATATCATCAAAAGAAATACATAATAAGATAGACGAGTTTGAAGAATCAATTAGCGATTTGCGTGCTGAAAATATGGAATATAAGAAGCATGTAATCAGTTTGGCAGAGCATTTACTTCAGTCTATTATTGATTCGTATAACGAAAAATTTAAATATATATTTGAATATGATGAATCCAGTATATGTGAATTTCTGGGAATAGAAGTATCACATACAACAATTAGAAATTTTCTAGATTCTATTGATTTTGTCGATGTATGTGTTTACAACGACAATCTTGTTTTTACTCATATAATTAGCAGCATATCAATCCCCATGGAATTATTTTATCGTCCAGACAACTCTTGGATATCCGAAGCCCTCGAAAATTGTCGTGCATATCGAGAAATGAAAAGTCGTGAGGAGAAATTGGAAGAGATCACAATGCTTGAAAATAGAATTAAAGAAATCAAAGACTCTTTGATCTGATATAAAACAGGAGAAACGTTAATGAAAGCATACATAATAACTCGTATATTTGAAATACACACTTCTTTCGAGAATGACCCACTGGTCACAGAAATAATCGGATGCAACCTCTCAAAAGAAGCCGCAGAAGACTGGTGCGCTCGCGCCGTAAAGCAAGCAATTTATTTTGATAGTCAATTTGATATCACAGAGGTAGAACTAGATAAACTACCTGAACTATTAGAGGAAAATGAGATATCACCTTACAAAACAGAGGAGGATAAGTAAATGGTTAGAATTGTCGAAAAGTATTACTGCGACAGATGCGGGAAAGAAACAGATAGTTTTCACCATTCCAAATTTGATTTGCTAATAAAAAGATTTAAAAGCAGAAATTTACTTACAATATGGAACACTGATCGTGGTCGTTATGAACCCAGCACTTTATGCAAGGCTTGTGCGGAATCTTTTGATGAATGGTGGAAAGGTGGTAAGTAAATGGACTTAATCAGCAGAGAAGAAGTAATAGACGATATTCTTAAGTTGGCAAAAGAACCAAGCGTACAGAGAAATCCCGACTCAGTTAATGGCTTATTGGGTGCGTATAACATAGTATATGAAAAGCCTTCCGCAGACATTATGGACTGTGCAAGGGCAATAAAGGAATATTGTGACGGGAAAAAGTGTGATAAATGCCTTTTTAAGAGCAAAGACCCGATGTATATATGCTCACTATCCCACGAAACGCCGTATTTTTGGGATTTACCCGAAGGAGAGAAAGGCGGTGTGGAATGACAAAAGCAGAAAAATTTGTATTAAAACGCCGATTGAGAGATTGTTACTCTACGGACAAAAGCCGAGTTTATGAAATAGCCGAAAGAGAAATTGACCGAATACCAACGACTGAGGAAAGACCGAAAGGGGAATGGATAAAAAACGCACCCGAAAATCAGTTCATTGACCCACCATATATTTGCTCGGAATGCGGCAGAGCAGAGTTACGCAAAGAAAATTTTTGTTGTTCGTGTGGTGCGGATATGAGGGGTGTTTAATATGACCAGTCTTAATAAGAAAAAGAAATGTTCACACACTGCTCTTGATAGAGGCGGAGAAAAAGGATCACTCTTTCGTTTAAAACGCTATGCAATGTACCATAAGAAAGATCGAGTGGCTGGTAAAAAACTTGCCAATCAGTCATTAGAACTTGATGCTGAATCCGAATCTTATAAAAGGGGAGACGAGTGAATGAGTGAATATATCAAGAAAGAGGACGTGCTTAATTTAGCACAAAAGATGTATCAATCGTGTGGAGACGTTGTGGTTATATTTCCACAGGATGTTGACGATTTACCTTCTGTTGACATAGCCGCACTTGAAGCAGAGAATAAAACTTTGCGGATCAAGTTAGAAAATGCCGAAGATGTTTTAAGAGGACTTAAAGAGGATTTGGCAGATGCTAGAGCAGAATTAAGAGAAATAGGTGAATGGCAAATGGGAGTGGTATGAGAGACGAGAGCAAGATTGTGTTTGATCGGCATATGTATATGCGAGAATGTGCGTTGAAACATTTGCGTGAGCATAGAACTTTTTGCGAGGGAAAATTTATACTTGCAAATATAATGCTTACTATGGAAGAATTAAACGAACTTATTAATGTCTTAACCGATACTGACGCAATCCAGAATGCGTACAAGTTAGGCTATGAGGAGGGGACAAAGGACACTAAAAAGTCAATAGCCGAATCGTTTGAGACTTTTAAGAAATCTATGGAGTAAAAAATGAGTAGATATATAGACGCAACAGAATTAAGTGGATATAAGTTTGGACTCATATCTCCTTATATTCAAAAATTGTTTCATCAAATTGTTAATGAAGCACCAACTGCTGATGTGAGAGCAAATATTCACGCACGTTGGATTAAGATTTATCCTGAACATGAGGAATGGAATGTCTATGAGTGCTCTTATTGTGGCGAAGAATTTAACTTAATCGAGGGAACTCCGTATGATAACGGATATAATTTCTGTCCTAATTGTGGGGCTGATATGAGAAATACATGAGCGAGTAGAAGGGGTGAATGAAATGATCCTAGACCTTAATGAAACAATAACTATATATGAAAGCAAAGCGGAGCACGCATACTCTATGGCTGCAATTCACCACACAGACGAGGGTGTTTATCTGGCAGAGGAAACCAAGTGGAGAGAAAGAGCAGAAGTAGCCGAGCAGTTAGGAAATTGGCTGAAAGAGTTAAGAGATTTGAGAGAGGCGATGAAGAAATGAAGATAGTAAGGTTTGAAATTAAGGATCACTCGGACAGAATGAATGTATTCAGAGCACTTGTAGATAACGGATATGACGCCAGAATTGAAGTAGACACATCACACATGCCGACAAGAGTATTTATATACACAACAGTAGATGAATATGAGGTGAATGAATGACAGTAAAGGAACTTAAAGAAGCATTAAATGATATGCCCGAAGATAATATTGTGCAGATATTTGACCCATATCATAACAAGGTTATCGAGTGGGTTGAAAAAGGAAGTGAGAACGTAACGTCTGAAAAAGGCTATGTATTTATTAATGTATTAGATAAGGAGCGGAGAATGACCAAAGAAGAAGCAGTCAAAAAATTAAAAGGATTTGACCTTATCGGAAGTAATGAGGACATCGAATTTCAATATGCTCTTGATATGGCTATATCGGCTTTATCCGAGAACAAGGGAGAGTGGAAAGCAGAGTTTAAAGGTGGCAGAAAACTTTGTTCTAACTGCGGAATCTTTAACTTCTCGAAGTATAAGAACTTTTGCCCTAACTGCGGATCGGATATGAGAGGGGTGAGCGAATGACGAGAGAAGAGTATGTTAACTTTGCCAACGCCTTAAAGAATAACTATACAATAGACTTCGACAAGTTACCAGAATTTTGCGACATGGCTATATCCTTACTCGAAGAGAATAATAGAGAGTGGACACCCGTATCATCGGGAGAATTACCCAAAGAACCTTATGCGTGTTTGGTTACAGTTTGGGACACAAACATTTTAACACAGGAAGAATTTGAAAATATATTACACTATCCCGTCGGCTATGACGGAGAAACGTGGAATGATGGGGACGGGAATATATGTCCTTATGAGGTTATAGCGTGGATGCCCGCACCTAAACCCTACAAGGTAGAGAGTGAGGAGATATAGTATTATGAATAAAAAAGAATATAAGAAACTATTTAAACCTTTATTTGAAAATTTTCCTGTAGATAATGATAAAGTTTTTGATGAAATTGATAGGGCGGAATCAGCACTGTTGGAATTACGTAATGAATATAGATCTAGATTATATAAAAAGTATTATTTTTGTAGTAAATGTAATAAATACTATCTTAGGAACGCTTGGAAAGAAGAGATTAATAAAGAAATCAACTATGGAGTCGTTGTGTATAGCGATTGTGGTTATGGTGACAACGATGAGATTGCAGATGTTGAATATAATGTAAAATATAAAGTGTGTCCTAAATGTGGCAACAAAGCGGTGATTGGTAAAGAAACAATACGTGAATTTAATAGAAGAGATAGGAGGTAGATCTGAATGAAATGTCCGTATCAGACAAGAGTAATTCATAAGCCCGAATATACTGAGGGCTATGTGAAAAACTTTGCAAAAGATATAACCGAGTTTGGTGACTGTGTAAAAACCGAGTGCCCATTTTATTACACAACATGGGCACATGACGTAATAGAGCATTGTCGTAAGGCAGAGAAGGAGACAGAATGAAACTTAGAGAGATTATAGGGTACATCGATTTTTTAACAAATGTTAGGATATTCCAGATGGATGCATATTTAGAAACCTCCGAACATTATGGAGAAGAGGAGGAAATATATTTTGGAAGTGTCCTCGACGTGCCATGGTATATTGCAGAAATGTATTTATATAAGGACGCCAATTATGATAGTATCTATATAGACAAGGAAAATAACTGCCTAGAAATATATGTAAGAGAAACGCTTGACAAATCGTGATATATGTGATATAGTTGCCTTACAATAAAGGAGGGCAGACATGCAAAAGATATATCTAGTAACAAGCGGTGAATATTCTAACTACCAAATCGATGCAATTTTTAGCGACGTAAATATGGCTCACAAATATGCAGAATTGCACACAACACGATGGTGTACTCCTTGCGTTGAAACGTGGGAGATAGATACGATCACCATTGAGGATCTTGAAACCCTAGAGAAAAATACACAGTATTATTGGGAGTTTGAATTTACCCCAGACGGATCATTGTTAGGTAGTGAAAGATATAAGATAGAATATCCAGACATAATGGAAGATGGTATTATTGAGAACAAAATCCCTACCACATACAGAGCAATTACGACCCTGAGAATAAAGGTGTGCGAAAGAAATAAGACTTATGAGCAATGCCTTAAGTGCGCATTAGATATGAGAGCCAAGCATCTGGCAGAAAGAGAGGGATTATGCTGACTGCAAATGAGGCTAGTTCTATAGCCAAACAACAACTGTTTCATAAGGTTGAACCCTATATATCGGCAATTTCTGAAAAAATTGCCAAAAATGCAATGGATGGTTGTTTCCATATAAGGTATGAATTTTCAGGCAACGAATTGGAGTATATGGCAGATATTGTACAATATCTAAGATCGATTGGCTATGATGTTAGGTTTTCAAATATTAATGGATGTGTAACTATTCTGTGGTAAAGGAGAGCAAAACAAATGAGTAGAGGTTGGATGAAGAGTGGACTTGAGATTGGAGAAAGAGTAAGGCTTAGTAGAAACCTATTTGAAGAGCCTTATTACGGCGCACGAAGGGTTCTGTATTGTACATATCTGGGCGACACGCCCTCGGGCATACTTGTAGATTGCGTGTTTAAGTCGGCAATAGATACTGATGAACCTGAGAAGTATCATTACAGGAAACATATTAACTGGGCTAAGATTTATTGTGGCGACGCTAAGGTTAAACTTTCGGACGGATCTCTACTAAAGGCAAGAAGAGAGAAGGTCAATAAGGAGGAAGGAAATAGATGATAATAATTCTACTCTTGTTTGCGGCATTTATACTTTGTACTGTAGTATCAATAAGAACGGCAATAAGATTACAGCAATCTTATTGTTACAGAGATATCGATATTAAGATAGGCAAAATAACTTTTGTGATAAATCTAGACTTAATTAATTTTGCTTATACTCTAATGAGTGTTGTTCTTGCCTGTATCATTTGCGTTTGCGTTCTTGAAATCTGTGTTGTTCATATTAATGATAAGGTCTCAATTAACGAGGCACAAATCCAGTATGAATCTCTTCTAAAAAGAATCGAAGTAATTAACTCTGAATATGAAAGCGTGTCCAGATCAGATGTGATTAAGGATGTTGCCGAATGGAACAAGAAAGTGTATCACGAAAAGCATTACCTTGAAAGTCCTTGGACAAACTGGTTTCATGATCGCGACTATGTAGAGTCGCTTAAATACATTGACCTGAACGAAGTAGTTATCGATTCAAGTAGAATTACCGAAGAGGAATGTGATGTACTTCTAGAAGTTATAAGGAGGGAATCATGAACAACAGAGGAAGTGTTGATAACTTTATGGGAACACTGACTATAATTGCTATTGTAGTTATAATAATAGTAGCCTTTGCAAGATGTAGTAGTTCCCAGAATAGGGCTAGAAATTACGGCGGAGATATGGAAATTGTCCTTGAGGCGGGAGAAAAACTCGAAGAGATTACGTGGAAAGAAGATGATCTCTGGTATCTTACCCGTCCAATGCGAGACGATGAAGAGCCTGAGACACATGTATTCAAAGCGGATACTGTTTTCGGAGTCTGGGAAGGATCAGTTACTATTATCGAAACCGCAAAAGAATAAAAATATTGACAAATCATTTAAAACATGATATTATACTGGTGAGTTGGAAATGGTTCTGACTCACCATTTTAAATATAAGGAGACATTAAATGAGAAGACCAAAGCATATGAATAAGAGACAGGCTAAGAAGTGGCGCAGAAACTGTGATAATGCTGAGTGGCTGTACTTTATGACTGGGCTTTATCCGTTGGATTATACCGCTGCTAGATGCGTTGAGCGCTGGCTTAAGAGAGAAACAAATGATCAGAAATAAGTAGGAAGTAGATATGGCAAATATAGAATTAGTAATTAGAATACCTGAAGATGAATATCAGAATATCTTACATACAGGCAAAACAAGTTTCTGTACAGTAAATGCTATTGAAGCGGGCACTCTACTTCCAAAAGGACATGGAAGATTAATTGACGCAGATGCTACAATAAAAGAATTTGGTGAATGGACTGATGAATGGGATGACTTTGCAATAGGTTGTTTAAAAAGCGCTGATACAATCATAGAAGCAAATACGGAAAGTGAGGATAAATAATGATTAAAAAAGATTCACGCGCCGCATTTATGGCGGGCTATGATAGTGGATATGAACAAGCCTGTAAAGATTGGGAAGAAAAGATTGACAGGATCGAGGAGGCAATAGAAAGGAAAATGTCCGAGTATGATGACAGGAATGTTTCTGAGTATGAGGATTGTTTGGCAATTATTGATGCCATAATAGGAACGGAGGAAAAATAATATGACGGGATTTACAATTTTTGGTGTGTTCATTGTATTGTTAATAATTGTCACGGCATTTGTTCTGATTATCGGGGCATTAAATGCTAACGATCCGATGTTTGGTTTCGAAGGCGGCTGTATCGCTGGTATGATTGTCGTTATAATTTTATTGCTTGCATATTTATCTGTTTTATCTGTCACTAGCGCAACATTTAAACGAAACCCTGAGATGTATGGATATGTTAAGATCGAGGAGGAGGAATGAATAAGCGTCCTGTAGACAAGACAAAGAAGTCAAACATCAAATGTGAGCACTGCAAGCATTGGATAAAACCAACAAGCATCTATTCTAACGGCTATTGTAGAAACGACAATAGTCCACGTTTTGATAAAGAATGTAACTATTGGAATAGATGTAAATACTTCGAGTGGAGGGAAGATAAGTAGAATATGTTTTATGTTCATTTTAAAAATACAAAAGAGGCGGCAATACCTGACGATGTGGATCTAGTTATTATTCCAGATAGGGGAATATGGGGACATACTTACTGGAAGTTGATGGCGGGAGATAAACTAGTGTGGGCAAGTTTATCAAAAAGCGTATTAACGGATGTGTTAAGTCAAATACACACATCTAGATTGCGGCTGGTTCATGGAATAACCATTGACATTAGAGAGTTAGAAAAGAAGCATAAAGACGAAATAGCAAGTGCATTAGATGAAATACATTATTTAAGAACAATGGCAATAGGAGGATAAAAATGACAGCAAATTCTATGATAGATCTGCTCCAGTCTTTGGCAATAATATTTATAACTGTAGCATTTATAATTGATAAGAAGGGGAGGTTATGAAATACTATATAAGTGACACTCATTTTGGACATGAGAATATCATGAAGCATTGTAATCGTCCATTCAAATCGGTAGAAGAAATGGATGAAGTAATAAAGAATAAGTGGAACGCCGTCGTAAAAAATAACGATGAGGTTTATATTCTTGGTGATTTTAATTTCAAAAACAGGACTAATGGCGAAGATTATCTGAAACAGTTAAAAGGAAAAAAGTATATTATCGTTGGTAATCACGATAAAATTACGCCCGAAATGAAGTCACTCTGTGAGTGGGTAGGATCATACAAAGAAGTGGAAGACGGAGCAAGAAAGATTGTATTATTCCATTATCCTATCGTTGAATGGAACGGGTATTTTAGAGGGGCATTGCATTTCTATGGACACATCCACAATAATATTGACAACGATGCTTATAGGATTATGAAGAGCATTCCTAACGCTTATAACGTCGGTGTTGATATTCTTGATTTCTGTCCCAGAACGGCGGACGAAGTTATCCACTTTAATCAGATGTACAACAAGAAACATTGAGAGGTGAAAGATGCATAATTATACAGAAAAAGAATTAATACAACAGGGATACGAAATAGAGAATGGTTTTATTGACTACGTAGATCTTTCAATGGCTGATCATGGATGCATAACATTAGCGATGGGAATTTCTTTTAATTCTGGATACGTAGTTTATGGCGGATATTGTCTGGGGCACGGTTATGTTGGCGCGAAAGATTTTGTCGGTACAAACAAGGGTATGGAATATATTATGCGAATTATGGATATTCTTGGCTGTGAAAAATTTAATGACATTAAGGGCAAATATGTTCGTGTGGCAATGAAAAGGGGTAATTCCCCCATAAAAATAATCGGCAACATCATTAAAGATAAGTGGTTTGATCCTGTGTCATTTTTTGAAGAGGAAGAATAATAGATGGAATCTAATAAGCCATTCCTGAAACCTACATATTATGACTCTTGTAATAAGTGTGAACGTTGGAACACAGAAGAAGATAAGCCTCGCAACAAACTGTATTGTTTGCTTTGTGATGGACGTTGTATTGAGCGTAGGCAGCCTCTTGATAAATCTAAGCAAATATGATATAATGGTGTAATAAACGTTAAGGAGTTCTATATTATATGTCAGAAAACAAAAAGAGATACTGGTATCCTGTATCATTATTTGCAGATGATTGGTCTGACGGATTTATTTACCTCACCGAAGAAGAGGCTGCCGTCGTAGAGTACGCAACTAACCCCACCAACTGGGAAAACCGAGACATGAGACCCAGAAGCGGATCTTTCAGTATAGATACTTTTCACAAAAGAGAAAAGTTATAATTGTTTATTTTTTACAACTATATTTTTTAGGCTTGACAAATGTCTCAAAATATGATATCATCTGATTAGAACAGAATATGCTATACTGTGACCGTGGAGTAAATAAAATAAGTAAAAGAAATACTTATAGAGTTAAGCGGTAGGTAGAGTATAGATATCAAACGTACAGAACACAAGTATATAAGAAAAAGTATGAGTAAATAAAATTATTTTTTCGTTCGAAACTGGCGCTGAACTCTGGCGCTAACATTCCACTTCTCACATTACTGAATATTACAACGAAGATAATTTCATGTTCCTCTTGACATTATCTTCTTGTTGTGATATTATATCATTAGACACCCCCATGGGTGTTATTAACTTATCATTTTTCACAGAAAGGAAAAAAGGAATGAGATTTAAGTTTATTGGTAACGCGCATGCCGTAACCGATCCTAATGCCAAGGGTTATTTTGATCGTAGCGGCAAAACAAAAAACGGAGATCCATACACGAGTGTATCGTTCTCTGTTGCCTCCACAAAGAATAATAGGGGGTACGTTGAAGTCTTTGGCATGGAAAGAGACAAGATCAAGACCTATGATGTCAATGACGAGCAGATCGAGATTGACTGGGAAGATCGCAATAGCGAGGGAGTTCTTAAGTCAGTACGTTCAAAGAATGTTATGAACTTCATTAAGGACGAAAGAAAGGAGTTCATTGCCGACTTTGATGTTGCAAATTATATCAAGGATAACATTCACGAACTTGACGGGAAGAAGGTTGTTGTAACTGGTCAGGCTAGTAGAGATTTTTACAAGGATAAGCCTCGCGACAGATTCACTGTCCAGAGTGTTTTTATTGCAGACGACGATGCTAAGACTGGTCTGAATATTTACGGCGAGTTCTTCTTTACTAAGGACAGCATTGATACAGCAGATTGGAAGAGTGAGCACAAGATCTACATTAACGGATATACTGAGGAGTATATAAGCACAAATAAGAAGAAGATGTATGTTGAGCGTACTCTTGTTTTTGATTGCAGTAAGATTGATTGGGAGAACGAAAAGCATGTGGCTATCGTCAACTATCGTCTTGCACAGATCGGACTTGCATATGAAAACGGCAACATTGTAAACAATCTTAAGTCAAAGAAGGTTTATAAGACCAGCGCTAATATCTCTTATATCAGGGGACAGGAAGAAATTCCTTTTGATGAGAGTGAACTTACCGAAAACCAGAGAACTGCTATCGAACTTGGCTTTAAGACCCTCGATGATTTTAAGCCTAAGGGTAATATCTACGGCAATGTCAAGGTTGAATATAAACTTGTTGACTTTGATATCAGAGACGAGTTTGCAGACGGATGCGTAGCGCTTAAGGACAGCATTGAGACATTTGAGGACAACATCTACGTTCCTTCTCAGGCTGAATCCGAGGACGATGTATTTATGAATAAGCCCGAAGAGACTAAGAAGAATGATAAAGATTCTGACGATGATGACGTGGACTTATTTAATTAATACATGTGAATAAAAGGAGATGACAATATGGGAAAATTTGGTAAGAAGATGGAGATTAGTACTAATCCCCTCGATTATAACATTTGCATCCTTGGTGAGTCTAAGATCGGTAAAACTACTATCGCCAAGGAGATGTGCGAGAAACTCGTAGGAAGTGATGGCTACATTCATCTTGACATTGGTCGTGAAGAGGGTGCGTCTGCTATCGAAGGTATTGTATCCGAGCCTATCGAGGACTGGGCAAAACTCGTTGATGTTGTAGATGATATCGTTGAAAATAAGGAGTCCGACTATAAGGAACTCAAGGTTGTTATCTTTGACACCCTTGACGAACTTATTCTTCTTGCAGAGGCTGAGTCGATTCGCCAGTGGAATAAGACACATCCCGATAAGAGAGCAGACACAATCAATAGCGCATGGGGCGGATTTGGTAAGGGTCAGGATTTTGCTGCTAATCTTATCGTGGATGCCATTTGGGAACTCAAGAAGGTTGGCGTAAGTTCCATCATCATTGGACACGTTAAGAGAAGCGACATAATTGATCCCGCTACTCAGGAAACCTTCTCAAAACTTACTGCTGATACTACCCAGAAGTATTTCAATGTTATTAAGAACAAGATGCACTTTGTTGCTCTCGCTTATATTGACAGAGAAATCGTAAAGGAAAAGACTGGCAGACAGAATGTTGTCACAAAGAAGGACATCGAGATTAATAAGACTGTCAAGGAAAGCCGTATTATCTCATTCAGAGACGACACATATTCTGTTGATTCGGGATCTCGTTTTGCAGATATTGTAGACAGAATCTCATTTGATGCAGATGAGTTTATCGCCGCTATGAGAGACGCTATCAACAACGAAAAGCGCAAGGGCGGCAAGTCTGATGCTGAGATTGAGAAAGAAGCAAAGGCTAGAGAGGCTGCTAAAGAAGCGGCGGCAAAGAAGTACTCTGAGGACAAGAAGAATGCTGAAGCCAATGCTGAAAAGTTCGAGGAACTTTACGAAAAGATCAAGGGCGCTTGCAACGGCATGGACGATGACACTAAGGCAAAGATTAAGGACTTCCTTAAGAGCAAGGGACTTAAGAGTTTCAAGGACAAGGAAGAGTTCACACTTGATATGCTTCAGGAGGCAGCGGATATTCTCGGAGTTGGCTAATGGCTAGAAAAAAGAAGGTTATAGAAACCGAAGAAAAAGCACCAGTCGCATACGTGCGCGAAGAAACCGTTAAAGAGTCGGCAGTTAAAAAACTGTCGGCTCGCGGGATCAACGCATTTATGGAGAGCGGTGTTGTAATGATGAAAATTAAAGATGAAAATGAAATGACCGAACTCAAAGAGGTGCTCAAATCTATTGGGTACGACCAGAGTTACGGATTCAAGGTATGTAAAGGAGATAACGATGATGAAGTTAGACGATCAGTTGAGGGTACTCAGAGCGAAGGATCAGAAGATCACGATTAAAGACGGAGAAAAGATTCTGCTTGACAAGGGATGCAAGGATGATACAACGAGAGGTATTCTGAGTAGAGAGGTATTCTCTACAATTGTTGAGGCAGATAATAGCGTTACCATTTCACTTGTAAATAGAGATTTAATTAAGAAGAATTAAGGAGATCGGGGGATGAGAAATGTTAAGTGTCAAGATACTGGCGAACTCGTCCCCTCGAACGAAGCATATAAAGCCTCCAATGGTAAGTACTACTCATCGGCGGAGGCTTTTAAATGCATTTCGGACGAGAAGATGTACCGCCAGAAATGTCTCGAAGAGTTAGGGAACATTTTGGGATATTCGGACGGGCAAAAGTTCCCTACAATTGTGCCTAAGAAACTGAAAGAATATAGTTACTATGGTTACAAAGTCGTTTTACAGACTATTATTAGCAAGCGTGCTGATATAGTTTATTCTATTAGTCATAAAGATTTTGCTTCAGAATACAACAGAGTATCTTATGTAATGGCTATCATAACAAACAGTATAAATGATGTTAAGAAGAAGATGGATAAGGAGCAAAAATTACAACACATTTCCAACAATGCAATAACTTCTGAGGAAGTAGAGTCAATGCAAGCACCAACAAATCGTGGAGAGATTCATGATATATCAAAGTTTTTACAGGAGAATAATTACACATGACAAATATTAAAGACTTACCTCAGGAATTAACTGAGGGTAGGCAAGAAACAGAATGTAATTTCATTATTAGTCTTTATAAAGATCCAGACCTCATTGGATTATACAAGGAAAAGATAGCAGACGAAGATGATATTCTGACCGATGCTGGCAAATTCTATTATGGACTTGCTCTTGGACTTGAAAGGGCTGGATATAATACGTTCGACGATATGGCTATCGTTACCTACCTCTCCGATAAGAATCTTGCTAAAAAGAAATTCGACGAGTATGGCGGCTTGGGTACACTACACGAAATGCTTGCGCTTGTCAACGAGAATAACGTTGAAACATATTATGACAGCCTTGCGAAAAATAACTTTATCACTAAGTTATATCTCAAGGGTCTTATGTCTATTAAAGAGGTTGGCAAGTTTAAGAATATGACAGCCGAAGAATGTTATGACTATATCGAGTACCAGATAAGTGATTGTATGGTTGCTGGCGTAGAAAAGATCCATACGGAAGATGTCAACGAAGACAACGATGCTTTCATAGAAGAACTTGATACGGGCGCTGAACAGGGATATCCTCTCGGACTTAATACACTTAATTATATGCTTGGTGGTTTACATGCGGGGACAATGACCTTGCTTGGTGCTCCCATAGGACAGGGTAAAACAAGTGGATCTGTCCCTATTATCATTATGAAAAATCTGGAAGAGGGTCGCAACGTTCTTGTTATTAGCAACGAGCAGACTTGTAAAGAGTATCGCCAACTTATGCTCACTTATGCACTATTTAATAATCCCGAATTCAATGGTAAGGAGTTGAAGTTAAACAGAAAGAAGATAGGTCTTGGACATTTTACACCTGAACAAAAAGAAGGTCTTAGAAAGGCGGCAAATTGGCTCAAAAATCTTAAGGGGCATGTAAGATTTGTAGAACTTCAGGATTACAGCACAGCGGCAGTACGTAAGATTATCACTAAGTATTCAAAGATTGGTTATCCTATAGTAATTTATGATGTGCTTAAGCCCGCAGACGGAGCGTCGGAAAGAGCGTGGGCAGAATTTTCCGCATGCGCTGAGACACTGTTCCAGATGGCAAAGAAAACCAAGGTTGCTTTGGTATGTACATTCCAGTTAGCGCCTGATTCTCTCACAAGAAAGTATCTCGATCTTAGTTCCATTGGTAAGTCAAGAGGCATTGCTGAAACATGTCACGCATGTATTATGTTCCGTCCTGTATTCAACAATGAGTATGAGGACTTGCACCCCTACAACTATCGTACCACAGAAGACGGAAAGAAAATCAAAGTATTACTTGACCTTGATCCTGAGAAGCACTACATAATTCTCTTTGTGCCTAAGAACAGATCGGGCGAAGTCTCACCACAGATTTGCGTACAGTTTGATATGGCATTTATGAGGATGAAAGAGATTGGCTGGATAGACGTAGCGTTTGATAACTTCTCAAGAAGTCGTTAATTGACAAAAATACAAATGTGTGATATAATATTAAACGAAAGGATTCTGATATGAGAGTATATCTTGATTATGCGGCAACTACGCCCGTAGTACAGGCGGCAAAAGATGCAGTAAATTTCTATATGGACGAATACTATAATCCTTCGGCGGCTTATCTTGGCGCTAGAGAAGTTAGGGTGGCGATTGAAAATGCACGCGCAGATATTGCGCGTTGCATTGGCGCTGATCCTGAGGAGATTTATTTTACTAGTGGCGCTACTGAGGGTAACAACATTGCTATTCAGGGCGGCATGAAGATAGTAAGAGGTAGATTTATTACTGCTGAAACTGAACATCATTCAGTTCTTAATCTAACTTCATTATATCCTGACAACAATTACATAGTTAAGGTTGGATATGATGGCGGCATAGATATGAACGACCTTAGGTGTGCACTGGACACAAACGATCTAGTTTCAATTATGTTGCTTAATAATGAGATTGGTTACATTCAGCCAGTTGCTGACATTGTCAAGATAGTCAGAAAACATAAGGGTGTCACGCATACAGATGCCACTCAGGCGGTGGGGCATATTCCCATAGATTGTCACGCACTTGGTGTTGACATGCTTACTGCGAGCGGACATAAGTTTGGTGCGCCCAAAGGCGTTGGTTTTATCTATATAAGAAAGGGTTTTCACGTTCCACCTCTTACGCTTGGTGGCGGACAGGAAAACGAATTTAGATCAGGCACTGAGAATGTGTGTGGTATTATGGCAATGGCGGCGGCACTTAAAGAAGCAATAGAACACATTAAGGAAAACAGCAAACATATCTCAGAAATCAACAGATATTTTGTTGCGCAACTTGCCAATAGTAATATAATTTATTCTATAAACAATGGTGAAACAAATCACTACGACGGAAATCTCAGCATCTGTTTTATGAATATCAGAGGCGAAGAACTCGTAGAATTTTTATCGCAAAATGATATATATGTTTCATCTGGTAGTGCATGTAATACACACAGCGACAAGCCATCACATGTCCTTACGGCTATAGGTTTAACTGAAGAGCAAGCAGAATCCTCGATACGTATCTCAATAGGTAACACTACAACAAAAGAGGATATGGATTATTTACTCCAAACACTCAAATTTTACATCGAATTAAGGGGTGATGAAGGTTGATCGATGCTGCAAATCTTAAGGAATTTCTTCGAGATAAAGAAGATGAAGTGGTTAAAATTCTTGAGAACATAGGCATAGATACGGACACTATTAAATATCATCCTACCCAGAATTATCTATCGATGTGTCGTAAAGGTGGCGACAATAAAAACGGATTGTTGGTATGGTTAGATAGTCTTAATTACAAGATGATGACACGCAACAATTCAGGAAATATCTTCACGCTTGTAATGGATGAAACCAACTGCTCGTTTCCTTCAGCAATTAAAAAGATAGCGTATTGGTGTGGATACGACGAAAATATAAAGATAGAACTTCCTTTTGGTGGATTCTATAAGCAAGTGAAAAAGGATATGCTGGGTAATTACACACCCAATTTTACATATTATCCAGAGTCTGCTTTGCCACCACCCGATGCTTTGTCTCAAAAGTATTTTGAAGATGGTGTAGATTTTCAAACACAAGAATTATTTGGAGTGCGCATGGATCTTGAAAACAATTCAATTGCCACTCCAATATATGATTATTCAGGGATGTTAATAGGATGTAAGAATAGGAGTAATGATCCGCTATGTCCTAAAGACGAACGCTTTTATGCTTCACTTCCTTATCCTAAAACAAGTATAGTGTATGGATATCATATCAACTACCACTCAATAGTAAACAAAAACACTCTGGTAGTTTTAGAGGCAGAGAAGTCCGTACAGCAGATGTATAGTTTTGGATGTCCTACCGCAGTTGCTGTTGGTGGACATTGCATAAGCAGTACGCAAGCGCACTATATTAAAAGTTTTGGTGCTAAGAATATTGTGTTAGCCTATGATGAGGGGATTGATGAAGATTCCATCAGATATGACGCCGAAAAGTTAATAGTAGATAATCATATTATGAAGAATAATGTGTTTTATATTTTTGACAAAGATGGCTATTATCTAAATCATGGCTCTAAAGATAGTCCCTCCGATCACGGACGATACGTATTTGAACAGATGTCAAAAAACTGTTTAATAAAATTGCAGTGAAAGGAGGAAAAATGGGAAACATATGTGATATCGGTTATTGCAATTTAATAATTGGATATTTAAAACAAATTGCGGCAGACTATCAGTTTGCCGTAGAAAGAAATAATATTAACGCAATGATCGAGATTGAAGAAGATGTTTTATCAGATGATTTTTTTGGTGATATATGTGGCATTACTTCTGGCGTAATGTTGCGCAAACTTAGATACGAAGGATATGATACCGATAAATATATCGTATACAGAAATCCAAATACAGGATTTCCTATAAGTATAACTAAAAAGGAGAGGAGTAATGGAACGAATAGAAGACGCAAGGTTGACTGAATTAAGAGAGCAAGGAAAGAATATCTACTCGATCTCTAGACTTAACACTCTTGACCAGTGTCCTTACTCAGCGTATATAACATATGTCCTTAAAGACAGAGGCGAGGATAATATATGGGCTGCTCTTGGATCTGTTATGCATGATACCTTACAGGATATCATAGATAATAGTACGCCAACAGATGTGCTTATAAAAAATCTAAACAACAGTATTGAAGACTTAGATATAATAGGACTTGATTTTCCCAAGGATCGCAATGGCGGCACATCAATTCGTGATAACTGGATAAAGAATATGACAAATTTCTGTCAGAACTTTCAAGTGCCTGATGGAAAATTTGAAACAGAGCGGTTAGTTATCTATAAGGTTTCGGATGATGATTATGTACAGGGGTATATTGATTTAACAAGAATCGATGATGAAGAAAATAAGGTCATCAGTATATTCGACTGGAAAACGAGTAGTCAATTCAAAGGGGATCATCTTATTGAGGCGGGAAGACAGTTGGTTCTTTATGCTAAAGCCAAAGAGCAAGAGGGATACAAGATCAATAAGTTAGCATGGGTTATGCTTAAGTACTGCGTGGTAAGTTGGAAACAGAAGAATGGAAAGACCAAGGAAAAAATTTGTGAGTGGCGTAATTATGTATCACAAATACGCCCATACCTTCTAGATCCTCCTCAGGCGGTCAATATCGACGAGATTGAATTAGACCTATTAGTTGATCAGGCTGTGCAAGAAAACTCACTTGCTGGACTTCCAGCGGAACTAAGAGACCAGTTTGAAGTTAAGCAGTATGTCCGTTACTATGATTATAATCAATGTGTTATTGATGAGACACTAGAATATGTGGACAAACAGATTAAGTCTTACAAGGATCGTGGTCAAGACGAAAAGAATTATCCACCCAAAGACATAAAGAATGATAGTTATTTCTGTTCTGCATTATGCGGTCATAGTTCTAAGTGTCCATATTATAAGGACTATTGTTCTACGTTTGTAAAGTCGGACGACAATGACGACGATTCGCTATTCTGAGGTAACATATGAGAGTGAGTGATGGTTTATCTACCAGCAAATCTCCTTGTCAAGGTTGCACCAAAAGAAGATGTGGATGTCATTGTGGATGTAGACAGTATAATAGTTACCTAGAACAGAATAAACAAATAAGCAACAGGGTTAACGCAATTAAGCGTGTAGACTACGCAGTAACCTCCATTAGATTTAATCATCGAAATAAGGGTTGACAAAAAGAGGAGATGGATATATAATGATAATTGTAATTTGTGGTAAATCAGCAAGCGGTAAAGACAGCCTCTTTAAAGAACTCGTTAAGGACGGATATACACCATTGATTTCCACCACTTCTCGTCCAATGAGGGTGGGGGAAGAAAATGGTAGAGAGTATTACTTCATTTCTAAAGAAGAGTTCGAAGAGAAACTTAGAGACAATAAATTTATTGAATACCGCACGTACAACACACTTGTAAACAATGTTCCTGACACTTGGTTTTATGGAATGGAAAAACAGGATCTTGATCCAGACAAAAACTATATAGTAATTCTGGACTTGCAAGGCGCTGCGGCATTTAAAGAAATTTATGGAGATCAAGTCCGTGTTGTATATATAAAAGTAAGCAACTTACAAAGAACAGCGTGGGCTATGTCTCGTGGTTCTTTTGATGAAACCGAGTGGCGCAGAAGATTGAAGGACGATAACATAAAGTTTTCACCCGATAAAATCAATACCCATTGCGATTACGTAATTAGAAATGTCGGCACTATAAATGAATTAAAAGAAAAATTTAACAACATAGTACTTGACATTTAGATGCAAATGTGATATAATATTTACATAGTCAAGCAATACGAATGTGTTGCTTGCACGACGCAGAGTAGAGAAGGTTGGTTATCTCGTCAGGCTCATATCCTGAAGATCACGGGTTCAAATCCCGTCTCTGCAATTTTCCACTTGACAAAGTGAAAACAATATGATATAATATAAAAAGAATGTGACGCATACAGCAATTATTCGAGGATATAACTGTTAATTATACACCCTATACGCGTCATAAAAGTGGCTCAATAGTTCAGTTGGTTAGAACGCTTGCCTGTCACGCAAGAGGTCGGGAGTTCAAGTCTCCCTTGGGTCGTTGGGGAAGGTAGCTCAAAAGGTAGAGCGACGTAAAAAAGATGTCCTGACGGGGATATAAACAGCAGAAAACATTGACTGGTAATCCGTGGGTTGTGGGTTCGAGTCCCGCCCTTCCCATTTAGTGATACTTACAGCAAACACATCCTATCTGAACAAATAGTTATTTTAAACACTTTTTGCCATTGAATGTAAGGTATCATGTAACTTGTGACTCATACAGCAACGTTAAAATAAACTCTATCGCATATAGTAACGAGAAAAAATGAGTCATGTTTAATGAAGAAAAGGAGAAAAGAGATGAATAGTTTTGCAGAAGCAATGAAGAGAGAAGAGAATGGCACACGTACCGAAAATGGCGCATACGCAATTAAGTCAACTGGCGATGCTTGCCTCAATTTTTATTCCGTAATTGGTGCGCTTCGTAACGAGGATCGCATCGATTATACCAGAGCAGAAATTCTGTTCTCTGAGGCATATAAAGAGAACCCTCTTCTTGCCGTAAAGACTATTTTCTACGCAAGAGACGTAAGGGGTGGACTTGGAGAAAGAGATGTGGTTCGTCACCTCTTGGCATATGCTGCCACCTATCATCCCGAAGCAATCATCAACAACATGGATCTTATTGGTGTATACGGAAGATACGATGATCTCTATTGCTTCGTCGGCACTCCCCTTGAGGATAAGATGTGGGCGGCAATGAAGACACAGTTCGAAGAGGATCTTGCAAATCTCGAAGATGGCAACGCCATTTCCTTGCTTGCAAAGTGGATCAAGACTCCTGATGCATCTTCTGCAAAGACCCGCAAACTTGGTATTCTCACCGCGATTAAACTTGGCTATAAGGTCAAGGTGTTTAAGCGTATTCTTAGAAATATGCGCAGACGCATTAACATTGTAGAGAGTTATATGTCTACCAATCAGTGGGATAAGATTAAGTACTCGGAAGTTCCCAGTAGGGCTATGATGATCTACAGAAGCGCGTTTGCACGTCATGATGGTGAGCGCTTTAGCGATTATGTACAGAGCGCTCTTAAGGGCGAGGAGAAGATTAATAGTGCAACACTGTATCCTTATGATATCGTCGAGAAATATTTTAATGGATATAGCATTAATCTTAATCCTTCTGACGCTGACGTACTCGAGGCACAGTGGAGACAACTTCCTAACTATGTTGAGAGCGGTAACGTCCTTGTTATGGCGGATGTGTCTGGATCTATGATGGGTAGACCTATGGCAAGTTCTATTGGTCTTGCAATGTATTTTGCAGAAAGAAACAAGGGAGCATTTCATAATCTCTTTATGACCTTTAGTGACAATCCAACCCTTATAAATATTGAGGGAGAAACTCTCGCGCAAAAGATATACGATATATCAGAGTCGAATTGGGGCTTTTCCACCGATCTTTATAAAGCATTTGAAAAAGTGCTTGACATTGCCATCAAGTACAATATCCCTTCTGAGGAAATGCCTGTAGCCATTACGGTTATTACTGACATGGAGATTAATCAGTGCTCCAATAGAGATTGGCTCTTCTATGACGAGGTAAAGGCTTTGTTTGCATCACATGGATATGAGATCCCTAATGTAGTATTCTGGAATGTAAACAGCAGACACGATGTTTTCCATTCAGACAGCAACAGGAAGGGCGTACAACTTGTTTCAGGTCATTCCACATCTACCTTCAAGAATTTGATTGACTGTCTCAACATGACTCCCGTAGAGGCAATGCTTAAGACACTCAATTCTGAGAGGTATCTTCCCATCACCATAGCGTAATTCAAAAACAAATAGGGGTATTTTTACAATGCCCCTATTAACTTTTATAATGATCCTCGATGGCTCAGTCGGTAGAGCGGTTGGCTGTTAACCAATAGGTCGTAGGTTCGAGTCCTACTCGAGGAGTGCAAGGTTATGAGAGCAAATGTAAAGTTTCCCAGTGACGGAAACGTCAGGCTAAAACTTGGATGTGCCGTAGGCGATTAGCGTGAAGTCGCCTTTGAAAATATGTCTCAGCCGCCGTGGCTCAATTGGCAGAGTAACTGATTTGTAATCAGTGGGTTAGGGGTTCGATTCCCTTCGGCGGCTCGCCCGTCTATAGGCGCGGTGAAGCCTATCCCTAGTAGTCAGGTAGCAGAATAGACTATACGTTGAGCACGTTGTCAATGATGCAAAGAATTGGCGGAACGCTTCTAGGTAATCTCGCGAGTATATACTAGTTTACAACACTTGGGACGCTCACAGCAAATCAATTTTGGTTAACATTTGACTGTAAATCAGATTACGTGGTTCAAATCCACAAAGTGTCCTTTTCCGACTGGTTGGTCAAGCGGCTAAGACATCGCCCCTTCACGGCGATAACAGGGGTTCGATTCCCCTACCAGTTATTTAAGATTAAATTAAGGAGATGCGTTATGATTAACTGGAATTAACAGAATAGCAGATGTTGATCCTTGCTGGACTAAAGAATCCTTTGATGCTTTTATTGAAAGCCTCTAAAGGAATAAGGGTAGATAGCATAGCGGCGATTGCAGTGGACTGTAAATCCACCACACTAGAAACAACGTTGGTTCGAGTCCAACTCTGCCCACTTAGGTGATTCCCAGATACCTTGTGGCAACAAAAGAATGGGCGCAGAAGAAGAGCGAGATACACTTACTTTTGGATATTTCTTTGGGGTTGAAATGTCTTGGGGATAGAACGATTCCCATTCGGAGATCATGAGTACTATGGTAGACGATAAAGGTTGCCACCCGTTCATTGGTCTAGTAGTTTAATGGAAGATATTTTAAGCGCGTAGAACGGCGTTAGGTCTTATCGCTAGTGGAGGTTCGATTCCTTCCTAGATCACTCGAAGTAAGGGTTTCTTGCCACCTCTCAATTCCCGTCTCGTACTAAAACCGAGGACTATGAAAAGGCTATGGTGGTGCTTTAGAGAGCGGCAGAGTTAATAGAGAACTCTGACTCATATGGTAAAGTTCAGGAATCTTTGTCATATGGAAAATTCCTATCGGCTTGGTAGTCAAGAGGCTAAGATGCTGCCCTCTCACGGCAGAGACATGGGTTCGAGTCCCGTCCAAGTCACGGTGTTTGGTAGCACCAAACTGATCTGAGAGTAAGCAGAACGCCTCAGAAAGAATGAAAATGCCGAGAAAAGTTGCTCACAACCAGCGGTGAGAACGTAATGAGACTGGATTTAATATCTTCTTTATCGGAACTGCCCATGCCCTTTTCGTCTAATGGTCGGATGTAGGAATTTATTCCTAAGATTTCAGTTCAAATCTGTTGGAGGGCATTTATAAAAACGGAGGAACATATGTTAAAACCAAGTTTTTTATCTGATGAATATCTAGTATCTGATGAGGGCTATGTGCTATGTGTAAATAGATTTTGCTACCATGGTGAAATTGGTATACACACTCGCCTTAAGAGCGAACGGGAGCAATCCCTTGCGAGTTCAAGTCTCGCTGGTAGCACTCAGCATTGATTGCAAGCGATGCTGACGGATTATTAGAAAGATAACCACAAATGAGTTTATTAGCAAATTAAAAAATCTTGATGTACACAAGAGACTCGTGGCAAAGGGGCTAATAATTCGTTAGGAATATAGTGTAACAGCAGCACGCCCTCAGATTAGAGGGAAGAGTAGGGTTCGAGTCCCACTATTCCAATTGCGGGAGAGGAATAAATAATATCAGACTGCGTAACTCAGTTGGTAGAGTACTTGACTTTTAATCAAGTTGTCGAGGGTTCGATCCCCTCCGCGGTCATTTCCCTCTTGATAAAATAGTAAAAGTGTGATAATATAAAGACAGTCCAGTATAAGATGGAACTTTCTTATAGAAAGTCTGAAGGCATTAGCAACCTAGGATAAGTTAATGTTAGTAGGTAATACAAAAATAGAGGGGCAGTACCTCGGCTGTTAGTTAAAATAACTCGTCTGGGCGAGTATAAATAGGCTATTAAGCCCAGAGCGTTTGGATAATCCAAGGATAGTATCGGTGGAACGAGGGATGTATACCTCGGTGGGATAGAGTTTGAGTTTCTCTATTCGTCCTAAACCCTGACGTGATTAATAAACTCACACGTTTGGGGCGCAGTAGTAGAAGTGAATGAACACAACGGCTGCTGCTTATTTTATTATAGCGGGGTGACGAGCAAATGGATGCTCACTTGGCTCATGACCAAGAGAATGTAGGTTCGAGTCCTACTCCCGCCTTTATCCGTGATGGCGGAATTGGCAGACGCACATCAACCATTTCTTATGTGAGTATAAACTGTTGATCATATAAGATACAACAGGACAAGTGGGAGCGAGGTTTTATGGTTGGCTAGGTCGCTCGTGTGGGGTTCGAATCCCTCTCACGGATAAATATTATAGGGGATTAGTACATCGGTTAGTACGCTTGACTTTGACTCAAGAGAGATAGGTTCGATTCCTATATCCCCTGTTGGGAAAAGCCCATAATATGAAATTGAGGTTGTAAGACACCAATAACAACAAGTCTTACTAATGCGGTGGCGAAAATGGTATACGCAGAGAAATGTTAGGAAAACCCCGTAGTTAAAGACTGATGGCAGTAAGGGGCAAAGCGGTTCAAATCCCACTAATCTGAGCAGATATCGGCTCGTGTGAGGTTCGAGTCCTCACCCGCATTAGACTTATTTTTGAGACATTGGCTCAGTTGGTAGAGCACGCGACTTTTAATCGCGATGTCGAGGGTTCAAGTCCCTCATGTCTCACTATGGGATGATGGTGTAATTGGATAGCATGGCGATCTCCAAAATCGCAGATAGGGGTTCGAGTCCCCCAGTCTCGTTATCGGAATATACGTCAATTTGGCAGACGGCGTGCCTTGGGTGCACGAGGTTGTGGGTTCAAATCCCGCTATTCCGACTATGGTATTATAAAAGAATAAAGGGGAAAATATGTTAGAGTTAACAGGAAAATATAATACGGCTAAAGTGTTTACTGACAACATTGATTCAGAAACAATTTCTCAGGTTATCCAGTTAATGAATATGCCTTATATGGAGGACTGTCAGACTAGAATTATGCCCGACTGTCACGCTGGGGCTGGATGTGTTGTTGGTACAACAATCCAACTTAGAGATAAGGTTGTTCCTAATCTAGTCGGCGTTGATATTGGATGCGGAATGTTGGCTGTAAGACTTGACGGCAATGTTGATTTAAAAAAACTTGACACCATAATCAACGAAAAAGTCCCTTCTGGATTTTCAATTCACGAGCGAGCGATTGTCAAATATGAACCACTTAAGGATATTATTGCACCTATAGACATAGATCATGCCGATAAATCTATTGGGTCACTCGGTGGCGGCAACCACTTCATTGAAGTAGATAAGGATGTTAATGGGAACTATTGGCTAGTAATTCATACTGGCTCTCGTCATCTTGGAATTGAGGTATGTAAACATTATCAGAGGGCTGGTATCAATGCTCTTCGTAACAACGAAATTGGAGCAAAAATTGATGCTACCATTAAGCGTCTAAAAGCCGAGGGCAAGGAAAGAGATATTGAAAACACTATAAAGATTCTTAAGATGCAGAAACAATCGATCCCCGATGATCTCTGCTATATAGAAGGAGACACTTTCACAGAGTACATTCACGATATGTCAATTGCTCAAGATTATGCTAAACTTAATCGTAGAACAATTGCCAACATTATTCTTGAGGCTACCAATCTCACAGAGGTTGAGTCTTTCGATACAATCCACAACTACATAAATATGGACGATATGATTTTACGTAAGGGTTCTATCTCAGCACGTAAAGGAGAGAGGGTTATCATCCCTATGAATATGCGCGACGGATCTCTTATTTGTATTGGCAAGGGTAATCCTGACTGGAATTATTCTGCGCCTCATGGTGCGGGAAGAATACTCTCTAGGTCTGCCGCAAAGGACGCTTTGTCTCTCGAAGACTTCAAGGAATCTATGCAAGGCATTTATTCCACTTCAGTTGTAGAGTCTACTATTGACGAAGCACCCGCGGTCTATAAGCCTATGGACGAAATTGTTAAGAATATACAGGACACTGTAGACATTGTTGACAATATCAGACCTATATATAACTTCAAGGCGCATTAAGGAGAAGAAGAGTGAAATATTACAAAGCAATCTTTAATCTACCTGATGGTCTAATACCACCACCAACTGTGGGGTTTCAAATAAATATTCCAATACAAACCCCACAGGGAATACAAATGAAAAATAATGTTTTTACCACCGCATTGATACCCATTAAGTCCGTCGTTGAGGATTGTGAAGATTTTATAGAAGTTGACAAAACGGAGGAAGAGAAAGATGTATGAATGTTTTCATTGTGGACACAGAGCAGTAGTCTGGCAAAATGATTTTAGTTTTGAGGACTTCGGATATGAAGGGGAGGGTATAGTCCAGATCTGTGTATGTGGACATTGTCATGCTGAAATTGAATACCGAGTACCTCTTGACGAGGAGGAATCAGATGAGGAAGACAATTAGTTGTTTTATTCGCATTACATTGATTATATTACTTATATATGGCGTATATACATTAAGTGGTAAGTATTATGATGCAACAGTTGGAGCAGTACCAAATTGGCTAACACAATTCATGAGGATGGAAATGCGGTAAGCACACAATTCATGAGGATAGAGACGAAATGAATAAATGGGAAGTGAAAAAAGTTGAAGAAATATTTCCTTGCGTATCAGATCATGAGCGCACGTTGGAAGAGCAAGCATTATCTTTGCTTAGTGAATACAAAGCGTATCATTTCGATGATGATTATTGGCGCGGAGTTGAATATGCTTTGAAGTGTTTAAAACTTCTTTAAGTAATATTATATAAACAAGTTTAGGAGGGATAATTATGGCAACAGCAAACAAGCATAAGCAGAGGAGTTCTAGATCGTATAGGCAGCATGAAAATTTTGGTAGATTTTTTGCTGCAAACGTCCAGAAGATTCGTGCAAGAAAGATGTTTAAGCGAATCAAGGGCGAGAAGGAGGAAGAATAATGACTAAGAACAGGACAGACTACAATCCCACACCCGTATATAATAGAAAGTGGGCACGCACTGTAATTCGTAATCAGATAATTAGGCGCAATGGTTATCACAATGTTAGCGAGACTATGAGCGATATATTTAGAAAGATGCACAATAGGGAAGAGGAAAAGGTTAATGATTAAAATTGAAGAAGTCGATGTATGGGGATTTAAACATGCTATCAGAGGCATGGAATTAGAATTACTAAAACATCTATTTAATCATTATCAGGACAAAGGTTATCATAAAAACAAATATGGATATGAGTTACATTCAAAACCTTATATAACAGTTGCAACAGAATTTGATGCCATTTTGGAATTAAGTTATAGAAAAATTCGAAAGATAAAAGAATGTTGTCAAGTTAATAACTTGAAATTAGATAATGCTGTATTATATAAAGGTATATTAGTTTTTCCAACAGGACAGTTTATTACCATTCGAAATTGTACAATAATGAAACAAAGAACAGATAACAATGATTATTTGTGGATAAACACAGGCGATAATAGTACAGAGCAGTCACATAGAGTTATGGCAAAGTGCTTTATTCCAAATCCAAATGATTTACCATGTGTTAACCATAAGAATGGTGTTAAAAATGATAACAGAGTGGAGAATTTAGAGTGGTGTACTTACAGTGATAATACATTGCATTCATATGAAAATGGTTTGCAAAAATTTATTGGTAATCAGTATGGGAGGTTTGAGGTGAAGAAGTATGATAAGAATAGAACATGTTGAAGTATTTAATTTTAAAGGAGCAATCCGAGGGCTTCGCAACCCTATGAACAGTTGGGATAAGAGTGATAGTTGGTTTGATTCGGATAACCCAAGCCGATTTGAGATAGGCAATGCCGACCTTGCATTAATGAAAAAACTTTATAAGGGCGGATCAGAACATCGCAAATATCTTCGCCAGATATTTATTAGCATGGACATTACATGTAATCAAACATGGTGGGCTGAATTTGATACTTATAAAATTAACGTAACCCGTGATTCTTGTTCTAAGATGCACCGCATTCACGTAAAGGAATTTACACCTGACGATTTTTCTACTGAAGGAATAGATGAAGTTGGCGGAAGAACTAAAGAGGTATTCGACATTGTACTAGAAGAACTTGAAAGACTTAGAAATCTTTTCAATGAAACTCAGGAAAAGAAATACTGGAGAGCCATTATCGATCTTCTTCCTATGGGATATAATCTTAGAGCCACTGTGACAATGAATTATGAGAACGCGATTAATATGATTCGTCAGCGCACTGGACATAAGATGATAGAGTGGAATCAGTTTGTAGATGTTCTTAAAGGACTCCCTTACATGAAGGAGATTACGGAGGAAGAATGAAGCACGTTATAACATTTTATACAGATAGTAACAAAGTTAAAGGAATACACGATATCAAGGTGTCTTTTTATGATCAGGACGGCATGGCATATTCACTCAGCATTCCTCGTTCTGAGCCTGTAGAAAATTTCGTATCGATTGAAGATATCGTTAATAAAAGATTGGCGGAATTAAATGGAGAGAACAACTAAGAAGGAAACTTTTCTTGATCGATTCATTAAAAAACGTTGCTGTTCTTCTCACAATCATCCTGAAGGATGGGACGAGTGGAAGAAGAAAGAGCGAAGACAGAGAAGGGCGAAATTAAAAAGAAAACTAATTGACATAGAGAAAGATATATGATATAATTGTCTTACGCACAAGACGCATCCTGTCTTGTGCGTAAGACAAGGAGAGTAATATGAACTATACAATTTATCATTGCCACTCAGATATTAGCACTTGCGTAACATCCGTTGATTCTGTTACTAAATTTGACCAGTATATAGATCGTGCCAAAGAATGTGGCATGAAGGCTCTTGCAATATCTGAACACGGCTCAGTAATGGGATGGGTAAAAAAGAAAGAACATATTGAAGCGGCGGGAATGAAGTATATTCACGCCGAAGAATTTTATGTGACAGAAACCCTTGAAGAAAAGATCAAGGATAACTGTCACGTTATTGTTATTGCGAAAAATTATGATGGCGTATTAGAATTAAATAAGTTGTCGTCGAGGTCTTTTAATCGTAAAGATAATCACTATTATTATAATCCCCGTATATCTATGGAGGAACTGGAACAAACCAGCGACAATCTTATTATTACATCGGCTTGTCTTGCTTCTCCACTTTCTAAAGGTAATGATAATTTTAAGAAAAGATTTTTAAACTTTTTCATTGCAAATAAAGATAGATGTTATTTTGAAATTCAACACCACAATGTACAGGAGCAAATAGAATATAATCAGTATCTCTATAAAATGTCTAAAGAATGCGGCATTCCACTTATCGCTGGAACTGACACGCACTCTCTTAATGCAGAGCATGCAGAGGCTCGTTTAGTATTACAGAGGGCTAAAAACATTAGATTTTCTGATGAAGAAGAATGGGATCTTGTGTTTAAGACATATGATGAACTTGTGGCTGCATATGAAAAGCAGAACTCATTGCCTATGGATGTGGTATTACAGGCTATTGAAAACACAAACGCAATGGCTGACAGGATAGAAGAGTTTACACTTGACAGGAGTTATAAATACCCTCATCTGTGGGACAACCCCAAGGCTACATTTATTCAAAAAATCAAAGAAGGTATCAAGCGCCGTGGAGTAGACAAGTTTCCCAACAGGGACGAATACGCCGACAGAGTTAAGTACGAACTTAAGGCATATGAGCACAATGGCGCAATAGACTTCATGCTTCTTATGGAAGATATTTGTACTTGGTGTCGTGAAAATAATATCCAGATAGGCTATGGTCGTGGATCTGTAAACGGATCTATATGCGCTTGGTTACTGGGTATTACAGAGATGGACAGCATTAAACATAAACTTAATTTCGAACGTTTTATGAACGTAGAAAGAGTAAGTCTGTCCGATATCGATACCGACTTTCCGCCTAATAGAATAGATGAAGTTAAGGACTATGTGTTTAACCATCACGGACTATATTGTAGCGATATAATTACCTTCAACACCATTGCGGACAAAGGCGCTATTCGCGACGTGGTAAGGGGCTTGTATAGAGTTGAAGATTTAAGAACAATACTGAGTCCTAAGATGCAGAAAAAATATGACGAATATATGGAACGTATAGAAGGTCATGATGGTCGAGATATGGATGTATCAATGCCCGCTGATTTACAGGACGCCATTGATAAGGCTGGCGGAAACTATATGAAGATCACCGACGAAGTGCTTGCGCTTTTTGAAAAGTCGGAAGAAAAGGCTAGACAGAAATACCCCGAAGTATTTAAGTACGTTGATATATGCAAGGGCGTTATTGTAAGCATGGGTAATCATCCTTGCGGCATGATCGTGTCGCCCTATTCATTAGACGACAGAATAGGTATTTGTACTACCTCAACAGATCCCTTTCCAGTATCTCAGATATACATGAAAGAGATTGACGGATTGAACTACGTCAAACTTGATCTGCTTAAACTTGATACTATTCAGGTTATCTCCGATACTTGTAGAGCGGCTGGTATAGACATGTTGTATCCAGACAATATGGACATAACCGATGTCGATGTTTGGAATTCTATACGTGACGATACTGTAGGTATATTCCAGTGGGAAGGTTCTACGGGAGATCGCTACATTAAGAAACTTCTTGCTGATGAAAACATTAAGAAGTTTAAAGAGATTGACGAGAACGTAGACAGAATGATGTTGCTCACCATTGGCAACTCAGCAATTCGTCCCGCTGGTGCATCATATCGTGACGACCTAGCAAATGGAGTTGTAAGAAAGAGCGGCAACGATGCTATAGATGAATTCCTTAAACCCACATTTGGCTATCTCGTATTCCAGTGCCAGATCATTGAGTTCCTGAATCAATATTGTGGATTTACAATGGGCGAGGCTGACGTTGTAAGACGTATGTTCGCAAAAAAAACTGGTACTGAGGGAGCAATTCCAGTTATAAGAGATGGTGGTTATCTTAATGGTAACACGTCGCATTATATAGACGGGTTTGTAGTTACTATGGGAAAGAAGTACGGCATGTCAAAGGAAGAGGCTGAACAGGCGATCACAGCGTTTCTGCAAGTAATAATTGATGCGTCTGATTATCTCTTCTCGCTTAATCACAGTGAGCCATACAGTTATGAGGGTTATGCGTGCGGCTGGTTACGCTATTATTATCCCTTACAGTTCCTTACTTGTTCTCTTAATATTAACAAGGACAATGTGGAAAAAACTCAGGCGCTTACGCAGTATGCGGCAAAGCAAGATATCCCTATACATAATCCTAAATTCAGACACTCCTTAGGAGATTACTCTTTCAGTCTGGAAGAGGGCGCAATATATAAAGGAATATCATCTATAACCTACATGTCTGAAAAGGTTTCTCAAGAATTATATAATTTGCGCGATCATCAATACGAGGACTTTATAGACGTTCTCGAAGATATAACCGCAAATACGTCGGCAGACACCAGACAAGTCAAGATACTTATATATCTTAATTACTTTTCTGAGTTCGGAGATATTAACGACTTGATAGATATAGAAACCAAGTGGGAGAAATTCCGCAAGAGAAAGACTATCAAGCGTGAATCTAAAGAAGAGGCGGAGTTAGGATTAACTGCCAGCATGATTGCCGCCTATTCAGAAAAAGTTACAGAGAAACAATACTCAGGCGTAAACATAATAGGAATACTTAAGTACTGGACAACAAAACGTGAGCACATTCCCACAAGTCCGTTCGAAAAAATGGATTATGAAAGAGAATATCTCGGATATGTTAATACTGTGATCCCTGATGCCAAGCCTCAGTATTATTATGTTTGCGATGTGGAAGGATATAACAATAACATTTTAACCCTGTATCAGATTTGCGACGGCACATCTACGAAGATTAAAATTGACAAGCATTATAACATAGAAAAGGGTGATGTATTTAAGGTGGACGAGTACACCGAATCTCCTAAGTGGCGCAAGATTGGAGAAGATCCGAAGACCCACAAGCCCAAGTTTGAAAAGACTGGCGAAACAGAAACAATTATAAGTAAAATAACTCCTGTTACACGCCACAAAACTTGACATAGATGTGTCAATATGATATAATAATAAGTGCCAAGAAAGGATGAATTATGGCAGAAAATCGAAACTGTCCCAATTGCGGAGCACCATATGATGTTAAATTAAATAAATGTCCTTACTGCGGAACTAGTTATTTTGATTTAACTTGTATGCAAATAGGTTATGAACCTTTCTATCTTAAGATAAAAGATCCAAGAAGAGGGATAGTAGTTACTCAAAAATGCTTTTTAAATAGCGTAGATATAACATTAGAATCTAGTCCGATATATTGCCGTGATGATATACGCCTCATTGAATCTCGCGACGCGGAGATAGATTTAAATCTAACAGTATTAGCAGATAATGGTACACTATGTACAACGGAGGTATTATGAAACCAATTAATGAATACAATTTCAGAGAAATAGTTGGGCACTTTATAAAAATTAAAACTGATGATAATAAATATATCATAGGATATTGTTACATAGATACACAGTGTGGCATGTGTATTAAATGTTACGGGATTGTTGCTGACGACAAAATGACAATACTTCCTTTTGGTTTAACCACAATAAGATGTACGGTGGATATGGTAGTTGAAGTATATGATGATGTTACGGAAGATATGAACAAACTCGCTAATGCTGTTGAGGAATCATATACTCCCGACTGGATTGTTGCCGTTAGAAACAACAAGAACCTCGACCCCTACAGAGCCAAGTTTTTTGTTGATGATTTACTCATACCAGTTGGCACATATGTCGATGGGGAAATTCGTTTTGAATCATTATGGGTTAGACCTTTTTCGGTTGACGACGATATCTTATATGGCAAAACCATTGAGAGCGGTAACGACGTAGACGGAGATATAGACATTGCTATAATGGATAGGTCTAGTCTTGGTAAGTTGTTTGAGGAAGTTTCTGATGTGCTCGGATTTGATCAGAGCCTGATGACTTTTTTAAAAGAATCAATACCAAAGGAGGAAATAGATGAAGATTAAAGAAAAAGATCTTGAGAGTGCTGAACTTATTATGGGCGTAGAAATGATACCCGATACAGCCCTTGAAGAACTCAGCAATGGTCTTGAAGAAGGAGAAGAATTAATCGTAGGCGCATACGGAGATGCAATTGTCGGCGCTACAAACGATGTTTTCTCTCCCCTTTGTGACGTAATTATTAAAAGCCCTAATTATCATCCCAGATCAAGTGCGGCTCAATACGGAGTAAAGAATAACAAACTTGACACAATTACCATTCACCACATGGCTGGCAATCTTACAGTGGAAACTTGTGGTAAAATCTTTGCTAATCCTAGCCGTCAAGGTTCTTCTAATTACGGAGTTGGCACGGACGGAAGATGTGCTGGCTACGTAGGAGAAGAAAATAGAGCCTTCACGTCCAGTAGTAAGTATAATGATTTCCGTGCGTGTACAATCGAAGTAGCAAATGATACACTTGCTCCCTATTGGACTGTATCAGATGCCGCTCTTGCAAAGACTATTGATCTCGTAGTAGATGTTTGTAAGCGTAATGGTATTAAACAACTTGTTTATTCTAATAACAAGAACAACAGGGTAAATCATGTGAACGGATGCAATGTTACGATCCACTCCGATTTTGCGGCAACCGCGTGTTGTGGTCCGTATTTAAAGGCGCTCATGGGAAATATCTGTTTAGAAGTAAATAGGCGTCTTAATGGCGAGCAGCCCGCGCCTCTGCCTACACCCACAAATCCTTACAAGAAACCCACTAGCCCTGTAAATAGTGGCTCTAAGGGGGAATCTGTTAAGTGGATTCAGTGGCAACTTAATACTTATAAGTATGGACTTGCTGTTGATGGATCGTATGGTCCAGCAACTACAAATGCTGTAAGGGATTTCCAGAGTAAACATGGTATCCCAGTAACGGGTAACTGCGATATGAACACCATTAACGTGCTGGATGGCGGACAGCCTCAGCCTATCCCTACGCCTATTCCTTCACCCTATAATCCACCCGATCCTTACGCCGATTATTCAAAGGCGTTTTGGGATTTCTTCAGGACGTTGGGAATGCCTGAGTATGGTGTGGCTGGTTTAATCGGCAACATTTCTATGGAGAGTGCGATTAGACCTAATAATTTACAGAACTCATTTGAGAAGTCGTTAGGCATGGATGATAAACAGTACACCGCAGCCGTTGACAACGGGACATATAAGAACTTTGTACATGATGGTGCTGGCTATGGACTTGCTCAGTGGACATATTACACAAGAAAGCAAGGACTTCTTAATCTCGCAAAACAGTGTAAAATGTCAATTTGCGATATCAATCTTCAGTTGACATATCTTACACAGGAATTGCAGACAAAATACGCGGGAGTGTGGAAAGGTCTTTTTGCCGCTAAGTCAGTGGCAGAGGCAAGCAATATTGTCCTCCTCCAGTTTGAAAAACCCGCCGATCAAAGCGCTCAGAATCAGGCAAGAAGAGCGCAGTGTTGTCAGGGATATTACGATAGGTTTCATGGGTCAGTAATTATTACCACATTTCCTATCTAAAACACTTGACTTTTGGGTTGAAATATGTTATTATAATAGTGTCGGAAGACATAGGGAACAAGATTTTTAGGAAAAGGGTCAAAGCCATTAGAACTTGACAAAACACACAATGTTAAATCTATATTATTGACTTGTTCCTCCGATAGGGCGGGAGAAAATCTCGCCCTATCTTTATCTAATTAGGAATACTGGGATATACAATCCAGAAGAATATACGGACGAAAAGGATATAATTAATTGAAGGAGGCTGCTATGGATGAAACTAATTAAGCGTGATGGGAGAGAACAGGAGTTCGATAAAAGAAAGATAACTGCTGCTATGGAAAAAGCCTTTGAGGGCGCAAGGGGAGAAGTTACCGACGAGTTTGTTAAGTTTGCTGATCAGGTAGCAGACAGCATTGAAAAATTAAGTTATGATTCTTGGAATGTTAAGGATCACAAGATGTTATCTGTGGAGGAAATACAGGATATAATTGAGAATAAACTTATGGCGTCGCGTTATAAGGACGTGGCAAAGAAGTATATTCTGTATAGAAATAAAAGAACACGATCTAGAGAATATAACGCAGACTTTATGAAAGAAGTCACGCGTAAGATTATGGCTTCAAGCGTAGACAATCAAAACGCTAATGTCGATGAAAAATCTTTCGGAGGACGTAAAGGAGAAGCCGAAAGTGTACTTATGAAAAAATATGCGCTTGATTATCTTATGTCTGATAAGGCTAGATTAAGACATTTAAACAATGAAATTTACACTCACGACCTTGATAATTATCCTGTAGGAAATCATAATTGCCTTACTATTCCCTTCGATGATCTACTCGCAAATGGATTTAATACGAGACAGGCAGATATACGTCCCGCTAATAGCGTTAGCACAGCCTTTCAATTAGTTGCCGTAATCTTCCAGTTACAATCATTACAGCAGTTTGGCGGCGTATCAGCAAGTCATTTAGACTGGACGATGATTCCATATGTGAGAAAAAGTTTTAGAAAACATTTCAAAGATGGAATGTATTATATAGAAAATGCAAGTATATCTAAAGAAACAAGTGATGGGGTTATAGATACTTGGAGATCTGTAGAAGAAATGAGTATTGATGCCCCAGAATATAAGATGTTTACCAAAGCATATCAATACGCTATGGATATGACAATTAAGGAAACGTATCAAGCAGTCGAAGCGATGTATCATAACCTTAACACTCTCCAATCTCGAAGCGGAAATCAATTGCCGTTCACCTCAATTAACTATGGAACTTGCACATTACCTGAGGGTAGAATGATCGTCAAGGCTCTTCTTGAGGGTAGTATTAAAGGTGTGGGCAAATATCATAAAACAAGTATCTTCCCTTGCGGCATCTTCCAACTTATGAGAGGCGTTAATAGAAAAGAGGGAGATCCTAACTACGACTTATATAAATTAGCACTTAAGTCCACGGCAAAGAGATTATATCCAAACTATGCTAATTGTGATTGGAGTGGAAATGCTGGATATGATAGGAATGACCCTAGGACATTCTTTAGCACCATGGGATGCAGAACCGCTAATGGATACGATATTAATGGTTTTGGTCAACTCAAAGATGGTAGAGGAAATATCTGCCCTGTAACTATTATTCTTCCTACAATAGCAATGGAGGCAAGGGAATTTTTCGAAAAAGAGAAGGAAAGATTTGAATTTAAAAATAAAATGGAAGAGGCAACATTTAATTTAAATTTAATGAATATATTTATGCTTTCTCTTGACAAAATGATCCATGATGCTAAGGATATACTTATTGAGCGTTTTGATTATATATGTAGTCAAGATCCAGCGTCCGCAAAGTTTATGTATGAGAATAATATTATGGCTGGATACGTACCCGAAGAAGGTATTCGTAGCGCACTTAAACATGGGACTCTTGCTATAGGACAGATAGGACTTGCAGAAACTTTACAGATTCTTATTGGTTGTGACCATACAACAGAAGAAGGAATGGTTCTTGCAAAACAGATTGAGCAGTTATTTAAGGATCGTTGCGCTGAATTTAAAGAAGAGTATAAACTTAATTTCGGTGTATATATGACTCCCGCAGAAAATCTTTGTTATACCGCTATGAAGAAGTTTCAGGCTAAATACGGAAAGATTCCTAATGTGTCTGACAGAGATTATTTCACTAATTCAATACACGTTCCCGTATGGAAAGAGATATCTCCGTTTGAGAAGATTGATATTGAAAGTCAATTGACGGGGTATAGTTCGGCGGGATGCATTACCTATGTTGAATTTGACGCGGCAGTTATTGATAATATACAGGCACTTGAAACTGTAGTAAACTATGCTATGGATCATGACATTCCTTATTTCGCTGTAAACGTACCAAACGACTTATGTAGAGATTGTGGTTACACTGGACTTATAGACGAAGAATGTCCTCAGTGTGGCAGTAAACACATTGATAGATTGCGTAGGGTAACAGGGTATTTAACAGGAGATTATAAGACAGCGTTTAACCTTGGCAAGCAAGCAGAGGTAGAGGATCGCTATAAGCACAGTCAAAAGATGAGAGGATATAAGACATAAAAAGGAGACAATAAATAATGAAACTCGCATTTGAAGAAAGATACTATCCAAGAGATCCAGTAGATCCCACAATTAAAGAATTAGAAGTAATTTATGAACCCGAGACAATTCAAGACGTTTATAACTATATAAGAAATCGTGCGTCTGTTAGATATTATAATGTTAATTTTGATAACAATATGGATGTTTTGGTAATTGATTATGGTTCACATTCTGGTTTCTTTTATCTTTGGGATCTTAATGAAGATCAGAAGAGAGAATTTTGTACACCCCGCGAATCATACATTGATGATGAAGAGGTAAACAAGAAAAGATTTGCGGCACAAGTATTATACAAGATAAAGCAGATGAACACAATACCTTATGATGTAGCAGTTGCGTTTAATAAAATACTTGGAGAGCAAAACTAACTCTCACAAAAAATGCCATAGTCGTAATTGACTATGGCATTAATTTATTTTATTCCAAAGAATAATTTTATCTTTATAATCAGTTTCTTCACAAAATTAAAAAAAGAGGATTCTACCTCTTTTCCATCTCCGTAGAATTTTTCCATATACTGCTGGAATTTCATTTCCATTGTGCTGTCTACTGCGGCATAGGCATTTTGCATCCAAGGGTATTCTTCGGGCAGCCAGCACGATCCTTTAACGCCGTAGTCTTCACCCCAAGAGTTCTTGACAAGCCACCACAATTTGCCGTTCTTGTCCGTTTTCCAGCCATACACCGCTAAAGCATGACCGCCATCACTTCTATAATCTTTGTTAGGATCATAATCAATATGTCCGTTTTTGTCAGGGGCATAGAAGCAATCATACACCTGAATACCAATAAGAACAGCACCAGTATTCATTATCGCCTGTTGTACCTCTTTACGGCTATTGCATTCATAATATGAATTAATAGCAAAGGGCTTAGCCTTTTTCATCCAAGAGATTTTGTTGGCATCAAATTTAATTTTAAGTGTACTTAATGTGCCGTAGTCAGGAAACTCTGCGAATAGAATAGATCCATTCTTGCCGTTTCTAAGTGGAGATTTAAGATACATTCCCTCCATAGCCTCTTCATCTGGTCTATTGCAATATGTAAAGGCGGGACTCAGTGGCTCAGTGAGTTCACTTTGCCCCACCTCTCTTTCCTGTAAAAAGCGGATAAAACTATAGGCACATGCTGCACACATCATTGTGCTACCTTGATCGTACGTAAACGGAGAATCCTTAGTCTGGTAGTTGTCAGGTATTCCTTTAGGAGATACCGCAAACACACTGTCTTTAAATTTCCAATCACGGCGGTCATAAGGATCGGCAAACGCACAATTGGTATGTCCGTACTGTTCCTTATAATTTATCATTTCTTAAGCGCCTTTCTAAGCCTTGCTTCAACGTCTACACTGGATGCTCCAACAGCCTCTGCATCCTTATTGCGTATTGCTTCAAGGATAATAAGCACAGCCTCCGTAATCAACTTAATAGCCTTCTCGCTAATGCCGTACTTAAGTACTTCAATTATTACCGCAATAATAGCGATAGTGATAGGAATCCAAGGAGTTACGATTCCAGCAGACTGTAAATTAACAAGCAGAGCACTGATTGCTCCGAGAATAATAAGAATATCTGCAATGTGATTCTTAAACCAGTCAATAATTTTCTTCATTTTTTTGTCCTCTCTTTTCTTTAAACAAAAACATAATATAAGTGCTAGTCATCCATCCAATAAAAAACATGGATAAATAGCCAAGAAGCACGAGACGAGGATCTCCTCGTTCCCAATTCCATTGATAGATTGCAAGCGGAAATAAAAATAGATCTACAATGTTGCCTATTGCAACAATTATATTTATTGCATTAACTAACTTGTCTAACATCGTTTCTTAAATCCTCTAGTTCTTTTTCGAATACCGCTTGATTTTGCTCTACCTTATACATCCTTTCAACAATAGAGTTGTGCTTCTTAACTTCATCTGTTAGGTTCTTTATGCGCTCATCTGTAAGAGCCATAGCCTTGCCAGTTTCGGCACTAAATCTATTAAATGTTTCCCTTTGTTCATCTCTGATCTTTTGCATCTGTGATATGTTGTTGATAATGCTAACAATAACAGACGCGGTGGCAGCAATAAGCGCCGTGATAATACTTGTCATAGATAGTTCCATGAATGTCATTACCTCCTTTCTCCGAGACTTTTTTATTATAAAGGCTGGGCAATCTAACCCAGCCTCCATTTATATTTTCTTGTACATCCCAACGATCTCGTCAGGAGTGATATTCATGTCTACATCACGCAGCATATTCACAGCATCTTCGTGCCTTAAAGCATCAAGTTCACTCTTCTTTTCACAATACGTTTCAACAAAACTCTTAATCATATAACCAAGCGCTGTACCGATGATGACAGTACAAACATTGGTAGATAGTGATTCAAGTGTTTGTGTCATGCCGCTAGTGAAAAATTGAATTGTGGCAAGTACATAACTCCATGTAATCCATACTATCGCACAAATGGTAATGGTAGTTACAAAAGATTTTGTATATTGTTTAAATGTTTGTGTTTTGCGTTTCTTCATAACAGCCCCCTTAACTTATTGCCCACGTAGGTATAGGACGAGGCACATTATAAAATGCATTTGTTCTTGAAACCGAGGTCATACTCTTAACGTTCTTCCAAGTCTCCAAAGTATCCGCATCCGATACTGAAATACAATTGTAGAACATTCTTTCCATATTACCCAATCCACTAATCCTCCAATTTCTAAGTGGAGCAACAGAAGTCAATGCCGTACATCCATAGAACATTTCACTCATATTATAGACATTTGCAACATACCATATTGTAATTGCAGTTATGTCAGTGAGAGAAGTACATCCTTTAAACAATCCCGACATAGTTGTTGATTGTCCTATGTTAAATCCCGTTAGTCCAGTAAGATCCGTAATGGATGAACATCCAGTAAACGCACCATTTATCGCTGTCAATTGTGCCGTAGTCCAATTTCGTAATGGAGCAAATGATGTAATGCTACTACAATTTGCAAATAACCATGCCACATTTGTAACCTGATAAGGATTCCATCCCGATATTGCATCTATATCTGACAACGCTGTACACCCATAAAATACCGAATTAAGACTAGTCATATTAGATATATCTAAGTTCTCCAAACCATCTAGAGAAACAAGAGATGAACAACCATTAAACATTCCATCAATATTATATGTCGAAGAATCAAATGTAGCAGAAGATAACGCCGATATATCTCTTAACGAAGTACATCCCGAACACATACTAGAAGATAATATTAATGTACAATCTTGTAAACCATTAAGAGATGTCAAAGATGTACAATAACCAAAGTTAGCCGATGATAATTTTAAACCTGATAAACCATTTAATGACGTAAGAGATGAACAACTATATAGATTCACATTAATCCAATCATCGGTTCTTTCTTTATTATTTAAAACGCTTATATCTGTAAGATGTGTACAACTTGCAAAAGAGAAATTACTACATTTACTCAGATCCCAATTTGACATAAATGATAAACTAGTCATATTACAACTATATAATGAAATGCTTACAAATTGAACATCCCAATTTGCAATAGGAGAAAAATCTGTAATTGGAGTTCCTGAGAACGCCCCGTATAAACTTATGTTATCAGAGTAATAATTGGTTCTCCATATTAATCTCGACAATCCATTTATGTTTGTTAACGAAGCACAATTTTCAAATAAACTGTCAATGTTAATAACATTTAAACCTTCATCAGGAATAAAGTCAGCATTGCGAACGCCAGTACCCTTAAGCATTCCACTTAAGGATAAATAATTGCGAGTCCACTCACCAGTATTATTAGGCATTATCATGAATTTGTGGAAATTATCTTTTAATCTGGATACGTTTACAAGATTACTACAACCATTAAATAAACCTGAAAAATAAATAATAGAGTTGTTTGAGTTACTGCTAGTAAAGTTCAAATTCAGTTCTGAAATATCATTCAAATACGTACAATCTTTAAAGGTATCACTTGATCCACTCGTTATGGATATTCTAGGAACTCTATTAATATGCGTCTTTGAAAATGTTCTATAATAATTATAACTACTATATCTTGTTTGAATATATCCATATTGATATTCCCGATATGAATAACTAGTATCTACAGTCCATTTATTTACCACTGACACGTCTGATAAATTAGTACAATTATAAAACATAGAATCTGGATTAAATGGAGCAGAACAAATAATTAATTCTGATATATCAGTTAACATTGAACTGCTATTTAAATTAAGTTGTCTTATCTGAAAAGGTACTCCAGAAACTTTTGTGGCTTGATAAGAAGGATTACTATTTATTGTTATATACTCTGATATATCATTTTTAATTCTTGCAAGAGGATATATAAATAAATATTTGTCAGGATATAAACGACATTCCACATCATTGGTAACATTATAATTGTAATATCGATTAGTATTGTCCCAGAAGTTTTTATATACTGTGCCAACAATACTATATGAATTACCGTGATCAACTACTGTCACCTTTTGTTTGTAATCATAACCATAAACATTTATCTTTAAATAATGATCTCCTACCTCATCAAACACATATCCTTCTTCTACAGGTTCATCATCCAAATAAATGGTATCATAATTATTGTCAAATTGATTTATAGTTAACGCTGAACCAAGAGGTACGTGTGTATGACAGAAGAATATTGCTGTTCCAGAAGGAGATACCCATTCATCAGAATCATCATTAAGTATTGCTTGTTCAAAATCCGCGTGGGTTTGTCCGTAATGCACTACCACTCCCTCGGGTTCTCTATTCCATCCAAGTGCGGTATAGTTTAACGCATCCGTATAAACATCTCCAGACATATACGTGCTCATTGTCCTATTTCCATCCAATACAAAAGTAGAAGGAATCCATGATATTTTTGAATACCTAATAATATATTCAGATAAGATGCTCCATTGCTCACTTGTGTAGGAAACATTGGTTGTATCTACAGACGAATAATCAACATACTTAGCCTTTCCAGTTGCATAATACGCATTCTCATCTGTTCCAGTACATATTTTATTAGGCATATTAATACGTGTTGCGGTTAACCCGTTAAAAAAGACATTTGAATTATTACATTGAAGAGTTTTACCGCTCATGTCTAATAATTCCACAGATGTTTGATGAAATGGTCTTATAGAAGCATCTTCATATATCATATCTGGAAGTATCAATGTATTTATATGTGCATCATAAAACATTGAAGTGTCACTTATTGATGTGTGAATATTTGTAAAATGAAAACTAGATAGATCTAAAGTTCCATTACAAATAAAGTGTGAAAACATATATCGAGCATCATATCCATTAGGGAAGACGTTGCTATTAGAAAATATAATATTATCTATATTTGCACCATAAAACAAGCCTTCTCCGTAACCCGCCTGTGTACCAACTCCTACGCCTAAATCCCAAGTAGATATATCAAGAGTGTTAGTGTGTAAAGAATTGAATAAACCATCCTTTGTTTCGATAGAAGAAAAATCAAATCCACTTAAATCCAATGAATCAATGGTAACACCACAAAACATTTCATTAATATTTAAAACGTTTGAGACATCTATCGAATTAGGAAAGTCTAACGAATCTAGAGTTAACCCGTAAAACATCTCTTCCATATTTTCAACACTGCTAAAATCAAAATTAGAAATATCTAAATCTTCTATGGTGGAATTCTTAAACATCTCTCTCATATTGACAACGTTAGAAGTGTCAAATGAAGATACGTCTATTGTGTCATAAGTAGTATCTTTAAACATTCCACCCATATCCTCAACGCTAGATGTGTTGAAGTTGGTAAGATCAAGATTTGTTCCAGATGTTCCTTTAAACATACAGCACATGTCTTCAACATTTCTAGTGTCGAAATTAGATACATCTAATGATGCCGTAACATTTTCGAATAAGGAACTCATATCTGTTACACTTGATGTGTCAAAAGAATTTATGTCTAAATCCTCTACTAAACTATTAGCAAACATGTTCTTCATAGTTACAACACTTGAGGTGTCGAAAGACGATAAATCCAATTCTGTAGCCTTACTATTATTAAACATGAAACTCATATCGGTAACAAGTTCGGTATTAAAGTTTGTTAAACCCAATATTGTTTCAGATATACAACCATCGAACATAGAACGCATAGTGGTTACATGTGAAGTATTAAAATTTCTTATATCCAATGTTTCAGGGAGAGAATAATTCTCTCCCGAAAACATATTACTCATATCAATGCAGTTATCAGTACGGATATAAGGAATTAATTTATGCCTCCATGTTAAATGGTCGTAGCCTTCTAATGTTAATTTATTTGTTCCCGAACGAGGGGGTAAAAAGACTTGCCCCATTTAATCACCTCCTACTGCGTTCAAAAAATCATCATGTGTTGTGTTAAGATGAATCCTATAACCATATGGCTCTGACTCAGAATATATATGAGGGAATCTCCATCCCTGTTCTTCTATGCTTGAAGCATTAGTGTAAACGTCTATTATTACATTTTCACCATACCCAAATGAATCATTTGGATAAGATGTTGGCTGATAAAGAGTATTAGGTAGGTAAATAATATGATTCAAGGTAGAAGATGTGTAATTACTATATGCACTTAATACATAAAAGTTACCTACTTGTAAATCAGGACTTACTTTCCATCCATCCAAATCAACGTAAGAATTTTCGTATCCATCTAAACTTATTCCATATAAGTATGTTAAATTTGATAAATCCCAATTTCTTAAATCGAAATAGCCATGTGAAGAACTTACAATTGAATTAATATACGTTACATTTTCAGTGTTCCAATTACTTAAATTATAATTTCCACTACTAGAATTTATTAAATATTCCATTCGAACCAAAGACTCAGTGTTCCAATCAGACACATCAAACGTTCCGTCTAAATAATAAAACAGATTATACATACGTGTAATTCCTCTAACGTCTAATTTGTCTAAATTATTTACAACAATATCATAAGGTTCACTTCTTTGCGTCTGTTCATTCCATCTAGTAGTACCATATAAAAAGTAATAGAGTTCTCCAGTAAATTTAATTCCTGTATTAGGCAGCGTTATTTCTCTTGGAGTTCCGTAACACATAAAATAAGAAGAGGACGTAACAGTTCCATCAATCACTAATCCTCCCATATCTATCTCACTAGTATGAGGCATATAATAAAGCATACTTCCTAAATCACCATGATCACCTATATGCAGAATTGAATCCTCTATGGTAATGGTTGTATTTTCTTTACAGTACCCGAAGTATCTTAAACCAGTGGCATAAATTTCACTATTATCCAACAAAAATGTACTACCTTCTTTATCGCCATAAAATAAATAACCCAAACTAGAATTGTTAAATGGAAATACGAGTTCAAAAATATAATTATCAGCCTTTGCCCCATAAGTTATATACCATGTATAATAACTAGTAACGTCATTAGGAAGTCTGGTGCTTAAATGAATCTCAGGTGTTTCACATCTCTGGAATACCCAATCATTACTTGTCATTTCTGAGAAATCTAATACAGAAAAATCAGTTGCTCCTAAAACACAATCCGAGAACATACTATAACACCCATTAATTTTTACACTCTCGAAGCCAGAAAGGTCTAATCCATTAGGTTCATTTCTATATTGAAACATATAGGCTGCATTTAATCCATTAGATACAAAAGTAGATCCAGTCAATATCAAATGAGATTGTTTATTATAATCATAAAACATTTCATACGCATTAGTTAATGATGGAAATCTACAATTAGATAAGTTGATGGTTAAAATATTAGAGCCTCCAGTTCGAACATTGCAAAACATATAAGACGCATCTTGCAATGACGCAAAATTAATACCCGACAAATCAATGGATGCTAGAGAAGCACTGCTAAACATGTTCGAAGCATTAGTTACCTTGGAATAGTCTAACGTTTTTAATCCAAGCAAAACTGGAATATTTGCATAATAAAACATATTACTCATATCTGTTATATTAGACGTATCTAATCCAGTTAAATCCACAGCGGCAATTTCTGAATTACTAAACATACCGCTAAGACTTGTTAGCCTTGAGGTGTCAAGTGTTCTTAATTGGATTCCATTTCTTACTACCGCACCATTAAACATATTGGCGGGCAGACTATAAAACTTAGCATTGGTAAAATCTATCGAATCAAATGTTCCGCTGAAAATATTTTCGGCACTTACTTCTTCACCTATTGTTAATCCAGCAAGGTGTAATGTGCCGCAATTAACTCCTTCAAACATATGATCCATATTAGTAACTTCGCTACTATCCATAGCGCCTAAGTCAATATCATACGCCTTGGAATCTCTGAACAAATAACTCCAATCATCTGCATCGTCCATAGTAGAAAAGTCAATATTCTTTATAAAAACATCTTCCCATCTATTTCCGTATTGTCCTATGTCTATACCGAATTTAGGAATAATACTATGTCTATGGACTTCTTGACACATAAAAACATTGCCCATATTAATACACTTTCATAATGACGACAGTGACAGTCATTTCGGGTTTAAGTTCCAAAGCATACCAAGTGATGCTATTGTTGCCCGTAATACCATAATCAAGTCTACTTGTCGCCTGTGCTATCAATACGTTATCCTCTGGCGTATTAGAGGGAACATATCCAAGACACATAATTTTATCTGATGCACTAATTCCACTAACAGTTACAGTGTTAGAGAATGGTGCAACATCCGACCATCCACTCACGGGGATAGTCACATTTTGTGTTGCGAAATTAGCAAGAATTCCCGTTAGAGTTCCATCAGCGTAAGCAGAGATGTCCGTATCTCCAATTGTATCTTCAGCCTCTGTTAATCTTTCGTCCAATTCTACAATTGCTCCAGTAGGAGTTCCATCTCCTATATTAGATATATCGTTTCCGCCGATAATTTGATTTGTAAAATTCTCAACGGTTATATTTCTTGTTCCGAATTGGGAGGAATCAAGAGTGATTTCCTCGTTAGGATCTGCCTCAGGGACATTGGTATGATCATCCAATCTTCTTGTATTCATATCAACTGGCATTTAAAATTCCTCCTTTCTATTATTGGAGGAGTCACTCGGACTCCTCCTGTGTATCACCATCTATAATTGGCAACCCTTCGCCGCCCTTATCAATAATTTTTTGAGCGGGAGTATTAAGTTCAGCGTAGTACGCCTTCTCGGTTTTCCATTGCAATTCATTTACAATGAGATAGAGTGTACTAATAGGAAGTCCAGAATTATTAATATCCTGTACTAATTGCTGTCTTAACATTTCAGTTGCGATATTGATATTTACTTTATTTTCCATATATTCTTTTTATTCCTTTCTCTTATACATCATTATTACCCAAGAAGAAGATAGTTTTGGTGTGACCAACAAAGCCTTGTTGATTTGCGCCGCCACCACCCCAACTAGCACCAGCAGAAAACTTCCAGTCTCCACTTGCACTGTTATAAGAGCCTTCTGTAGAGAATCTTTGTAACCAAGTAACTGTTCTAGATGTCCATGTAACACTGTGTCCGCTTATTGTTGCTCCAGTAACATCTATCTGGCTAACCTTAATTTTACCATTAACATCAAGATTACCCGCAATAGTTGCGTTCTGAGCATTAACGGAATCGTTAACAACAATATTTCCAGCAGTGAGATCTGCAATAGACGCTTTCTCAGCGGTTAAGTTACCTATCTCACCATAAGCAGCCGTAAGTTGTCCTGTAAGGGTAAGGTTCATTTGGTTCAAATCCGTTATTGTTGCATAACCCGTTATTGTTACATTTTCAAATGTACCACCCGTAGCATGAATATTTGAGAATGTAGCAGAACCATTATTGTAAATAGCCCACTTGACATTGTTATCGATTGAACAATATATATCTCCAGTTTGGCTCAATCTAACATTCCCGTTTGTACCCGATAGATATCCATCATTAATATTCCAACCACCAATAGTTCCACTTTTAGCCGTAAGGTTTCCGCTTAAATCAACTTGGAACGTTCCGTTACCATTATTAATTGCACCATTAATAGTAGCGCCAGTACAATACATCTTACCATCGGATTCAACTCTGAAATTTCCATTAGTACTATTGAATGTAGATCCAGAGATTTGGCTACCAGAAATTGTTCCACCAGACGATACACCATTATACAGCGTAATATCTCTGGCTGTTACTGAACCTTCAGCAGATACAACGAATGTACCATTACCATTATTGATAGTAGTACCCGTAATGTTGCTTGCAGTAACAGTGCCGTTATTTAAAGTAAGATTAGTTCCATCAAAGGTTAACTTGTTACCACCGAATTTAAATGTTCCATTGTTTAAATTTATATGCGTTCCTACGTTGCCAGTCTCGGAATAGTTCTCAGAATAAATATCACCGCCGATAATACTAGAACCACTAATGTGTCCAGCCTGTACAAACTCCGCTGTAAGACCATATTTCGTATCGGTTTTATATTCATCGTCATCAGGATCATAATATACAAAGTCGTGCTTACCCAAAGCAGCCTTAGCCGTCTGCCAATTATCATCAGAGAACACTAAAATATTATGTGTGATTCTTAATTGCTCAGGACTATACGACTGAGTATCGGGGTCATAACTCTTTGCATATATACCGAATTTACCAAACGTAACTTCTTCGTCCACATTATTCTTCACGTTTGTGAGAGCCGACAATAATCCCGTCTTTGTAAATTCATCCAGATTATTATTAGCATCTTCACCAGCCGAAGCCTTATTTGTGGTAGCACCATAAGAGGTAGCCATACTCTTTGCAGACTTTAATATGGATTCTACGTCCGTCATAATATCACCGATCTTGGTGACATTAGAAAACTCAACATCAACAGTTCCAATGTTACTAAAGTCTAATGAATACGATAGTATTCTCAATCTAAATATCTGATTATCCGCTTCTACTCTTATCCAGTTTCCAAGCACAAATTTATCTTTAATGTGTTCATAGTTTTCAGCCGATATCAAATTGAATAAGTTACACTTAATAGTATATTGAGGAGTGCTTGCCTTTAATAATTCTTCATTTGCCGCCTCTAAGAACTCTTTAGCGTTGGCAAATATTTCGGCATTGTCCAAACCATTAGAAATATAATTAGAGTTAGAATAAGTTTCTTCTCTCCTATATGCACAATAAATTTTATAATAATATTCGCCTATATATTTCTCAAGATTTAAGATATCCTGTATCTCTCTCTTTCTTGCTTCTAATGAATTAGGAAGTACAGATCCGTCGTCCATTATACCGATCATATTCTTCCAATAGTCAACATTGGCAGTGGCATAAGGCTCTCCATATCCATCATTAAACATACAAGGACTTCCGTCTATTTCAAGACCAGATTGCCTACGAGGAATTTCTCTTTCTACAGCAAGTAACTTCTCGTGATATGGTACATAAATGTCATCGTAAAATTCATCCACTACATCACTTCCTGTGGTGTGCGAACCATGTCCTTCTTGTACCAATATATTTAAGCAGTTGGATATTGCATCCCTAAAAGATATAAGTCTATTTACACAATAATAAGTAAGCGCATTAGTAAAATCATTCAGGTTTGTTATCTTGAGTACTTCATAAATACTACCTTCTTTGTCATCATATCTAACGATATTCTTTGCTATCTTCTGGTCGAGATATACTTCGTAGTCGTCAGAGATTAAAATAGTTATTCTTTGGCTATACGCTGTATCATCATTATCAGAATAACTAGTTACTAAAAATCTTCCAGACCAATATCCATAGTTATGATTATTGGCGTCAAGTCCCGCGTATGTAAATGTTGCGGGGCTATCCTTCATATCAACTTCTACCTTGACATAGCCCGTCTTAACAAAGACCTTTGCTAACTGAACCAATGCATTATTAACAGACGCAACAGACGTACCACTTCCCACTCTGGCAAGAGCGGCGGGCGATAAATTATTTACAGTAAGTTTAGCCGCTTCTGTTGCCGCAGTAATAGTTTGCTGAGGCTCTGAAGGCATAAGCCCAGACCTATACTTCAACATGTTGTCAATTGCGTTGTAATAATTTTCCATTAAAGTTGCATATTCATCTTTATAGGAATCATACAATAAATTATATTTCCTAAGTTTATTGACCAACATATTAGGCATATCGTCTATGTCGAGTTCACTGAATTTATTTATATAAGCAGATCCGTTTGGATTAAGAGCAACTATAGCGGCAGTCATATTATCATCTCCGCCCTCTAGTTTAAAAGTGTTCTTAATCGAATCGGTGTCTATTGTTAATTGTATCTCGTCAGTAAGATTATCTTTCTTAACTATTACAGTAGTATCTTCTCCAAAATAATCAAGGTCATGACTTCCACAATCCTCACACACAAGCCTTTTGTATGCGGTTATTTTATCATCACCAACTAATCCTTCATTATCTGAATTGATTAAGATGTTAGAATCCGAATCATTTAACAATGCGTAATCATCGTAATAACCATACTCATAATGAGGTTGCTGTCTCTTTTGGCATTCATTACATACCACCAATAAATCATAAACGTTAATAATCTTATTGACGTTATCTATAACAAATATTACATTAAACGCTTCTGCTACATCCTTAGAAAGAAATTCCCACACACTCTTATCATTTACTGAGAATGTTCTTTGCATTGCCGCCACACTAACAGGAACATGACCAATGGTGTACTGAGGAATCTTATAAAGAACCCTATCTAAGAGTGATCCCTTTGGATCATCTCTATCATAAAAGATAGTTCTATGGTAGCCAGCATCATTTAATATATCCGCTGGAGTGTTTATCTCTAATCCATATAATTGAGTTTGAGACAATTCTGCAATACCAGCGCTAACACCTACGATACTTTTCTTTTTCTGTTCAGAATCATAGTCGGTAATAGTGATCTCTAGAAAGTCATCTATCTCTGGTATATATATAAGTTTAAAATCAACTATATCATCCCAGAGTTTTTCTACCTCATCATCCAATGTGTAATACACATCGAAAGAAACTTCGTTCCCATTTACCATTTCTCCTTTTAAATGAATAGAAGAAAAGTCTACGTTCTGAATTGTTCCAATTTTATTATGATCTCTATTACATAGAATTATTTTAAAAGTATCAAATAGGGTTTTTATAGGCTTAAATGTTGTATTGGTATTAGCCATAAATTCCCTCCCATCTTTATATTAATCCGAATTTACTTATAGGGCTATATGTTATACTAATAGTAGCCTGAGGAAAATTCAGAGTAAAAATATTCGTCCTATTATCAGTACCATCAGAACTCATTTTATTCCAAACCTTAGGAAATACATAGTTAAAGTCGTCATATAAATTAGGATGTGGCATAGAAGTTGTAATAGTACCAAACTCTCCGTTTAAAGTAACAACTTCTCCAGCCTTACAATTCCCTACAATTGTTCTGTAACCACTGTCTCTGCTATTTGTAAGAATAAGATGTCCATCCTCACTGGCAGTTAAACTACATGTGGGGAATATAAATCCCTGTTCATCAG